ATATGAAAAGTCAACATCTAGTTATAGGATATCCCTATAACAACGGAGATTATATATCATTTTTCAATGTCTTAAATTGCTTGATTTTACTAGGTTTCTGGCGTATCTTTTGACTCCTCTTGTACTCATCTGACTCCTCTTTGACTCCTTTTTTATATTAGTTCATATCTAATAATATCTGCTCCTTTGTTATGTGTTGCTTCGGATATGCAGCATTCAATTTGTCATTTTGTGATTCAATATGATCTTGTAATAGATGAACATAAATCTGCTCAGTGATCGTTACATTTGCATGACCAAGATATCTTGAAATGACCACCATAGGGATACCTGCTTCGAAACATCTTGTTGCAAAAGTATGTCTTAATCGATGAACGGACACTGGTAAAAGATAATCTTTTTCGTCTAACTGAAAATTAATTTGTTCTCTTGCACTTGCTAAAGTTGCATTCAATGTTTGATTAGGCATTGGAGTATTATAAGGTGTTACAAATAACAAATTTTTAAATTCTCGTGCCACATGACGATCCGCATATATGGATTTCTCAACACGATTCTTTAATATAATTTGTTGTTGAAATGCCTCACAGGCAATATCATTTAGAGGAATTTTTCTTACACTCGCAGGGGTTTTGGTGTCTCCAATGTAATATTGATATTTACCATCAATTTTATTTTTCTTTAATGATTTTGTAATCTGTACTGTCCTAGATTTCATATCAAAATCGTCAATTGTAAGAGCACCAACTTCTCCATATCTTAATCCAGTCGTTAGAAGAAAGACATATAAATTATAATAAAAATGTCCATTCAAATAATTAAACAACATTTGCTGTTGCTTAATGGTTAACGCCAATACCTCTTCTGAAAAAAGTGTCTGTTTTTTCTTCTTGACTTTAATTTCTGTCATTGGATTATATGGAATACAATGAGCCTCTTTACATTTCTGCAAAACCTGATAAATAATATTCTTTGCGTTATCAATCGTTTTATCGCTATATTTTTTCTTTAAATCTTGAAAAAATGACTCTAATGTAAATTCTGCCATATCCGTTACTTTAATATTTTTTAAGCTAGGTGCTATACAATTGTTATAAATCCATTCATATTGTTCTTGACTATTAAGAGCCAAATCAACGAATGCCATACTCTTCCAACGATAGTACCAAATCTCAAATGTATCTGTGCAATTTTTTGAATTGATTTTTAGATCATCTTTTGCCTTTTCTTCTCTTAACCATTGTTTCACTTCTTTCAGATTCTTACTCTTTGTTTCAACACGTTCCCCATACCTATTTGTAAATCTTGCTTGGTAGCGCCCATCCTTACGTTGAGACAAATATACACCAAGCTCTCTTCCTTTTAAATCTTTTCCCATGATCATACATCCTTTCTTTGTATAATCGGAAAAGAATCTAAAATATATAGTACAACTACACTATAGCACATTTAGATTCTAATTCCTATCAATTGCATAAGTATCTTCCAGATATTTCTCAAATGCTTTTCTTTTTATTAATCTCTTTTTGGTTCCGACATATAATTTAAACTCGCATTTTGGGTCATCCAGCATCTGATAAATTGTATTGATACCGATACTGCTGTAAGCCGACGCTTCTTCTGGTGTAATTGTAATCTTCTCCCATATTGGTACTATATGTTTGTTTATAATAATTCCTCCTTGCAACAAGAGAGAGAATCTAATAATAGAAGCTCTCTCTGTATATTATTTATTAATCATCAAATAAGGATTTTAAGATATTTTCTTGAATCCTTGAATATGTTCTACAAAGTCTTTAAAATATGGTACATTGTCTAACATCCACTGGCAGAAGATTCTCCAATCCTTTACTGGATGTGTCTTTCGTGAAAAATACATATTTAAAAGCACTTCGTAAGTAAGAGAAAGATTTGCTGTGATATTATATCCCATAGGTAGCATTTCAAGAATTGCATTCCAAATATTTTTATCCTTCGTTGCATTGTACTCATCTTTAAGTTCATTTAGTAACTGAATAGTATTTTCTGTATGTTGTTTAACTTTGTAGCCAAGCATATTTTCAACGTCTGAAATATTACTTTCATCATGGCTTGATAATGAGAATTCCTCAATTACAACATCAATACCTTCATGAGAAAAACTGTCTAAGTCAAATTCTTTTTTATGAATTGTGTGCATCTTAGAGCAACTGCATCTTGTTGTTCCAACTTTATATGTATCTGCTTGCGCCCACCATGTGTGATGAGATGTAATTCGTAATCCAACTGGCAGTGATCGTAAAGCCTTTCTATGATCCTTACCTGCTCTTGCAAGTCTTTTAAATAAACCTAAATCTTTTTCGCCCATACAAAAACATGGATGCCAGATTTCTACGTTTCTTTCTTTATCATATTCTGTTGTATGTCCGATGTAGCTGTCGCTTAAGTGCCAACTATCGTATGCGTTTCTAGCTCCTTCAATAGCAAACATCCACTGCTCTGGACTTGGAAATACTGGGTGTTCAATTTTAATCATATATAAATTCCTCCTATTTTAAATATGAAGAGAATACTAATTTCTCTTTATCTTTATCATCAACTGTTACATATCTGTGGACATTAGGAGGATGCCCTGACCAACTGATGTAGATTTTATAGTAATATCTCGTACAATCAACATATTTACGTGTCACAATACAGACATATCCTTTATCCATGAAGTCTTCTAATACTGCAATACAAGAATCAAGTGACTTGTCAGTATCGCAAGACATTGATTGTGTCTTACGGTATGTTTCTGTTCTACCATTCATCTGTGCAGTTTCCCATATATCATTTACTAAGTCGTCATATAAGTCATCAAATATTTTACTTAATTGTGCATTGGACTGCTGCTGTGAATACTCTTTCATATCCACAGCATTGATCAGTCCTTTTGTTTGTGCAAAATAATTCATTTATTTACCTGTACTTCCAATTCCGCCAGTTCTTTCCTCAGTAACTTCTTCCCTATCAGCAACCCCATAGAGAGTAAATACACCTTGGCAAAACGCTTCTCCTTTTTTAATTTTTAATGTATTTGGACTACAATTCTTAATTTTTACAAAGATATGACCTTCGTTATCCGCAAAATAATAATCTTCATCAATAACGCCCGTTCCATTGCCAATCCATGCATCAGCTTTAATGCCAAGACTACTTCTGATAAAAATAAACAATGTCCATCCTCTGAGGATCTTACATCTCATTCCTGTTGGAATGATGATTGCATCTCCTGATCTTACAACAAAATCCGCTGGTGCAATAAAGTCGTGTCCTGCTGATCCCTTTGTCGCTCTAGCAGGATATTTCAAACTACCATAAATTGATTCTTCTGGATATTTGTGAAATTTCTCCTCCCAGTCCTGTATGAATTGGTCAAACGATACTTTCTCAAACTCTGCAACTTTCATTAATCCGCTTTCTGTTAATAATCCCATATATGTATTTCCTTTCCATTTTCTTTGTGCAACTTTCACAAAATTTCGTGTTTTATAATTAAGTCTATTTATTTTGACTTCTATATAATCTTTCAACTGATTTAATCTACTTTGCTTTCCATAAGCCACATATATTTTAGTTCTCATTACTGTTCACTAAGCATAAGAGGTAATCCAACTTCGTTATAATAAGAATCCTCAAAAGTCATTTCTGGTTCGTCTTTGTACTGTTCTTTTAATTTTTCAACCAACAGATCTTTCTGTTTTTTCACTTCATCTTCAGTACCATGCACAATTAAAGTCACATTGCCGTCATATACACCGTCATTAAATGTTTCAACTTCAATCATGTATAACTGACGATCTGTGTTAAGACTTGACTTTTTAGCAGCCAGATACAGATAATCTTTTGGCAATTTATATTTCTTGAGCAGCTTGTCAACATCTTTAATAAAATCAAGTTTGTGTTTTTCTTTTTTAATCTGCTTCTGTAAGTCTGTGTTTTCTACGTTTCTTTTATCGTTTTCGGTCATCATTACATTATTTGTATTCATAGTAAATTCTCCTTGCGTAGTTCATTTTCTGTGTATCGGCAATATTCATCCCATAATCCTTTAGCATGAATATAATTTTTGCCTTTCAATCCCATTTTCTTCTGTTCAGCTTTCAAGTCTTGGAATGTAAACTTGCGTGAGCATATCTTTTCTTTTAAGAATCTAGTTGCAATCCGCCCTACCTTATACATCTCCTCACGCTTCAAATTTTCAGTTAATTTCTTGTAGGTACTCAATTCATCATCTGGAATTTTATAAGGTGTTTTTGGCAAGTTTTTCGGTGAAAAAGGTGAGATATATTTGTAAGTTCCATCATCACGGATTCTACTCTTCTGTGCCTTCAGCAACTCAGCAACAGTATCCAGATGTTTCACATCAAATCTAAACAACACTTCTTTATCAGTTTCTTCTATATAATATGGAATATCTTCGTCTATCTCTCGAATTGCCTTTATAACGTTATGTCCTCTCATCAGTGAAGGGATATAAGCTACAAGGGTATATTCGCCTCTATGCTTGCCTTTTCCGTAGTAATATATCTGATTACCAAATGAGCATTTTATGTACAAATCATCAAAGCTAGGATCTATTAATCCTGCATCAGTTCTAGGAAAATCATTAGTATCCATGTTATATGCTGCTACAACACGATACTTTCCAAAATATTCTTTACGCTGTAAGAAATTAGCCGTAGTAATTCACTCCTTATTTAGTTGATTTTGATTTAGTTGTCTTAGGTGTAATACCTGTTGGCGGTGCATCATTTGTATTTTTGTATACATCACGCACCATCTTCTGAATTGTTCGCAGACTCAAGCCATATGAGAGCTGTAACTCAATAACCGCTTTGGAAAGTTCTTCCATTACTCTTCGTCCTCCTCGCCTGTAATAATGTCATCATTATCTTCATCAGACTTATCGTCTAATTCATCGATCTCATCATCAATTTCTTCTCGTTCCTGTTCGAGAAATTCAATCTTTTCTTCATTGTCATCAATTAATTCCTGGAGTCTAGCAATATCAAGTTTGCGAATAAGGAATCCGCCTGCTACCATAGCACCAAGAAATGTGCCAATGGCAACAGTTCCAAAATTGCAAAGCATAAACTGCCATAAGTGTAATTTAATCATCTGTATCCTCCTCTTCATCTGGATAATTTTGTAGTTCAAACTCTTCCTCTAACTCAAACTGCTCAGAATCGTAATAGCAAGGGTCGTTCAACTGAGCGTCTGGGTTAGGTGGGTTATATTTAGGATTCATCGTCACGTCCTCGATTTTCAAGGATCTCTGTGCGAATATCTCTGTCTTTTCTTTTTGATGCCACTAAATCAGCAATATGCATATCCCATAAGTTATGATATTTTTTTGATCCAAAGCGTTTTGCCCATTTTGTTTCTGTTTTAGTATTGTTAGGTTTCCACTGGAACGGTAACATGTGGTAATTTATATAGAAAGCAATGTCTCCAATTTCGCTGTTTCTAAACAAAGTATTTTGATTTGCAAGTTCATAAACCAACATCATATACGCTCCAATATTTTCATGCCCATAGTAATGAGCAACGCCATTTTCATCAAATGTCTGAGTATATAATTTGCCCATATCGTGATATTTTGCAGCCATTGACACTGGATAATCGTTATGAATCTTTTTTGAAAAATCGTAAGCATCTGTCATATGTTTACCAAGTGATTCTAAGTGATACGGATTCTTCTGGTCGAAGTCGTTATATACTTCTGGAACCCATGTACTTTCAATCTCAGCAATATATCCTTGTTTATCTTCAATGTGGTCAATAAATTCAATCTTATCCCATCCTTCTTCACGGAATGGAATCTGGAATTTTCTCACCTGTTTATCAATTACATATTCTGAGACTGGATGCTCCCTTAAACTGTCATCTAGTTTACATTCGCCAATTGGCTTTACAATAACCACACAAACTGTCTCACAATCAATGTCCTTAATAACATTTAGAATGGCTCTTCTGGATTTCATAGTAAGGTTCGTTGCTTCTGCAAATACGTCCATACCATTTTTTAGGTTGCCTCGAATTAAATTATGAAATTTCTGAAATACAGCACCATTCATAGACTGATCTTCAACAGAGCCACAAATTTCTTTTCTTAAATTGTCAGTAGACAAAATTACCGACTTACCCTCTTCTCTAATGTCTTCTTTGATCCATGTTATATTTTCTATGTATTGTGATTTACCAGATGCTGATAAACCACACAATAATGTAAGTCTTGGTTTTCTTTTGCTCATAATTCTCCTTTAATCTAATCATGGATATCAATTACTGTCATAAATCCATTCATGTTATCTTCCAATGCTTTCGCATATTTATCATCAAAATTTTTATCTTCTATAAACGAATTGCCATTCCAACTGCTTCTTGCTACCGCAGAACCATCTGGTAGGATATAGATATAGCATCCAAGATCATCTAAATTTAAAACATCTTTCAGTTTTGCTCCATCAACTCTAATGTATCCGTCAGAAATTCCTAAACTTGAAAACCAATCTTCTTCACTGTACATAAAGCTTGGTGTTATATGTTTCTGTAAAGTAGACAATAAACTACACCAGAATAATCTGCCATTTCTCGGATTGTGTTCACACCACATCCAATTATATGTATTGTCATTTTCATCAACTTTTAATTTTAGTTGGGCTTTATATCTGCCACCAATCTGATACCAGTCCCATGTAAACGGAAGATGTTCTACTTCCTCATATGGCATATCTTCTGGTATATTCTCCCAAAATTCAACGCCATTATATGGCTGCAAAATTTCTGCAATTTGGTTTTCGGTTGGTAGTTCTTTTGTCAATAAATGCACACAATAATGCAATCTTGTATCTCCTTTTCTTATTTCAAAGTCAAATTTTATTTCTTATATTCAAGTGTCATTTTGTGATATTCACTAAAACAAATTGTTTGATATCTTAATGTTCCAATCATACTGATGTACGACCCTTCATATGGTTTAGTTACGGTTTGTTCCATGTCAACCCTATTGTGACCTGCATTTGAAAGAAAAGTATTGAGTAAACCATTTCTTTTAGCGCACTTGTTGCACAAACACAAATGTTTGATTGTGACATCATCTGGATTTTCTGGAGTATATCTACTTGTATATTTGTTTGGTTGGGCAAAAGGCAACACGACATCATAATGCTCACTAGGGCATTCAACCCCACAAAAGTCGCAATAGTATTCTTCAATGGTTTTTGTTGTCTTCACATTTTCTCCTTTCTGTGCTATAATAAATTTGCACATAAATCAACTTAGTTAGTTTGGAAACAGTGTAATTTTGTATACGAGATACCACTTCTTAATTGATGTGGTATCTTTTTTTGTACACAAAACATTTATTTTATGATCAGATTCATCGAATCTTAATTTGGCGCCACATCCATTACACTTCACTTTGCGTTTAGTTCCATCTTTCAAAATCTTAATCATCTTTCTCTACCTCGACTTCGATTGGATATTTGCACTGTGGGCAGATGATATAGTTTGGTGGGTATACTGGTTTGAGAGTTCTGAAATCAATCGTACGCTTTGGTTTATCTTTAATATCACTTTTCTCGTAACTCAACTCCGCACCACAATTTTCACAAGTGCATTGTTTTCGTGTTCCTTTTTCTAAAATTTCAATCATTGGTCTCGCCTTTCCTTCGTATTTGGCATGCTCCATCATCAACATTCTCAGTTGCAATTTTTGATATGTAAGTAATTGAATGTCAAAATATTCTTCAATAAAAGCAACTATATCCATAGATACAACTACCTTTCCTTAATTTTCTTCATTTTTCTAAAATTTCCTAAAATCGCATCGACCAAAACCCTTGTAAAATAAGGGTTTTTGACGGTCAATTTTGCGATAAAATATTTCTTTTATGTAAATTGATTATTTCCTATGAAATAAGTACCACTGATCCAGAAATAAGCGTTCCGTTATCCAAGACAATGTCCTGAACGTCAATTTCTTTTAAAGTGGTAATTGTTTCGTTATACGTATTAATTCCACTTATTATAATCAAGTCTTTATCAAATTTTTCTAGCTTAGAGATAAGATCTCTTACTGTAACAGGGTTGCGTCCAAAGACCCCCCATAGTCTTCTCTTGTTAATTTTTTAGACATAAATCCTCCTTAACAAATTCTCACAATCCTACAATTGCGATAACCTATTCCATAATCGATTGTGATAGTGTCGTCTTCAATTGTTTCAGCAAATTCGTCTTCCATATCGCAACCGAACAATACTGGTGTATCATCTGAATATTTTTCTAACTCTTTTTTAAGCTGTCCAACTGTTATATAATTTGGTTCTTCCATCACAATCTAACCGCTTTCTTATCTGCAAATTCTTTTATTCTATCAGTAAGCGTCACTGCTGCCACATGTGCGCCTAAATAATAATCAAGAGCTTCGCCAATTAAGTTGTATCCTTCATCAACAAGAACACGATCATAATTCATTCCACGATTGTTCTTAAATTCTTCTACAGTCATAGGCACTGGAATAATTAAGCCGAGATCGTTTGCTTTGTCTAATAACAGTTTTGTCTGCAATTTGTTCTGTACAATAATCGGATACTGTGTTGTTGCACTTGTATAAAGTAATTGTGTAGTTTTTCCTGTTCCTCTGTCTTTAATAATCAGTGTTGTTGGTTTATTTGTCATAGCTAATCTCCTCCTATATAAAATATCTCTGAAGTTCATCTTTGAATCTTAATGGACTATCAACAATTGGCTGTGAATACTGAAACTGTCTTAAAAAATTCATAACAGTTCTAGCATCTGCACCGCTTAAAGGAATAAATTTTACATATTCAGGTCTCCCAGCAATACATACAACTGCCCACGAATGCTCTGAATCATGAAATTCAACGTCAACCGCTACATCGGTAAGTTGGTTATACATTTTCTTCATCTCTTTATTTTGTTGTATTGAAATCTGACACTGACGAGCTGCCTCATTACAATTGTTTTTGGCAAATCTTAATTCAGTGGTGCTTTCATTAATTTCATTTTTTAAGGCATCAATATCTGGTTGCAGAATTTCTAGCAACCATTTTCTAATTTTCTCTTTTAATTTCTGAAACAATTAACTCTCCTTTTATATTTCACACGATCCATTTAATCCATATGGTTCATAACACAAGCCACTTACCCAAACCCAGTTATCGTCTTTGTATATGAGGAATTCAACTGTTTCAAAATCACAATAACTGTCACTATCTTTGTCTTCACGAACTGCATATACAATGATTGGTTTCTTAGGTGTTGGAGACCTGCCAATTTCTTGTATCTTAAACATCTGAATCCTTTCTAATTCCACTCAAAATCCATTCAATTACTGGCTCTGTCCACCCATTGCCCATCAGACTACATCGTTTTGAATAACTTAAATTTCTATTACCAATTTTAATATCTGTGTAATTATCAGGTAGCCCCTGCAATCTTTCATACTCAACTGCTGTCAATTTTCTAGGTTTGTCATGATCAAGAACTTTCTTTTCTTGATACCCACCATTTATACAAGTCAGCGTACAACATTTGAACTCTGGGTTGTATATTCTGCGATTCATTTCGAAAGTATTGACTTTTAGTTCGCCACAGACACGTTTGTCCATATCTAATATTTCAAATGGTTTGTTATAAAAATACTTTTGTGTTACATCCGACTCCATAATATCCTTCAGTACCAATGAATTTTGACTTGTTGGTAACGAATTAAGTGGAATATTTGTCCAATAATACCTTTCTCTTGACTGAGCACTGAATAATGCCGAATCAATCAAGATCGGATCAACGCCAATGCATTCAGTCATTTCTTTCAAATCATCATCTTGTGACGGAATCACATTTTCAAACATAAACCATTTAGGTTTTATAATCTTTAATGCCTCAACAGCTTTATAGAAAATCCCAGATTTCCCATTCAATCCAGCATTTACGCCTTTATCTTCAATTCGTACTCTTGATAGACTCTGACAGCATGTACCTGCTAGGATCAGATCAAATCCTTCAAACTGTTTAAAATCTGCTTCATATAAATCGCCATGATGTATAATAAATGGAAAATGATACGATGAAACCGCAATGGCTTCTGGTAGAATTTCATATGTATGATATTCTTCAATTGGAATATCAAGTTGTTGTAAAGCATATAATCCTGTTTCTACACCGCCACATAAACTCAAAACTCTTAAACCTCTTGAAGTTTTGTTTTTATTTTCTGTCATTTAAACCTTGTATTTACAAGGCAGCGCACTGCGTTTTACCTAGGATTACTTGATAAAACCTTTCTTATGTATTTGTTTTTGTATTGTTTTACCTACAGAAATTGAAACGTAGATAAAAACAAAATTTTAAAGTCATCATATGGAAGAAATAAGACATGTCTAATCTATAGATATTTCTCCTCGAATAGTCATCAGAAATGTAACTAGAAATGTTACATTATTATATATTTATTAGTATTACGGCAACTCCTAAAACAAAGAATCCCATTAAGTATGCCAATACTGCTGATTTAAACCAGAAAGAGATGTGCTTGTCAATCTCTTTCTCATGTTTGAAGAATAAAATATTACATATAGTAGCTGAAATGACACACCAGCCAATCAGTATCCATTCAATTATGCTCAGTACCATAATTATTACTTTGAATATACCTCTACACCAACCTTCCTTAATATTTAATCAAAAATAAAAATCCAATTGAAATATACATGAAACTCAAATACCAAGGCTGCTCTTGTGGAAATACACTATACAATGGCTCGATAAATTTGTTTTTTACACTTAATACAATTGCAATGATTAGATACACTGCAAAGCCTACAAGCCCAATTGCTCCAAGCGTCAATGCCAACTTTTCACAAATATTGCAGATCAATGTCATCTGCATGATTTTTCTCCTACTCTTTTAAATCTGTATTTCTGTTCCACATCAGGGTATTTCTCGTGATCAACTTCACTCAGAAACATTTCTACTGGTCTAGCGTAAATATTGAAATCACCATACATTGCCTGATAAATTACCAGTTTCTCATTTGTTTCTGTATGTGTTGCAAGGTCAATTACTCTGTAGAAATGTCCTTTGAAATGTTTGCAAATATCGTCTTTCTTTGGTAAATCTCTGTTATTCATGAATATCTCCTTTCTAAAGTGTCTCCCACCATAGATCGTGTACTTTCTTATAGCCACCTCGACTTGACACATCTAATACTCTGCGAACTTTCTTGTTAGACAGTCTCTTATGAAATCTGTAATCATCCCAATTGCTGATATATAACCTTTTATAATAAGGTTTCTTACGAGGTATTTCATAGAATCCACAATAATACTTGTCTACATATTGCACAGGTTCAGGATACCCACCGATATTTTTAAGTCTCGCTAACCTTTGATGATAACTCTTCCTACGATTTCTTTTCTTTAACATTGTCTTACGATTCTGCTGAAATTTTGTAGGAACATATTGTAAAAAGTCTTTATCCTGTAGACAATCTTTTGATTTTGGCATAATTAGTACACTCCTTTCTATAGTGGGATAAAAGTGGAATTTTACAATCCTAATTCTTCAATCACAGGTAACACCTTATCCTTTAATTCTGGATAATATGCATCCAAAGTTTCTCTGGCGTTCAGTGGTTTATCTGGTTTTGTAAATCTAGCACATTCCCAGTCAATTACCATCTGCACATAATCTGCATGAGTTTTAGCTTTTAAACTATGGTGTTTAGCGTGATTGCGATGGAAATTATGAGCCGTACGCACATCTAAGATCACATATAAAAACACTTTGTCAAGATCATGCAGGTATCCTCTGACTGTGTTATGTCCTAACAAATGTTTCTCCATCTGCCTAAATGCTTTCCTGTGGTCTAATGTGTATTTGATATTCGCTTTATTTTTTAACATCTATTTCTCCTTTTGTATTAATTATCATACGCTGCAACTTTATCATCGCAAGTAAACCCATATTTTTCTTCTGCTTTCAATCTTGCCCGTACAGCATCCTCATATTTTTGATAATCACCAAGATAAATAGTTTCGTAATTAATAGTAATAAAAGCAGTCCATAACCCTTTTGATTTAGCAAAACATACTCCTGTTTTACCAGATGTATTAACTTTACTCAAAGATCGATTCTTCATATTGTCCATATTGCTTTTTAAAATCAAATTACAACGACGATTATCTGATTTATCTCTGGAAAGATGATCTGGAAAAAGAATTTTAGTATTGTATTTACCATATTTGCGAGCTGCAATTAATTGATGTACTCTTAATATCTTTTTATTGTAAATTTCAACATCTTCTTTTTTTGAATTGGTTATCCAATAACCTTTCTGATCTTTTCTCCAAAACCAATTTTTAACGTAATCATAATCCTCTCGATCTACTATAAAGAAAGACCCATCTTCTCCATAGATTTTAACCACATCATCGGATACGTCAGCCTTATTATATTTTGTCGATACTCTTTTATTTCTTTTTGCAATTGCTTCTGATGCAAGACAACCGCAAGATTGTGTATGTCCGCTTTCCAAGCAATATCCTGTAACACTAGATAATTTTGGATTTCCACAATCACATTTACACAACCAATGTACATTTCCTTTATGATCGGCAGATAAATCTCTTTCAGTATCTCTTTGTATTACCGTAAGCCTTCCAAATTTCTTTCCAGTTAAATCATGAATTCTTTTTTGGTTATTGATTTTAGAACATCCACATGACATCGTGTGCCCATACTTTATTGCTCTATAAGAATATGTTTTAATATTTCCACAATCACATTTACATACAACAAATAATCCACCATGTTTTCCATTTTTGTTTTCTTGAGAAGTCTTACTTTCATCAATATCAACAATTATCAGTCTTCCATATTGTTCACCAATCACTTGTTGTCCTTTTTGTTTAAGTCTACTTCTTGAACAACCACATGATTTAATTTTCTTAATATTCTGTTGTCTTGTGTTAAACTCTTTTCCGCAATGACACTGGCAATGCAAAAACACTGCTTTGTTCTTGTTGTTTTTATTTAATTCTTTTTGTAAGTCATCATCACATATACCTAAAACACGGATTCCATATTCATTCACGAATCCTATTAAGTTTTGCTTCTTGATGTATTATCCCTCCTGTGAATCATCTACTTTAATATATAAACCACAATGGCATTCTCCTTGTTTCATTTCTCTGAACTCCTTACACATACATTTTGTGTCTTCATTCCTTAATAATGAACATGGGCAATATCCACCATTTTCTTTTAATTTCTGTCGAATAGATTTTACTAATTCTTGATCTTCATTTACTTTAATTTGCATTAGTTTCCATCCAGCCTTTCTGCATATTGGTTATCACTTGCTAATGTTACTCCTAAAACTTCATCATATCTTTGATCTGTATCTGGTATATATCTACCAAATTTCACAATAATATTTTGCAATTCTAATAAATTTTGCAAGCGATCTTTTGGAATTTCATAATCGTAATATCCTGTATAAATAACAATATCATCGTAGATTTTCTGTCTTCTAAATTCGGAAATTAATTCAATCATTTCTTGATATTGATCAAATGGTTCTAACCCACCAAACACAATTGCTTTTGTAATTGCATTGTTCTTATATCGTTTAACAATTATTTCATTTGCCAATTCAACCATATCGGATTGTGCCAGAGCAGAATTCTGACACATAGACACATCTAAATTCTGCTCTTTGCAACATTTCCAATTGCATGAAATAGTTCCAATAAACATTGATGGTTTTTTATAATTTGTAAAATCTTCGTCAATCAATGCTTTTAGTCTCATACGTTACTCCTGTTTCATCTGAGCATATTCATACCATTGTCTTGTTTCAAACTCTTTTTTTCGTGTTTCTGAATATGATCTAACAGGCTCTAAGAATCCAACAATTCTCTGATATGTATCATACACACCATGTCCACATACTGGGCAAACATCTGTACCAACAAAACCATGATGATTGTCACACTCGTTAATCCTTGTGTTGAATGCAAAGTAAATAACACCTGCTGCTGCAATCTGGTTTAACACATCCCATGCCATATCAGTGTTAGGGAAATTGGTTTCCAAATTGATATGTGCAATAGACCCTCCAGAGCATTTAATATCTAAGATAGAACTTAGTTTTAACTTCTCTTGGATTGTGCATTTCTGAGATAAAGGAATCCACTGATTAGAGTAAATAAATTTTTCATCTTTTTCGTATAACAGATTATCTTTCTGGCAAAGAATTACCGCTGCCCTTTCGGCTGGAACGCTCTCAACATTAAAACTAAATTCATTTGTGAAGTTATCTTTAACATCGTTTAATACGTCAAAAATTTTACTCGCAAATGCAATTCCTTTTTCTGTATATGACGTATTTCCGAACTCATCTGTCTCCGTATACCCAAAAGCTTCAATGACTTCGTATAATCCGAGAATTCCAACAGTACAATACTGTTTGTCCATCTCAATACCACCATCGCAATAATTTGGAAGCAATCCTTTTTCTACATTTCTCTTAATAATATGTCTTATAATATCCAATGTTTTGCAGCATAATTCTGTTCTTTTTCTTAATTTTTTCAGATATTTAGCTTCAGAAAAATCGGTTTCATATGCAATTCTCATCAGGTTGATCGTATTTACTTTGACAGATCCAATAGATAATGCTGTTCCACCGATAGAATTAATAAACCCATCAAGTTTTGATGTATCTGAAAGTAATCTACAACAGTTAGATAACACTCCAACATTGTCACTCATAAAGAAATTGCTATCATTCCACACTGTGTTGTGGTCAGAACACCATCTGGCAAATTCTTCGTCTTCAAATTTACCATCTTTATATAGAAGAGAATATGTTAGAACAGGGAAGGTAAACATGTTGTGACTTCGAATATCTGAGACAACTTCCATGAAAATTTTCTGATGCTCAATTAATTCATCTAAGTAATCAATGGCAAAAGTTCCATCTGGGAATTCAACTCCACCAAATAACGCTTCTAAATAAGGTTTATCAAAAATTGAGACATTCACAAACGCAGACTGATCGACACGTAAAAATGGCTGATTTAATCTATAGATAAATTTCTGAAAAGACTGTCTAATATAATAATCTGGATCTTTTAAGTAATATTTTTCTTCGCAATCTTTCTTCCAGAAATAAAATGTCCATAATAACACATTTGGCAGCCCACAAGCACCAGAACTACGATTGCTCATAAATGATACAAATTCGATTACATCATCTAAGAATGTTGTTAAATGTTTTGGAGCCTGATTATTATATCCTTCTAAGAAAAATAATCCTTCTTTTGCTAATCTTGTTAAGTCAAACGCATAACAATATGGCTTGTATGTAGAACTTGGTGCATCATGCAAATAGAAACCACCATTGTATTCGGTTTCAAGCCATTCTTTGGCTGTACGTAACCCATATTTTTTCTTTAATTCATAGAAAATTTTATTAAAGGCAAACAGTTTATCTTCAGACTTTCCTTTTTCGCCACACAAACTACAAATATCTTTGTGATGTGCGTTTGCATTACCATCAATCGTGACGTCTGCCACATTTTTATCTACAAATCCATCAATAAAATCTGAAAAATTGAGCTGCGATTCATGGAACCCATTTAAAATCTCAAAATCTTCTCCATATTTAGAATCAATCTGATTAAATGTTTTCTCAAAATCTTTGTTTACTTTAATATTAATATTCAATAAAATATCCTCCTAGTGTTCGTTGATCCAAGTATTTGCTTTAGTAAAATCCATGACGATTCCGTCAACTTCTAAAATCGGAACATTCACAAATCCTTTATCAAGCATTGCTTGCGTATCTGTTACTTCTTCATATTTGATATTCTTGGAAGCTAATTTCTTCTCAAGAATCCCGCATTTTGGACAATGCGTAGTATATAAAGTTACATCCATGCCAATTCACCTCCAATAAATTATGTAATAATATCATCATCTATATGTAACGCACCCGTCTCCTGCTTTCTTGCAGTTCAACGTATATCGTGCATCGTTACCATCACCATCAATCTTTTCGGTTGATACGCTCTCAATCATCATTGTCTTACCTGTTTCTACATCCTTAACAAGTACCTCTTTTTCTATGTGTAGTTTAGAAACTAAATTCCTAAGCTGATTAATTGTTCTGATCAACTTCCTTTGTTGTCGCTCCTTCCGTGTCTTTAATCTGTCTTTTGAATCTTTCTAGTTCAGCCATAATATTCAGACAAGTCATAGACAAACTTCCTTCATTATTAATAACTGCATCGCATAAATCATATGCTTCATCAAAAGCCGATTCGTCTTTTTTCATTCTTTCATCAATCGCATCTCTTGTATCTCCACGATCTTTCATTCTCTGAATACGTGTAGAACTTGGTGTATCAATACATAATGCCAAGATATGTTTCTTATGATAATTTTCTTTTAACTGTTTTAATCCTGGAACATCAACTACATATACGTCTGCATCATCACACTGACTTTCTGTAGCACAGTACCAATTGCCAGTGTAATGATTCTCTGCAACCTTACCCGTAATTCGTGAATACTGGGCTAGGTTTACATATGTATGATCATCAAGTTTATCTGCTCTCTTCTCTCTGGTAGTGTATGATCGTATATATTTCAGACCGTAAACGTCTTCCAGATACTTCGCTGAAACACTTTTGCCTGCTCCAGATCGTCCAACCAGAGCGATTAAAACATTACTTTTATCTCCTACCATCTCTATAAGTCCTTTTCTAATTTCTTGATTCTTCTGTTGATTTTTGTTACGATTTTGCCGTTATCTTTGCCTCTAGCGATTAAGACGGCTTTTCTATCCTTTAATAAATTTAACTGCTCTAATTTTGTCATATACTCATTTTCTCCTTATACTATATTTTAGTTTTATACATCATCAATCCATGAACGATGCCACCACATAGAAGGCGATCGCCATTAATACAATTGCTACAATTACTACTACTCCAATTGGTATTACAATATTTGCTATCATCCAAAACGCAAATGCAAATACACCAACAGATATGAATGTTGCAATAAACCAGACGATGGTCAGTACAATCATCGACAAGAAAAATTTTAAGATTTTCTTTATGATATTAAATCACCTACCTTATGGTATTTCGTTATAAATTTTACTCACATCATCCAACAACTCTTTTGGCAAATATCTTTCTAAAAGCTCATTCGAATTATCAAGTGTTTTCTTATAGAAATCTTCTGCGATACCACCGCCAATAGCAGCAATCGTATCTGTGTCACATGGCAAAGACAATACATTTCTTAAGAATGATTCATAATCTTCGCTCTCTAAGAAACATCTGATTGCCACAGGAACACTATCTTGAACTGTCGCAGACCAAACATAATTCTTTCTATAATCATCGAGTGGTCGATCAACACCATATGTATATTGACTGGATGGATAACTTTTTAATGCATATTGATAAATTTCTTCTTTTGATTTACCCCATAGCGCCATAAAAGAACAGCCTGTTACAATCGATGCACCTTTGTAAGATTCCACATGACGATGAGTTTTCTCACATGTCCATTGTGCTAAATCTATGTAATAACTCAATACGTCTGGACGATCAGCAAACCCATTAAAGTACATTGTGATAGGCGAAATTCTCATGGCACATCCATTGCCAAAGCTTTCATTAACACGACTGCCATCATCGTGTAACCAGTCTTCGAACATTGCGCCATATCCCGTACCAGGATATTTCTTGCCATATTCTAAGTAGAACTCCCAAGGTTCTTTGTTATGCTTGTGTTCATCGTCATCATCTAACAACCACATACCTGTTGCAATACTGAGAACTGTATCATCTGTGTATTTACATTTATCTGTAAACAATTCACAGTTCTTCCAATCTAAATCGTGAGATCTGCGGAACTCATATTGAGAACCGCAAATATCTCCTAGAATCGCTCCAATCAAAGCCATTTAATCACCTACCTGTTAAAGATGTTTTCTAAAATTGTAAGAATTATTGCGATAATCCATTTTGTTTTCGTTGGAACAATTAGCGGATTTACCACAACAAAATGTAACAACCAAATAAACAAATTTACGATTGCAAAATTGACAGCAATTACAACCATTAATCCTAAGATTGTACCTAAGATTGTACCTAAGATTGTTCCTGCATGATATTTGTCTTCAACAAATAGTGAAGTTAATAATTTCTTCATTCGCATAATCTACTTTCCTTTCAATCCCATTTCCATATACAATTCATCTATTGCATTTCCTTTTCTCTGGAGGCAACTATAAATTTTCTCATCAATCGTATGTTTGCCTTGTAGAATAATATATGTGCATTTATTTTCTTGCCCAATTCTATGTATTCGATCTTGGCTCTGGCGATACTCTTCATAACTGAAACTTAACGAATAGTAAATATTGTAAGTACAATTTACAAATGTCAAACCTTTACCAAGAAGCTTTGGGTGCACAAATAATTTCTGAATTTTGCCAGCTTTGAATTTCCGAATAATATCATCACGATCTTTATTCTTAGATGTGAGGGCAACACCATTATACTTTTCAGCCAGACGTTCAATCTCATGCTGGAATTGACACCATATAATAATTGGCTTGCCTCCAATTTCTTCAAATGATTGCTCTAGCACCTTATCTTTGTTTGTTTCGAAATCGTCAATATTACCTTCTTTATTGATAACAAATCCACTAACAATCTCTCGCAATTTCATAAGCTTCGCAGTAAATTCAAATTTAGACCATTCATTGATATTGTCTTTGATATTTTTAACCATATTGTTATAATGTCGTTTTTGTTCACTACCAAGATCAAACTCTTTAATTTGAAATACTTTTGGCGGTAGATCTACACAATCTTCTTTCTTTAAGAATACAGATTTCTCTCTTAAACGATTAAAATATGCTTCTTTATTCTCTTGCGTCTGATACCACCTATGAGGATTCTGCATATCCTGTGTGAAATAGTGGGCTTGGAAACCAAAAAAGTTATTACCAAATACATCTGCGTCAACAAATTTCATCTGTGGAAATATCTCGGAATTATGATTCGGAGTTGGTGTTCCGCTTAAAACGAATCTATGAGGGATCACATCAACCAATTTCAATAATTCATTCGTAATCTGAGCACCCATGTTTTTCATTACTTGGCTTTCATCAACGATCACGCATTGAAAATCCATTGTTAAAATCTTCTTTTTCAAAATCTTAAAGCTCTCATAATTCATCACATAAACATCTGAGTTAATATCCATTGCTTCAAATCGCTTTTTACTTGAATTAGCCCAGCAATTTGTTATGATCAATTCTGGATAGAATTTCTTACAATCATCAACCCATGCAGTTTCAATAACTGATAGAGGACAAAGAATCAATGTTTTCCCGTAATGTTTTGCGATTTCAAGACCCATCAATGTCTTTCCTGTACCAGTATCAGAAAAAATACCATAACTACCTTCATTCAATGCTTTATTTACAATATCTTTTTGATATTTCCTCAGATGTGGAGAAAGTTCGTAATGAACAATCTCCTTCTTTGGAATTTCAATATTGGCATCAATTAAACCATATTGCTGTAATTTAGTGATCGCAGAATCAGGGAATTCCCACTTTCCTGCTCTGAATTTTCGTCCTTCAATCGTTCTGATATATGGAATTTTCTCTACTGGAACTTCTAAAGCTACCAATTACTCACCTACTTCTGCTTTTGCAGCATCTTTAAGTTTTTTGATTTCCGATTTCTTCATACCTAAAGCATTTAACTGTGCCTCTAATTCTTTAATTTCTGTACGAATATCTTTCTTTTTCTTTGTCAACACTTTCTTTTCTTCTTTGGCTGCCTTTGCTTTTGCGCTCTGTTCTTTACCAATCAGCAACTGCTCATTAAAACGCTCTTTCATTGCTTCAATAGAGTTATCTGTTTCAAACATTGAATCATCCCATAGGTCAAAACGTTTTTCGTTTGCTAAATCATAGAATTCTTTATTAAGTTCAATACCAATTGCATTTCTACTATTTTCAATAGCAACTTTGTTAACAGTTCCTGCACCAGCGAATGGATCTAAAATTGTATCACCTGGGCAAGACCACAGTTTAATACAGCGTTTAACCAATTCTTCAGCAAACGGGGTTGTATGTCCGATCCCCGAATTACTAATATTCCATACGCCATCTGCCCAATCAGCCCATTCTGCTAATGTAATATCAGATGCTTTGATTAATTCGCAATCGCCTGCTTTCTTATATACGTAAACAAATCCGACATTAGCTGCAAGAATTGTATCTCTTGCTTTCATGTTTCTGTAATACAGATTTCCCTGCGCTAACATGGCTCTCTGCGCAGAATATTTTCTCCAAAATGCTTTTGTCCAAAGTGAGAAATTGTTATCTAAGAAAATCTGGTTAATAGCACCTGTTAGACTTTCCTGTCCCATTTTGTTATCTCTACCAATTGTGTAATTGTAGTCTTCAAACTGCATAATGAATTTACCACCTGGTTTTAAAACTCTTTCACATTCTGCAATAACAAGTCCTAATAGATAATAATACTCTTCGTAACTCTCACAATTTGATAGATCACTTGGATCATTGCTGTAAACTCTAAGGTTGTGATATGGCGGAGATGTAATTACCATATCTACTGTTTCGGCATCCATCTTCTTTAATTCTTTCAAACAATCACCATTAATCCAGTTATTAAATAATTTCATATGTAACTCCTTAGTATATTTCTTATTTCATCAAAGATTAATTTTATCTATTCTACGATCATCCAGTCTTCAGCCAACATATCTGTCTGACTTGCAAGCCAAGGAACCACGTTACCCTGTGCTGTTTTCATTGCAATATATGCTCCATATTCGACTAATCCGTCTTCATTCACAATGCTTTTTGCAATATCGGTACATGGCGCATAAGCTCCTGCTGGAACATAATATAAAAACATACCTTTCCCATTCCAACCTTTTCTTGCTACTTTTCTTTTATCTTTCATTGCATCAATTGCTGTTCCAAAATCCATAATAAATTCTCCTTTACTCCTCCGTATGACATGTATTTGTCAGTTTCTTGTACACATCTTCATATAATTCCTGCTTATCGCCATTGTATGTATACTCTGCGTAGATACCATCACCGCTTACTGTCGTAGATGCTAAACATTTGTAGTTCTGTAAAGTTTTACAACTCCAGACGATAAACACATTACTGAGATCAATTTTCATTGCCAAATGATTTTCTTCGCAATGTTTGTTATACCAATCAACTAATTTTCGTTTACATACACTCTGAAAGTGATCCATTCCTGTAATAATCATCTTATTTCTCCTTTATTTACTCTCTGTAACTTTAAATGGAACAATTGATTCTGGAATATAGTTAACTTCATATTTATATTTGTTAACTTTAGCCCCACCTAAATCTTCGATTACATACATGCTATCTCGGTTCATGTGGACAATATGTTTCTTATATGAGCCATCTGCTGTTTCGACAATAAGTTTTACTTTCTTACTACCTTCATCTTCTAAAGAAAATGCTCCAACAATTTCAAACTCTACTTTGTCTGTCCTTGTATTAATTACAGCAAATCGTCTCAAGACGTTAAAATTGTCTGCTTCTTTAGATACATTAGTAGATACTTTATCTGCCTCTGTGCATCCTGTCACGATACCACCAATACTGAGACATCCAATTGCAGCAATAATCGCCATTCGTTTTTTAATGTTTAATTTCATATATTCAATTTTCTCCTTTTAAAATTTAGGTCGTTTAATCTCTTTTTGTTTTGACCAATCAATTTCTGAAGGTTCTACACCTGTCTGCTGTTTGTAGAATTCATAATCTTCTGTCCAAAACTCTGCATCTTCATCTTTAACGAAGTAACTCTCGTCAAAAACTAGATCCATCTCATCTGGTGTAGTGAGATACTTTACTTTACAACGCCTACCGTATTTGTATGTTTCTCCGTTATAGCTGATTGAGCATGGTTCCCAGATGCGATATTCTACATAATTATCTTTTACAACAAACCTTTCGATTTTGCTTTCTGGGATTCCCAGTCTAACAAAACATTCAAAAATGGTTAGTTTATTCACTCGTATCTCCCTTCAGAATCTTAATCAGTCCATCTTCATCAATGATCGGAATATCTAACTGTTGTGCTTTTTTATTCTTACTGCTTGTAGAATTCACATCATTGTTCACAAGATAATTCGTATTCTTTGATACAGATCCTGCAACCTTGCCACCTCTGGACTCAATTTCATCTTTGATCGCATTACGATTGGCAAACTTATTTACTTTACCAGTCACAACAAAAGTCATTCCTGTAAGATCAACAGCAGATTCTTTCTTGCTTTCTGGCATTTCAAATTCAAGTTCTTCGGCTAATTTCTCAACCATTTCAAGATGATCTTTGAAATAAGCATCCATTGATAATGAAGTGGTAATACCGATGCCATCAATATGACCAAAATATTTCCTCTGTTTGATTCTTTTAATAAACACATCATATGGATTTTCGTTATTCAATAGAGAAATCTTATCAATAAGCTTGCAGATATCCTTTGCCGTTGACTTCCCGACAAGCTCAATACCAAGTGCTGTTACGAAATTAACCAGTTTACATCTGCGACTTTCCTCGATACTATTTAATAAGGAAGAAACACTTTTTGCACCAAATCCATCAAGGTTCTTCATCTCAGATTTATGCTCTGCTAAATTATAAATATCTGTATAATCTTTCAGCCATCCAAGATCAATAAATCTTTTCAGTGTTGCCTCAGATAAACCTTGAATATTCATTGCATCTCTGGAAACAAAGTTTACAAACTTGCTTAATAGCTTTGCCTTGCAATCAGGATTCATGCATTTCAGAACTTTACTGCCATTCTCGTTGATGATTTTTGCTTCGCCACCGCATGTTGTACAAGTATCTGGAATCTTAAATGTGTTACTTCTCGTCAGATTATCGTGTACTTTTGGGATAACCATGTTACTTCGATAAACCTGAATCGTATCACCTGCGCCAAGTTCCAATCCTTCAATGTAACTTACATTATGTAATGTGGCTCTTGTAGTTTCTGCACCATCAAGATCAACTGAATCAAATACTGCAACTGGATTAATCAACCCTGTACGAGATGTATTCCATTCAATATCTCTGATTGTTGTTTCGTAGAGGTCATCGATCCACTTTAACGCCATCATATTTAATGGATGATGTCCTGTTGTTCCAAGTGATTTACCATACTGATAATCGTTATAAGTAAAAATCAAACCATCAACAGGATATTCATATGCCTCTGGATTAAATTTCTCAATATATTCTTCGACATTATCTCGATTAACAATCTGATGTTCTACAACGTCAAATCCCTGCTCTGCAAGATATTTAAAACTATCTGCAATACTTGGCATTTCTTCTTCAGATACGCCATCAATTTTGACTAACTCAAATGCTTTATAGGCGAGCTTTCTTTCCTTTGCTACATTCGCATCTAACTGTCTAATTGTGCCTGCTGCCAGATTTCTTGCGTTCTTGTATTTACCATGCAACGCTTCATTGATTTTATGGAAGTTTTCATAACTGATAACTGATTCGCCACGTACCTCAATGCTACGCTTGTCGGGAATCTCAAGAGGTAAATTGAAAATCATACGAGCCGTATGAGTCACATCTTCTCCAATTTCGCCATTTCCCCTTGTAATTGCTTGTTTTAAGCGTCCTTTTTCGTACCTTAATACCACCGTCAAACCGTCTTCCTTCCACGATAAAACACCAATTTTATCCGCAAGAAATTTTTTGACTTCATTGACATCCTTCGTCTTCTGAGCTGATAACATAGGGCGTGTATGCTTTACTTTAGCCAGAGAATCAATTATAAATCCTTGAACGTGGTGGATGGGCGAATTATTCAAAACAACGCCAGAATCTCTCTCAAGTCGTTCTAAAGTAGCACATAAATCGTCAAATTCTTTATCTGAAATGATCGGATTATCCTCTGCGTAGTACGCATATGAAGCATCATTGATTCTGTCGATCAAGACATTCATTTCTTTCACATATTCAGTTTTCATAATTTTTGGATTTTCCTTTTCTTGTTTATATTGTTTAGTTAATTATTTTAATTTGTGTTTCTATGTCTTTCAGTAACTGCCAATTACTTCACTACATATATTTTTCTGTGCTGTTGCACATTTATTGTTTCGTAATGTGTTGATTTAAACACGTCTACATGCATTCCTTTTACTTTGCCTCCACAATCTTCTGCCACAAAGATTGTATCGCCATATCCCTCAATCTTAACTCTTGTTCCATAAGGGATAATGTTTTTATCAACCGCAATCGTATGATATGGTCGAGCAAATTTATGCCCTGCATGATTCCAAGCAATCTTAGAGCCATATCCTTCAGAACATTCATAACATGGACAATATGCCGTGATCAAAAATGTTCCAAGTGAACTTTTTTCAAGTTCTCGCTTTCGCTTCAGCCGCTGTCGTTTAATTCGCAATCGTTTCTTTCGAAGTTTTTCTAATCGAATCTGTCTTGTTTTCTCTTCATCGGCTTCCTTACATTTCTGATAATGCTCATGAACGTCTTTTAATTCAACGCTTTGACTGATTGGATTATTTGAAATCACATTGTCTTGCTTATTTTCTGCAACAGTTGTCTCTGTTGATAATGTTGAAGTCTCCACCGAGGGTCGCTCCTCTGCTTTAACTGTGTGAGTCATAAAGCTTGAACACATTGCTAAAAAACTAAACGAAATAACTTTCATTAAAAATTTTTTTCTCATTTTTGCATCTCCTTTCATTAACATATTGGTATCTTATCATACTTCTTGCACCCTGTCAATAGGTGCAAAGAATAAAGTTAATTTTTTAGGCTTAACCAAGTGCGCCTCTTATTATGATTTGTTACGATACATCTCTTGAACGCTTCTGGTTCTGCAAGGAGCGCAAATCTTTTCTTAGCTCGTGTTAACATTGTATATAGCATACAGTTATCAAGCAATTTGTAATGTGTGTTGTCAATGATGCCGATCACAGTTTGTGCAGCCGATCCTTGAAGTTTATGCGTGGTTAATGCATATGCTAATTGCAGTTGCCCTAACTGAGCGAAAGAATATTCAATCATCTTCTTATCCATGTCTGGATTCATCATGGCGTGAACAACTTTCTTATCATAATCAATGCCAGTAATGTATCCAACATCTCCATTAAATGTGTTTCTTTCATAGTCATTACTGGTTTGAAGCACTTTATCTCCCACATAAAACTTCTTTGTTTTGCCATATGTAACAAACCTTGCATTGGATTTATTTTTATACAATTCTTTCTGAATTGCTACATTAAGTTCTTCTGTAGAGTTTATGCAACCTGACTTACGAGGAGAGATTACAACCACATTATCCATACCGTCTTGTTTAACACACGTCATGAACTGCTTTACAACCAAATTAAAAATATTCTCACGATTATTTCTGAAAATGTAAAACATATCATGTAGCTCTCCATGAACTTGTTTAGCACTAAAATCCTCAATTGGAGAAATTGCTCTACGCACTTTTCTAGCATCACTAAGAATACCAGACTTTTCTGCTTGTCTCATTGGCTTCGTTAATTGCACTGAATCTAACTCATCCATTTTGAGTAGATCAGAGAAAATGTTACCATATCCAATTGGTGGTAACTGCATATGATCTCCGCTAATAATAATCTTTGTACCTGGACGAATTGCCAAAAGTAATTGATAGAACAACCCTGCATTAACCATACTTGCCTCATCTAAAAGAACTACATCTATTGGCAATGGATTGTTGGCATCGTGCATAAATGAATCTACGCCTTGTGCCTCAAGCAATCTATGAATAGTTCTTGCTTCTAATCCTGTTGCTTCTTGGATTCTTTGTGCTGCTTTCGCAGATAACGCACATGCAGCAATGCTGTAATTTCTTTTCTTATAACATCTGATGATCGGCTTTAATAAGGTAGTTTTACCAGTTCCAGCTTCACCACTAATCAAGATGACATTTGTTTGTAATGCAGTATAAATACCTTTGTTTTGTTCTTCACTAAAAGTAAATCCTTCTTCTTTTTCAACTTCAGCAATAACTTGTCCAATTTCGTTTACAGTGATTATCTCTTTCTTCTTGGTAGAATTGGTATCTCTGCGTTCTTGCAACAATGCCAGTATATTCATTTCTGTGTCATGGTACTTTTTCAAACCAATTAGTTCGCCACTAACATAGATGTCTGAAGGAAAATCATTTTCCACATAATCGTCAAATATATGCAGACATTCTCCAACTGTTGCACTAACTTCTGATCGCAACGTGGCAATTGCCATATATGTATGCCCGTCACTCTCGCCAAGATTCGTTAAATAATACGTCATAAAATAATCAAGTCGATACTTGGAATCTCTCAACTCTGGACGAATCTTTAAAGCAATATCATCAACTTTCTTAAATCCAAGACCTCTGATCTTAGTCAAAATGTAAGGATTTGTGTTGATTTTATATTTTAACTTTTCTGGATCTGGCTCAGCTTCTACTAATTTCTTAATCATATTAAAGGTAATCCCATGAGGCTGTAGCATAACTACAACCTCGGAAATCACATAATTATTAATGATCTTCTCTCTGAGCTTCGCCCATGTCTTGTTGCCAAGTCCTTTAATCATAGATGTGTCAATCGTCTTACATTTGCCTGCCATAACATCCTCAATAATATTTGGATATACGGCAAGCAAACCTTCTGCGACTAATTCTTTAGCTTGCGTTTTCAAAAACATTAGCTGATCAGTCTGTGTTTTTGGAACGTCTGCAACAACCGAAATCGGTTTATATTGATATTCATGATATTTTTGAGAATAAATACATGTCGCTTTTACATTATACTTTGTCCCAATATATAACTGTTGAACTTCTCCAACAAGTTTACTTGCAACATATTCTTTATCTCCTGAGTCATCAAATTTATTATCATTGTATGGACTGAATTGTGGTATCTGATCTTTTGTACAAAACGCATAGATACCAAACATTGATTCTTCATTATAAAATATCTGATATGTAGGAATCATTTCAAACTCGCATACCTTTCCGCATGTCTGACTCTCCATTATTTAGGCAGCACCTCATTTCCCTTTTAAATAATTTTTAAAGTAATACTCAAAATACAATCTAATAAACAGCCCAGAATATTTATTATCTGGCATGAAGAATATCGGCACATCGTATTTGAACCAGAAGCTATGCAATGATCCGATGAATGATTTCTTGTTATATTGCGTGTTGTAATTGCCATCTGCAATATCTGAGTAATTGGCGTTTTCAAGCAGAATAACTTTTGTCTCTGGTGCAAGACTTAACTCTTTTTCAAATCTGGCACGATCTTTTGATAAATTGCCACTGATTTCTTCAAGACTTCCTTTGCGCTCAACACATACTTTGCTGTCAAAATACATATCTCTCTGAATACCAAGCTTTTCATTTGCAGGAATCAGGAAACTGTAGTCTCCATAATTCAATGCTTTCTTTTTATGATTTACGCTTTTTCTATCGAAGTAACCTATGATATGATCAGCCTTTTGCTCCCTTGTGTCAACCAGGATTGTCATCGAGCTGATGAGTTCTTTGATTTCCTTGTCGGTATATTTGTAAAATTGAATTATATTAATTCCTCCTCTGCGTCATTTTTAATAGTGAAATTCTTAAGCCAAAACTCAAATTTATCTGGTACATCTTTGTAGATTTTCTTTCCTGTTTTTGTATTGATCTCCCCAGTTGGTTCTTTTTTATGTTTCTTCTCAACTGATTTCAGATATAGAATATCTCCTTCATCGAATGGATTCTTCTTATATTGGGTTGTCCACATTTTTACTTTCTGTGTTTTTCCAGAGTAAATTTCATATAATTGAATGTTAACGATGGATTTTGTTACAGATAAATCTTTGACATAGTAATATCGCTTGCTGATGTTTGGGTTAATGTAACTGATGTAACCAATATATTCTTTCTGATAATCCATCCGTTCAGTTATTGAAACTGGTGAATATGCCATACTTGATGTCATAACTTTCAAAAATCCAATATAATCAAATTCTTTCAATGTTTTTTCTGTCTGTTTCTGACAATACTTTTTGATTAATTCAATATCTTCGCCTTCTTTTTGGAGCTTCGAAATTGTAAACTGTTTTCTGCCATAGAATTTGTCATAACATTCAACTTGTTTGAGCAAATAATTAATATCCCCAAACTCAGAAAAGAAATCTAATTTAATTAAAATATCCAACTGTTTAGAATTGACAGATGTATTAGAGATATCTTGCAACAAATCTATAAAAGAATCATATTGATTGTCTCGCAATTCATATAATTCTTCTCCAACATTGTCCCCAACAAATTTTATAGAAGACATGCCTTTGAATATTGTATGGGTTTCTTTATCATAAGAATATTTTGAGTTAGAGTGCCTAAACTTAATATCACTTAATTTAATACCAAAATACTCTAACTCATTTGTCAGTTTATTAGTTCGTTCTTTGTCTCCAACGTAATTATTGAAGCAAACACTGTAGTATTCGTAAGGATAATTGACCTTTAGATATGCTCCATAACACATGTCCAATGAGGTTGCTGCTGCATGGGCTGAACAAAATCCGTAGCTCATACAACTTTGTACCAAATGCCATGTTTCGGAAAACATTTCTTCTGAGCCAGTATTAATAATCCATTGCTTTTTGATTCTTTCCTCAAGATTATCAAAATCCGATTGTTTAATTTTTTTCTTGGAAATTTTCTTAATTAAACCAATAGATTCAGCTGGGCTAACCCCTAACCAGTCAAAATATTGCATTAATGATTCTTGAAATAAAATGTATCCATGAGTATCTTTCAAAACATTGTCTAGCTGATCTGAACCAGTTGTATATGGTTTTCTATCTAAAAACTGTTCTCTCCATGAATCAAAAGACGGTCTTATGGCTGCTGCAATATGGGCGCCATCCTCAAATGACGAAATACCATACTGTTTTGCTTGTCTACATCCATTGTCGCTATCAACCTGATTTAAAGTACATGTAATACCATTTTTAAATAAATCCCATATTCTCTGATCATCTTTAATTTTATCCAATAATTCATTTGCCTTAATAATCGGAATTCCAATCTCTTTAAATGTTTCGTCAATAAGCTTCCAGACCGTGACGATAAGATAATCGTTTTTAAGTACCTTATATTCATCTGCTTCAGATGAAGTAATTAAAACACATACGTTTTCACCTAAACGAGTAACACCGTACTCATAAAGCAAATTAGTGTTGCTTAAAATATGGGCGCAAGGATGTACAGAACCAGATATAATTGTTCCAACATAGCGATTTGCCTCTTCGATAATCGGTTTCCATTTCGGATCATCTTGATATTCTTCCAGATTTTTTGCCACATGATTAAATTCGTCAAATGACATATTCTTAGATCTACATACATTTCTAAATGCTTCAGATATTTGCATGGTTCCTGGTGCATACATTGGATAACACCCGTGTTCACCAAGCAATTCCCTTGAAGCTTTAATAAATGGTTCTTGGGATTTTACGTTAAAATCTATATCGGGCAATGAGCGATTCTCTAGCAATCTGGCAGTAGAAGCAAATCTGTCTGGGAAAAGCGGAAGATTAATTTTAAATCTATCTAGTTGTGTCATTCCCAATATCCTATTTATATAGAAGGAACCGCAACTACCTCTTCCACCACGAGTCAATACACCACCATATTTATTAACTGCAAGATCTACATTTTTCTCATTAAACAAAAAATAGTCCGCTGTATGTATTTCATCATTAGTATCCTCGATGATTTTCATCTCATATCGAATTCCATCTTTATATTTTTTAAACTCTTCTCCTTCAATATGTTCTTCTTTTCGAATCTCCTTGAACCGTTTATTTACTTCTTTTTTTAGAAGACCCACTCTTTGTTCGGGAGTCAAGTTAGGATAAATCGTAGGCATTTTAATTGAATAATCGAGTTGTATTTCTTCACATTCATCAAACAACAATGTGTTATTTAATGCATCTGAGATTTGTCTATCTGTCAAAACGCCTTGTTTTTTGAATCTTTCAATCATTGTTTCGGCAGTAGGATAATCTAATATAAAATCGTCTTCACTGCCGTAATTGATATGTTTACCTCGCAATAATTCCAAACGTTCTTCTTTGCCTGATTCGTCAATATAGTGTGAATCATTTGCAGCAATTAAGCTTAACCCATATTGATCAGACAGATATATTGCCTTTTTATTGATTTCAATTTGCAACGGATCATCATGAGTCTGAACTTCTAGCATTACATTTTCTTTAAAATGCTTATATAGAGGCATAAAAATCTCATTAATTGAATCCTCATCTCGTAATAATCCTGCTACACATGCAGTTGTAATATAAACATCATTGGGATCAAGTTTTAATAAATCAGATAAAAAAAATCTTGGTTTATAATAAAACCCTTTAATGTTTGCCATACTTGATACATAATTCATCTTCTTTCTGGCTTCATCGGTTTTAGGGATCACTATAATATGATAGTTCCTTTTGTCTTTTTGCGACGCATTTGGGACAATATATCCTTCGATGCCTGCAATACAACGCAATCCATACTTATTACACAATGTTCTGGCTTCAAAGATATCTCCAAAACTGCCATGATTCGTACTATAATAACTTGTATGCCCATACTCCAATGCTTTAAGAATATACTCTTCTTGTTTAGTATTTGTATCTGGGGTAAAGATATTTGACACATGATCGTGTTTATGATAATTGTTATACCGCATTCATTAATCCTCCAGCTTTTAATCTATTTAGTAGATCAGCTTCTTGAATTCGAGAGATATTGTGCTCAATAACATATTTTCTTGTCTTTTCATATGGAATACCATGAGATCTACAATATGTAGATAAACCAATCTGTTCTCCGTTCTGCATGACAACATAAATGTATCTTACTTTTTTAGAAATTTTATCGTTTTCTAATATCTTCTTTTTGATAATGTCAAGCGAATTAGGAATATTGTTTAAAATAATTTGATCAATAATTCTACTTGAATCTGAATCAAATCTTATATATCTTTTATCTGTCTGCTGTTTAGCATATAACCCAAATCTCTTTTTACACAGCTTGATATATAAATCAATTTCTTGCTGAGTATATTCTGCCAAACATAATTCCCACGCTGATTTACCTCTGCATCCATCGTCTAAGCAATGAAGAGATAATCCAAATTCATTCAATTGCCAAATCTTATTGATTCTTGGCATGTCTCGAATGTCCTTCAATTGATTAATAATTCTTGTCTCAAATCTGTAATGTGGTTTACACCAATACTTTGTACCAGAACCAAAATCTTTATAGCCACCTTCATAATACTTTGGCTCAGAGTTACATAAATCTTTTAATTCTTCATATTTCCAAAACACGTAATCCTTTTCTGCTATAGAATGACATTCAATATACAAAGGTTGCGTCTCTCTCTTATCAATATGCCCATCTCCTAATGTGCCAAATAAAATAATTTGATACTGTTTATCGGTTAATGTCTTATTGTTTTTGAAAGTCCAACAATTTAATTTATGAACTTCAGAACACCATTTCTGAATAACTCTTAACGAGGCACCACATTCATCTGCCATTTCTTGATGAGTCATTCCCTTAACAACATATCTTTCATAACACCAATCATAATCCTGATATGTGGCTTTAAAATTAGGATTATTAGACCTCATATACTTATTGCCAAGATTCAAATGACGACTTCGAGCCGCTATGGCTGCCACGGATAGATTCATTTGTTTACTAATTTTTTCAAAAGAAACTCCTTGTTTATACAACTCTTCTAATCTGACTTCTTCTTCTGGAGTCCATCTATGTCTCTTTTTAGGGATCACTATATCTTTATCTAACAGTTTTCCATGTTTTTCTAACTGCATATTGTGTCTGTTGCACAACTTCTTTTCTTTCCAAAAATGTCCATCCAAAGTAGATGATAAACCACAGACTGAACAAAATACTTCTTTTCCTGCCATAATCATCCCACCTCTTCAAGTGAATCACACACAGCTTTCAGCACAAACTTTCTTCCAAAAAATCCGCAATCAAGTGTAGTAACTGCACAAAACTCATCATTCATCATAGAATGGTCTTCCATATCCTCAAACGATCCATCATAGTTCCATTTGATAATCCACAATTTATCATTGTTACATGGTTTCAGGACAAGATGTTTATAATTGCTCATCTGACCAATGTCATAGTCGTCAATCTCTTCAATATAAACTCTTACAGGTTTAAATCCCTGCCCAGAAATACGATCAATTTTCTTAATCATGTCAACCATTTTTCTTGTGATGTCTGAAATATCGAGCATAATATCTACATCAATTGTTGTATCTTCTGGCTTATCTGGAAGAGTTTCTTCTATATAAGAGGTGAACTCAGCAAAGTTCTTTCTAGGAATTTCAATGCCACTGGCAAGTTCATGTCCATTTGCTTCAGCCAACTGACTGTTATTACACATTTGTCGGAAGTCTTTTACACCAACTGCTCGCATAGATCCTGCATATGTATCTTCATTTTTCTTTAGCACAAGAATCGGCTTCTGATATTTTTCAAGCAATTTGTTTCCAATCAATCCAGAAATACCATAATCAGTGTCAATAAAAGTTGTGATCATCTTTTTATCACTCTGAGCTTCACACTGCTCCGCAATCATTGGCATCAGCTGTGCAACCTCTTCATTCTGATCTTCTTTGCATTGCTTTAACTGTTTAATATATCCTCGTAATTTTTTATTGTCATCTTCAAGGAAGGCATTTAGAGCAATTTCATTCTGATCCATTCTGTTTGCAGCGTTAACCAACGGTGCAATACTAAAAGCAACTGCTGTGCTGTTGAATTCGAATCCACCAATAATCTTCTTAATTGCAGGATTTCTAATTTCTTTCAACGCTTCAGATACGATATAACGATTCTCCATTACTCTCATATTCATCATATCTGCAATCAGCCCAACGCCTGCTAGATCGACCAGATCATCTGCATAATCTGTACCATTCTGCTCATCAATATACTTGCAAAACTTCCAAACAACACCTGCGCCAGATAGCTGTGGATTTTCATATTCTCTCTGAGAAGAAACTAATGTGCAATAGTTGTCATAAGGAACATCTGGATCGATGGCATGGTGATCTAACACAATCACATCAACTCCTGTTTCTTTTAAATCCTTATACTGAGTCTCGTCTTTATCCAAACTATCAACGACAATCAGTAAATCATACCCATAAAACTTAGCAATGTCCTGATTTGTTAATCCATGCTGTTTGCCTCGGTTAATGTATACATCTACTGGATTTTCTGTCATGTTTTTTAAATATCGTGTCATAATGGCACCAGATGTGATGCCGTCAGTATCTGTATCAAAATGTACTGCAATACGTTTATCTTTGTATACTGCATCTACCAAAAGCTTATATGCTTTATCAATATTTTTTAAGTCATCAAGAGGAAGTAAATCATCTTCCGTAGGATTTAGAAAATGCTCTGGATCATCAATACCACGCTCCTGCATGATAATTTCAAATACCTCATCTTTAAAAAGTCCTCTGCAATCGTTCAAAATATTATATTTCTTCTTCGACGTCTTCATCCCCTATCATTTTTATTTCGTTTTCTAATATGTAATTTAACTTTTCTTTTCCCATATCGGACGGTGATACCTTATTGGAATACTCACTTAAATTAAAATCCCAGTATCCTAACTCAATCTCAGCAAATCTTGAGTATCCTTTTACCATGTCAATATTTCTCATGATATTCTCAATATCATAGCCAACGTCATGCATAAATATTACTTTTTTAGGATTTAATTCCAATAATAATTGCACCTGTTTCTTGCTGATTGTTCCACTGCCAAGTGCCACACAGTTTCTAATTCCATATGTAAAACACTGCATTACAGATTTCTCTGCCTCAAATATTAACACAACACCGTTGGCTAAATACTGATAATTCTGAGAATATCCATATAATGTTTGAGACATTTGACACGGAACATCGTAGAAATATTTCATTTCACCATCTTCAACGTCATAGTTAAATCTTTCTTTTACACCAATTAATTGTCCTAATTGATTTCTAATCGGAATTGCGATCCCTTGAGATGATGTATCAAACCGAATGCCAAAAATTCTTTGTGCTTCAAGTGATATATTATCTTTAAGGAATCTTAAATTCCCTACATTATTGTATTTATCTAATATAGATTCATCATAAGTTTGGATTCGAACTACATTGTGATTTCTAATCCTTTCATAAAATCCGCCAAAAATACCTTGTCTATCAAAGAAATCATAGTAATCAGTAATCCCTAAGATGTTTTTAACAACTCCTAAAACCTCTGCAAAATCAACTCCACGTTGCTGCATAATATATGAGAACAAATCTTTTTGGATTGCTCTAGCATAATCATGCACAAACAACGCTTTGTTATTTTTCAGATTGATTACTATAGACTTCTTTGAAGAAGTTTCATCTCGACCAAATGACATATATGTGTTTCTGATCACTACATGACAATAATCAAAATGCTCCAAGACTTCTCTTATTTTTTCAGGATTAGACAATAGTTCTTTTTTTATATTGTCTAACATATATCACACCGCACATTTTAATTATTTGATCTCTCCATGTTTAAATCTTGCCTGCGCAACCTCTCTAAAGATACAATGATCACCATCGAATTTAAGTAGATAACCAACTCCTGTATCTGATGAGTTTGAACCGCTTCGACATTTCTCAACAAATAAAGCTCTCCATACCGCAGTGCGGTCAGGATGATATTCCTCCTCAATCCATTTATCATTAACTTTTTTTAGCCTAAATGGACGACAATAGAATTTACTCTTTTCATCAAGTTCTTCGTCATATACAGTCCTCATCAAGAAAAGATTCTCTAATACTTCTTTGATCTGTTTAGAGTTTGAAAGAACAGAACTATCAAGAAATAGCCTTCCTCTCATATACTCTGCTAACTGCACAGATGCCAGCATGATAATGTTATATTTTTTCGCAAGTTTATCTAACTCTCGACTGTCATGAACCAAAGATAAGTCAGTACGATTGCCTTTAAAATCTCCTTCTTGAATCTTAAAAGTGTCATACAACACTGTGTCATATCCATAGCGAAGTACATGCTCTCTGATTTTCTTCTTGACAACAGTCATATCAGCATCATTGATAAGTAAGAATTTCACTCTACCCTTATACTGTTCTCGCCATAACTGTTGCACGTCTTTTAGTTCTCTTCGGCTTGCATCATCAATCTGCCCAGACATCATTTTCTTCTTTGTCAGCTTAAAATAACGATTATGCTTCGCTAAAAGCCAGATCATAAACTTGACTTTAAATTTCTTTACTTTTTCTTCATTTGAAATAATTAGCACTTTCCTATCATAATTCAGTAACGCCATAAGCAAAGTAATAAACCATGTTGACTTACCTGCACTACTGAATCCGCCCATCATAGTGAGTGTTCCCTCAAGAATACCCATGATCTGTCTGGATAGAAACGGAAAGCAATTCATTTCTTCGCCATTAATATCAATCCCTGCCACATCAAATGGAACTCCATTTTCTTCACCTTCCACGCAGGAATCAATAAAATCATCATCAAAATCAATTTCTTCTTCTTCCAGAATCTTACTGGAATATCCCGTACCATATGTACTTAGTCTTGCATCATACCAATCCGTAACTTCCTCGGCAGTCATTCTTCTGAAAAGTGTTACTGGTACGATTTTCTTGCCGTCAATGTCTATCTCTTTGAACAGGTTAAATCCATCATCATACATCTTCAGCATAGTGTTTTCTCTATACAGAATGTCGATATACACATCAAAATTCTGTGTGTTGATAATATCTATCTGATGTTGAATAGAATCCCATCCTCCCATGTCAGTGTATCTTTTTATAGCGTTCTTAGACAGATTGGATAAAATCGTGATTTCATCCAGAGAATAGAAACCCTGTTCCCGTAATTTTTTAAGCATAGAAAAGTAAAAAAGTCCATCTTTTGTAATGAAATCGTGTTGTTCGAATGTAGTGTCATCCAAAAGCAACATATCTTTAAAGAAACAACTAATTACATTTCCCTCTGCCTCCATACGACCTTTTAATAATTTTGACGGATATTTGTCTTTAACTCCTGCAACAAAATCTGCTATTCTTTCTCACCAACTTCCGTCAAAATATCGTTAATACATCTACGAGATTTCTTTTTCTTCTTGTATTTAGTTTTTTCAGCTCCGATATTTTCATTGATCTGCTTGCTTACAACATGATGTTTAACAATAGTCTGTTGTCTCTGTGGAACTCCATCGTCTGAGTCCCTATAATCAACCAGACTATTTTTTAAAATTGCTGAAAAATATTTAATCTTAGCAAATTCGCTATTGTATTCTCTCCCAACAATTCTTGTTAAATATTCTTGATTGTCATGCAAGTATTCTAATATCAGCTTAAATCCGTAAATCTTGCCAAGAGCATTTACTTCCTTATTTAATACAGTGTTCGTTACCGTATAGCCGAAAATATCATAAATACAATAATATGTATCATTTCTATTTTTGCGGTTCTCCATCATTTTGTTATACTCAGCTTCTGAGCAGTAGTAGGCATTTGGTTTACCTTCTACTGCTACTTTAAAAGCTTCGTTTCTGTCTACTTTTTTGCCGCAAATTCTACATTTTACAAGCATTGCTCAGACTCCTATTTCAGCAGATCATACATTTCTTTTAACCCATCATCGTCGACTTCACTAAGTTTTCCATACTGCTTAATGATTCCTTTGACTTTTGTTTTTAATTCTGCGTCTTCACAAGTTTTACATAACTCTTTTACATGTTCTCTTAAATCTTCTGGATAATCGTCTGATGTATCTTCATCAATATCATCAACGACATCTTCCATTAAATCTTCGTCAGCTTCTGTAATATCGTCTTCAATAATATCATCGATGTCTTCCTCGATCTCATCTTCTGGCTCTGGCTGAGGAGTTGGCTTTTTAGTTTTTTTAGAAAGAACTGTTTTAGATTTCTCCATTCCGTCTTCTACCACTTCAATGAAATCTTCTCCCATATTTCCTTTGTCAAATACCATATATTCAGGAACTGCATCAGAAGCAAATCTACCACCAGCGTCAATTAATGTTGTTCCACGGAAATAAAGTTTTCTAATTTCATCTGTAGCATATCTCTTAGCTTTATCACCTTCACCTCTGACTTCAACATTTCTGTCAATTACACCAGTGAAAGTTACATCAAAGATATCACCAAAAGCAGATTCATAAGCACTTACAAGATTGGATGTTAACTGCTGGTATCCGTCTTCTTCTAAGCCACCTTTTTCTCTGATAGTTTTGAATTTTGTATGAGCAATTCCCCAAACACCAATGCCAGCATCTTCGATATCACTCATGTAAGCTTTGATCATGTCTGCTGTATATCTCTGTCCTGCCTGATAGCCACCCATAGCAGCGTTGATAGTTTTACACTTTTTCTGTCCTTCTTTATTGCTGATCCTGATTGTCTCTTCTTCAAATAATGGACAAATTTCATCAACGGTATCAAAACAAACCATCTGAATATTGTGTTTTACTGGAACATATTCTGGTTTTCTCTTTTCATTGCGAACAATTTTGCCAGACTTATCTCTTTTGAATACTCTTTTGTTAATTAAGTATTCTTTTAACTCTACCACATCTTCATATGAAGTAATACGCAGAGTGTTAATATTATCTAACATCCTTGTTCCTTTTTCGAATCCGCACTGTACGAGAAGTCCATATGACGGATCTCCATATTTTGCAACAATTACATCTCTGAACAATGTAGTTTTTCCGAACTTTTTAATTGATCTAAGATAGATTGACAGGTTTTTAATATCTGGTTTAATTTCGTTAATTACTGGTAATTCCATATGTATAATTTCTCCTTTTAAAGACAGTATTTTGTTTTATAAATCATCAAGCGAGTAAAGAGCTAAAAGCTCTAAACTCTAATCGAATAAGTCATCATCGTCATCATTATCATTATCGATTGATTCTTCTGAGAATAAATCTTCGTTCTCGTCAATCTCTAATGCAGGTACTTCCATATCTTCTGCTGTATAAACCGTGTCCTGAACGCCCTCTTTAATACCGTTGCGTGATGGCTTAATTAACTGATACTCTTTGACTTTATCTCCATAAGCACTTCCGCCAATCGCCTTTTGAATCTCTTCCATAGTAATGATTCCACATTCAAGATCATCTCTCTGTTCTTCTGAGAGCATGTCCTCTGTAAGTTCTACACGCTGAGAACCATTGATCATATCTACGACAATGCCGTATTCCATGTATTTGTCTTCATCGTCGACAATGAATTTTCTCTTTAAGCCATTAGCCTTCTTGTATCCGCTTTCGTCTTTTTCTTTATCAGGAACTGGAATAACAACTGTTGTTGGAACGGCTAATTTTTTCTTTCTGCTCTGGATGTATTCAAAGACAAATCCATTAACGTAATATTTACCGTCTTCCTCAACACTTGTTTCGTCTAAGCTCTCAGCTCCAAATACAAAACTCATTGTTGCTGTAGAATATGGTTCATCATCATCTGCTGCGAGATAAATTCTGTTAGGAATTAGATTCTCATAAAATCTTTCTTTGTCATCAGAATATGAATAATCTCCACGTCCTCTGATATGGAAATTGCAATCATCATATTTGCCACTATCAATGACTTTTTTGATAAATTCTGCGTAATCCCATTCAGAGATAAACTCATGATGTCTCTTTTTGCTCTTTTCGTACTCTTTTTCAAGCTCATCTATGGACGTTAATCCAACTTCGGCAAGATCTTTATCCGTAATATCTTTACCTTCTTTGATTTTTTCTAAGGCATTTTTTAATTTGTATCTTCTTCCTGGTTTTTCTAGGTCAAAAACAAATTTTCTGAAATCTGATACTTCTTCCAATTTTGGAGATGTTAATCTGTCTTTAAAAGGAATCTGAATTTTTTCTCCATCTTTGATTTTCTTACCACTTGAGTCGTATTCTGGTTTGGAATATGTATAGACATCACCGTGTCCATCTTCGAAACTTCCTGCGTCAACAGTTAACATATGTCTACTGTCACCGCATGTCACATTAAATAACAGTCTTCTTCGTACCCAGCCTGACTTTTCATATTTTGTCTCACTGTAAGGGTGAAATTTTTCTGTGTCCTTGCTAATGCTGAGCTTTCCTGTCATTTCAAAATTCATTAAATAGAATTCCTCCTCTTGTTATTAAATTTGTTTAGTTAGTTTTTAGTTTGTAAATAAGTCATCAATTTATATCCACTGTCAACTCTGCCAAAGCCAACAGGAACAAAAAATAATTTTATCTGATCGGCTTATATTGTTATAATCGTTCTATTACGTTTATAACAAATGCGTCAAAAAAATAATAAAAGTTGTTTGCGTTATTCAACTTTTATAATCTGGAAAATGTTGTTGATCGCATTCTTTTAATCTTTTGTTGTATCGCTTGAAATGATGTACCAAACATTTTTGCGATTTCTTGATATGTATAACCTTTTGATTTTAAATCAACAATCATTCTGTCCTTATTATTTAGTGTGTAACATTTATCTTGAAAATTCAACTTGAAAATAATATTTTTTTCAAAATTTTCTTCATCCTTTAAAAGAAATGAATTTTCATTTTTGTCTTCATCCCAATCATCTAACATATGATTATATGAAATAGTATTCATATCACCTTTTCTTCTCTGCCGAAATCTATATTTGTTATATACCATTATCTCATTTTGTATACATAAATATGCATATGTCGAAAATGATTTAGATCGTGTTTCATCATAATCAATTGCTGCCTTACACAACCCAATAGCAGCGAATCCATAATAGTCATCAAAATCTTGTCTGCGGATACCAAATTTCCGCATAGCAGAGTAAATCAAATTATGATTTTGTTCTACTAATTTTCTCTGTTCGTCATTTAATTTCAACGACATTTCTCCTTTTTTTACTTGTGTTTATGTAATTATCCCTTGTAAAAAGGTTCCCATTGTTTAGGTGGAAATTTATTTAATTTCCAGTCGAAAGGATAATCATAGGAAATATGGCATATTTGCCTAGCTCCTCCATCCTGTAGTTCTAAAAATGGGCATTTAATGCCACAACCACAATCATCTTTATTAAGCGAACAAATATCTTGAATTGTTTTTAATGATTTTGCTACTTCTTCATCCGTATACTCTCCATAATTTTTCTCATCCATAAATATTTACCTCCTACTTTCTAAATGCTCGCCACGTAGTATCTGGATCATCATCAATCTCCCAAACATAAGGATCAGAATCTCTAATCGTGCAACTTGGTGCCCTCCCTGTCATTGTACATAATGGGCATTTTTTGCAATCTTCATCATTGCCATGAAGATAATACGCACATGTATCCTGAATTACATGCAATGCATTTAGAATCTCTTCAGGTGTATGTAATTTACTTTTCTCCATTATATTTCTCCTTAATTGTATCAATTGCAAACTGCAACGCCTCATCTTGAATTGTTGTATAATCATTTATGGAAATCATATCATTTAATACATGGATGTACTGTGCTGCATTGGTTTTAGTAGATAGTAGCTTTTCGGAATCTCGATTCTCTATATCATTCACAGTCAATGTATCGCACGCATTAAGACACGAATCCACCAATTCGTTCCATAACGACAAAACAAAATATCTCGCTGCAATCGGATGACGTTTTAGTTCATCAACTAGCGGTTTCGTCAGTTGAAACGTATCAAGTAAACTACATATATTATAATATTTTCGAAGTATATGATCTTGCTTATTTGATGATTCAACCTCGCCTATTGAAAGTGCTAAACTATTTCTTAATTCTTCTAACTGCCCGTATGTAAATACTTTATTATTTTCTTTTTTCACTCTGTCTTTCCCATTCCTTTCTCCAATAATCATCTTCTTTGATATTGCCAAGTTTCACATATTGATCTGGTTTAATTTCTCCTAAATCAATCATATCAGAACCATAAACAGATAACATCTGCCACGCCAAATCTTCATCATTATAAATAATCAAATATACGTCTTCGTCATCATCAACCAATTGTACAACATCATATTCGAATTCATTTTCTCTGCCAGTTGATTGACAAATGGTATCTTCTTTTACTTGACACCCATACATACCACTATGGTCTGCTGGTTCACATCTTGGGAATAATAACCATCCTTTACCGATGTATGTCCCAGTAATCCACTTATTAGTATCATAATTCTGTGCCTTGCAGTACATACCACAATTTTGATAGGTTTGATTCATTGCTAAATTCCCCTTTCGCTCTTTTGTAATCCGATATACTCTGTCCATAGCTTCCATGTTATGAGCATGTACCTCTGGAATAAAAATTTCCCTTCCACAAATCTTACAAATACCATATGTCTCTGCAAACGAAATTCTTTCACCTATCATTGGAACAATTGTAAACCTTGTTTCAAGTTCATAATCAACTAGCTTTCGACAATATGCGCACAAAAGTTTCTTCTCCATCTACATTACTCTCCTAACTCAATACCGCAAATTTCTTTTGCCAGTTCTCGTACTGCAACACGACTTACCCAATCTGTCTGCCAACCATTTATATGTGATGATGACCAATCTGTGAAATTATTGTTATACATAAATTTCAGCAAATCTTCTAAGCTATGAATATCTTTCTTAACTTCATCCACCTTGCCATAAAACTCTCGTTTTAGAACCGCTTTTATTTCTGATTCAGTGCGATATATCTCTTCTAAAGGAACCATATATAAACCATGTGTTATACTGTCTTGTATCATTGTATATATTAGATCGCCAAGACATTTAATCTCCGTAATGATTCCAGACTTAACAGTATATGGTTCATCGTACCAAGCAAAATACACCTTATCTCCAACCTTAAAATCGCCCATCTTTATCACCTCTTTCTAACACCAAGCCCATAGAATTAGCTCAATTAAGAATACTACATGTAACATAATCCAGAAAAGAAATACCGCATGGACAGGTGAATCCCAATTGTCCGAGTCATCACGAGCAATAATTATGAACCAAACCCAAGCAGCTACATACAACAATACGCACACAGCAATTGAAAATATTCTGATTGTTAATTTAACATTATCTATCATTGCATCCTACTATTCATTGACTTCAACTGGCTCTAATTTGTCTTTATTTTTAACAAAATCCAACATGACTTCTTCTTGTATATCTTCATATAATTTGTCATAGTATGTTTTCTGTAATTTAAAAAATGCTACTTTCAAATCTTCACAATAAAACCTACCTCTTTGCCCATTTTTAATTTGCCGATAAGGATTTTCAGGGTGCTCATACACAACAGAAATTGTTCCATCTCCATCATATGTAGTCTCCATCGAAATACTACCATTCTTAAGAGCATGATACATAACCTGATTATCTTCAATAAAACCATATGGATGCCACTCATAATCATCAGGAATAACAGTTGGTTCAATAACATCAAAATATTTTTCCAATTCATCTCCTGACATCACGCCAAGATGTACTCCATTCGCACCAAATCTAAAATTGATAACATTTTCATCTGTATCAATCTTCACAATCTCACATACCTCTCCAAGATTATCGAAACATCCCATTGATTTCTTTAATTTAATCTTATGATCTGTTGTTAATTCATTAATATTAATCATGCTGCCACCTTACCTTTCTTACTAAAATGTTTATTCCATGCATCAACCGCTTCTTGCTGATCGGCAGTTAGAGGATCATTGAATCTTTGCAGCGCTTGTACGATTCGTCCATTTTGTATTTCAATCGTCACTAACGATTTGTTTGGTTCTTTTACTCTTCTTAAGAACATAATGTGGCATTCGCCATCAATGACTCGATCTATGTAACTTGCTACACAATTATTTTGTTGTACCGCTTCGTCTTTAATATCTTGAGTAGAGTCTGGATAAAAGAATCTCAGTCCTTTATATGTAAATTCATATTCTTTAGTAATACGTTTCTTAAAGACTTCTTCCGAAAATTCTTTTTGTAATCTTTTGTAATTTCTTGTGACAATATCCATTGTTGTTTTGAAATGTCTTGGATATCTATCAAATTTATGACTGATTGCGTCCATCATACGGGCATAATCACGCAATTCTCCGAGTAACCAATTTATACTATTGGTAGCAGCTTCAAATGTAATTATTCTATCTATATAAACAAACACATCTGCAAGATTATAGCCATAATCCTGATTTAAAGCCTCCAAAATTTTCGTAAAACGATATCTATGATTATCCTCAAAGAAATTTATTAAATATTCTTTAGTTAATGTCATATACTCTATCTTTAAAATCGTTTGTACATAATCTGGATACATCTTATAAAAATCAACAAAATCATTACTTAACAATCGTCTATTCTTCACACCAAGACAATAATTTCTCAACCATTTTGGTACTTCATTAATTGAATATTTAAAATCTTCTGTGACTTGTTTGTGTGTAAACCCTATAGCAAAGAACTGCTCGCACATAGAATACTTACTTGCATATTCAAACAAAGTTCCTAAATTATAATCAATGAAGCCCCACGTAGTTCTTCCCATTTCACAATTTCTTCGCCAATTTACATATTTTAGAAACTCTGCATAATGTGGATCGGACACAAACAATTTATCCAATTCATCAGCTGAATGTCCAGACAGAATATTATTTAAAGCTTTCACTTTCTTACCACTTTTGCCATAACAATCACCATTTGATAAATCATATTTGCAAGTTTTACCATCATCCAGATGGAAAATAATAAACTTACCTTGTTTTTCTGCTGTGATAATGTTTCAACTCCTTTCATTTCGCCTCAAATTCCTATTTTATATCATTGCATTTGCACCCATGATCGAACACTATTATGATTCATTGTGATATAAAAATCAGCTATATATGTACATAATTTTTCCTCATCGTCAAATATCTTATCAGACATCTCGACCCACCAAGAATGTAGGCTTTTATTCTCTGTATTCAAAATTAATACAGGAATATGATGCTCATATGCAATTGCAATCTCCATAGACGTTCCAATACTTTTCGGATCATTTGCGTTTACCACAACCAGATCACTGTTTCGAACAAAATTAGTATCAAATCTCATTACTTCTTTTTCTGTATCATGCAATGCGTCTTGAAAGTTATAGTAATCAACTGGATTAATCACATTAACTTCTTTTATGCGAGGATTAAGCATTCTATGTCTAGTAATAATTGACTGACAAACCCTTTCTCTCCAATCATTCTGCTCTTCAAATGATAAATCCTGCATACCGCCTGCTAAATAAATCTGAAATACGTCACTCACTATTTCTTTCTCCTTTCACAATATAGGACTCAATCAATCCTTTTCTTAAGCGATCATTCATATCCTGGATGGCTTCCTCAATTGTTTTAAATTTACATGAACAAATATGCTCTTTTGTCAAATTAACAAATGAATATGTGCCATCGGATTTGTTCTTAAAAATAACCACCACTGATTCTTCCTCATTCGGCTTCTTAACAATGAATCTGAGCGAACCTTTTTGTGCTTCCTTTTTGTTTTCAAGTAAGATAGTATAATTAATTTTTAACCAGCTACCATCTGCCCATACTTGTTTAATTTTTTCTTCAGCATTTTGAAGTATAGAATGTCTATAATCAATACTCTCGATATTATAGACCAATGATTCAATGGCTTCTTTATCATTTTTTATTGTAATTTGACCATGCGTTCCATTTCTTCCATCTGCAATCGCATCAATAAATTCTTCTACAGTATACTCTTTATCAAGCACAACATCATATTTAGTACATTTATCGTTATCAGAACGTGGGCGTTTTATTAATTTAAACATCCCTATCACCTACTTTCTTATCAAATGTTTCTTGCAAATTTAACCAGAACTGCCCATGATCAGCAAACCCATAATGGTCTGCCATTGTTTTCGCAAATTCTTTTGTAACACTTTGTGATCCGTCAATCAACCCTTGAACATAATCAACATCCATGTCAATTTTACTCGCAAGCTGATAAGGAGTCATCCTACAAGATTCAACAAATTCTTCTAAGCATTCGCCAGGATGAAAAGCAATTTCGTCTCCAATCTTTACATACATTTTTACACCATTCCTCTCACAATTCGTTCATTTGTTGTCATCAAGAAGTTATTGATACGATCCCAGTCTGGTTCGTCTGGCAAATCAGTATTCATATAATCATAATCAAATTGATAAAGTAATCCTTCAATAAAAACATCGTATGACTGATTTGGGAAATATTCTGTATGCTCATTGTGTTTGCCAAATCTAGATGTTTTATGCGTACTATTGTATCCTTCTTTGATCTTTACAAGATCTTTTCCTATGTCATCCATAGATCCAAACATTGTTCCGTTATGTAATAATTCAATGCCCTGCAACAATAATCGAACTGCGTGCATCATTGATTTATTAGCGTATCGTTCTGCCTTTTGCTTTTCTTTCTCTGAATCTTTATTTTTATAATACTTAAAACTCGTTCGAGTCAGACAATCACAAATATATCCTTTATATGCATGATAAACTCTCTTAGATAAGAACATATCTCTATTTTTGATCAACTCCATACCAATATCGGATACATACAAATAGCGGTCTGGTGCAAAGTATAGCAACTCTAAAAATGTAGGATTGCCCTTGGCAAGCATATTAATCATCTTAATATGCGAATGTAACACGGTATCAATGTCTTTATGATCATCGGTCTTTTCAAGATTATTTGGATTATTATTCAACAAAATCTCTCTTTTATCACTAAGAAAAACACCACGTAAATCAATGTCAGAATCCTCTGTGTTTGTTCCGTAGGCATAACTTCCACCTAACGTGAGAAAAGCGATTTTGTGCGGATAATCTCGCAAAAAGTCATACTCTGTAGACGAGTTTATGTAATCCTTTACTTCTTCAATTGTCATGATTTCACCTCTTTTATCCACATAATGCTTTCTTAAACTGTACAATATTTTGACTAACCCACTGGTGAGTGATTCCAAGCTGACTTGCAATTTGTCTTTGTGTTAAACCTTCCTGCTTTAACGTGATAATCTTTTTATTTCTCGGTGCCAATTTATTAAACTCATTTTGAAAATGTACCTTTGTAAGTACCTCATCTTCTACGTTATCACCACTCATCAGTGTTGTTCCGATTGTAATATCATCTTCTGGTTCATATCCTGCCAATGGCGTATCTAACGATTCGGCATTTCTATTCATTTTTTCTGTTGGTCTATACCATTTTGTATAATACTGATTTATTTCTGTTTGCAATACCCACCGAAAGAAAGTACCAAAAGCTCCTTTAGACTCGTCCCATTTTAATGCCGCTTTGCAAATCGCCATACGACCAAGATCCATATATGTATCAAAATCTGTAAACTTTGTAAAATACTCTTCGTGCAAATGCCAAATTAAAGAATAATTATCTTCAATCAGCTTTCGCTGTTCATCATTTAGTTTCTTCACATTTCTTAGCCTCCTGTTCTTTAATAAAGTTGTTGATTTTTTCTCTATAGTCTAATGCTAAATAATACTTGCGTTGTCTCATTGGCTCCCACCAATTTTTTACATATTTCAAATTTGAAACATTTTTTTCTATACGATTACGAATATCATATGTTAATGTTCCTAATGATGTCATTCTGTATAAATCTAATGTAGAATAAACTAATTGTAAATCAGGGAGATCTGGAGTATTAAAAAAACGATAGAGCCTACTACTGTTTTTATACTCAAGGACTGATTGATCATAAATTTCATTTGCAATATTAGTCATTATCTTGTGAATTCTTTGCAAATCTACACGCACCCACTCAGAAACCATTTCTTTTGTTTGATTGTAATATATTTTATCTAAATATGTGCTGTTCGAATACAGTTTATATACTTCACAATCATTAGAAATATCTATTTGTGTATTATCGATATGAAACTTTGTGCCATCCTTTAATTTTATTTCTTTGCAAGATAATATCATTGGAGACACTTCTCTCAACTCTTCAATTTTTACATAATCTTTATTTTTGCAAGAAGAAAATTGAGTGCTTACAACGTACTCCTTATAATCAAAGTCGAACAACATACGATCTATCTCTTTATTGCTTACAATAGAAGTAATTTTTGTTGATTCATCTCCGATACAAGCACCTGTAGCAATGTCAAACTCTCGATTTTTATATAGTTCTACGTTAATGCCCTTCACCGTTATCTCACACTCCTAACACATATTTCTCACTTCTAAATCCAGCTGCATTCGGATGACCACCGCCACCATATTTCACAGCAAGCTCATACACATTTACTTTATCCTGTTCTGCGGATCGCAACTGATATTCCCACATACTTCCATTGAACGAAAAACCAATGAACATATCATATTTAGAAGCATCAATAGATTCAAAGAAATCAGAATTGATTAATGCTCGGTTGATTGCATAGACTTTATGTCCCTCAAATATGGTTTCAAAACCATATGCTCTAAGATATTGTTCTGCATTTGCTGCTAAATACTCAATAATTGATAAGCCATCTGCTACCATATCACCAATAATTTTTGCTGCTTCATAAATTCCTTGATCTTTATTTAACGTGTTTAGCAATGGACTTAACGCATCAAAATCATACGATTCAAATGCATAGTGAAATGCTTTTACGAATTGTTTTGACGTTTCACCAAAATAAAATGTATCCCACATGGCTGTATATTCTGCCAGTTTTGGATAATCTGCTTTATATTTATATATATTGAGTAATCTTTTTACATTTTTCTCATCCGTCCTCTCAATTTGCTCCCAATTTTCATCACACATATATTTAAAATATAACCATGTCAAATTCGCTCCTGAAATACCCGCTCCAGTGATTCGAATTCCTTTCACATCACACTTAAAATCTTTATACGTTTCAATCGTAGATTGATGATGGTCGATCCAGAATACATTCTTTGTGATACTAAGCAACTGCCACATTTCTTCTGGCTCAATACTGTAATCTACAATAAATACAAATTCATCCTGTTCGATGTCATGAAACGGGAATTTCATGCCGTAATTAATTTTTCGGAAGTCTTCTGGTTTAAACTCTAAACCTCGCTGTTCGCAAGCTTTTCTGACATAGAAACCAGATACGATGCCGTCCTGATCAACATGATAAAAGCATTTCATTCTTCTTTACCCCTTTCGTTTATTCATTAAGTTAAGAAAATCTGCAACATCCTGCATAGCATGTACGCCAGAATATACTTTAATACGATTTTCTTTCAATAAATTTTCGACTGCTTTTAAACTGTGGCTCATCTGCTTAGATTCTTTATTCTTTTGTTCCTGATAGAGATTAAGAAAGATCACTTTATCTGGTCGCTTATGAGAATCATCAACTACTTCTGCAATACTGTATACTCCTTTAATACCATTCGTAATACCATACAGAACATAGTCAGATTCTTCTCTTTCCTTGACTTCCCGAAGTCGGTCTTCTTCACTCCAATTTTTACGATTGGATTATAATAATCACAATCCAACATCTTCTGTAGCTGGTCTCTCCACTTCCATCCAGAGCATGTTCCGCCTAAAAACACTTTCATTCTTCTTTCTCCTTCACCTTTGCTTTTGATTGATTTGGCTTTTCAACCGATTCAACATATATTTCCCAGTCATCTGCATATACATCTTCCGCAAGAGGTATCCAAACTTCTGCGTTTTCTTTATCAAATAAAAAAATAATTGAATCTGGCTTATATTCACCCATATCATTACACTCAAAATAAACATTAGTTAATTCTGACGAATAAATTTTCAAATACTTTTCCTTTCCCCAAATGCCTCTTCTTATAGTAGTTTTGTCTTTTTTTATTGCGATCATTGCTTTTATAAAATTCAATTAATTATTCACCTCTTCCTTTTGCTGTTAAAATCCCATCCTTGCTCAACCCAATCATTTGCGAAAATATCCTCTTGTGTAGGCAACCATCCCAATGTTATAACTCCATTTTGGTCTCTACATAAGAGTGGTTTCATTTTATATTTTTTATCAAATGGAATAATCTCATTTAATTCTTCTTCGCACATCATAAACACATAATCATAAGTTGTTCGTGTCTTCTTCCACGAACTACGACGATACAATTGCCTTGGATTAATTTCCATATTTTGCATCATCATTTCAAACGGCATCCCTTGTTTCTTTTTTGCCATTGGCATTATTTCTCCTTTACAATCTTAACTTTATAACCAAGTTCCTTTTCAATTTCTGCAACCGTCATTTCTTTTGGCGGTGATAAACTCATATTTAAACTATCAATATCAGATTCCATATTCCAAACGCTTCTGTAGATCAATCGTCCCGTCAAAATACAAATTGCTTTCTTAACTTCGTCTGCCGTCGGTGGATAATGATCTAATGATGAAATAATATGTTTGTAATTTTCTTCATTCAATAAAACACGTTTAGAATCGAGGGATGTATTCTCTTCTTCCCGTGATTCAATATATAAGAAGTTGTTCATTATATCTCTCCTTTCTCAATTTCTTCTTTAATAATTCTATATGCAAGAGCCTCATCAGACTCTTTGTCATTAATTCCATTTCTTTCTAACAGCCTGTCCAATTCACTGGGACTCAGCCGATCAAAGAATCGTTTTATCTCTTGTTTTCGTTGTTGTCTCGATTTCATTTTTTTGTTTAAATTCCTTTAGTTCTGTTAAATTTGATAGTTGTCAAACAGTGCAAATACTATGATCTACTGGGTACAGGTTTTGTACCTATGTTATTTTTAATAGTTATCAAACAGCGTGCATGAGCAATACAATCTAGCATTGTTTTGTACCTATGTTATTTTTTATAGTTGCCAAACACCAAATAACATAAATCCGACAAAATAACATAGATTTTAGTGAGTGCTATAATAAACCTCACTTTTGGCGTACTCAATACTATTTGAGCAGAATATTCTATATATTCCCAAAACACACCAAATATTTTAATTTCTTTTTATTGATTCGATAATGTAAAATCAAATAGGTATCAAACTATTGGCTAGTGTAGTCGCCTACTACCTATGTTTTGTACCTATGTAAAATCAAATAGGTATCAAACTTATCGTGAACGTAATCAGTCATTACGTTTGTTTTGTACCTATGTAAAATCAAATAGGTATCAAACTTATATCAGGTGTCATATGCACGTGCGACAGGTTTTGTACCTATGTAAAATCAAATAGGTATCAAACCTCAAATTATCTTGTCCAATTTTGTTACCTAATTTACATAGATTCTAGTGAGTATCCTACGATCTCACTTTTGGCATAGCCACAACTCTGTGACCAGAAATTTTAATTGGAATAAAATTTCCCAAAACATGCCATATATTTTACTTGTGTAATTTTTAATGGTTCTAAAACTGGCAAACAGTCAGCCGTCAGAACATATCAGTTTTGTACTTGTGTAATTTTTAATGGTTCTAAAACCTCAAATCTTAATTATGTATACAATACGGAACTTTATGTTCTGCTTCATTACACAAATTTTAGTGAGTGATTTCTCCTCACTTTTGGCGTAGTCATGTTATTTATGGCTGAGGGAGCATCGAACTCCCTCCAAAACACACCAAATATTTAAGCAGCTTTTTTATTATCATTATTTTTATCATCTTCTAAGACGATTCCATAATAATCTGCCGCAGCCTGAATCGTTTCTTTTGAACATTTAAATTTATCGTCTGTAAATTGTGTTGACATTGCGATGTTTCTAGCCGCATTGTAATCTGCATTTACAGTATATAACTTGTGGCTTTTACAATTAGGGTTCTTACATTTAAATGTTGCCTGATCTTTTCTTTGTCCTTTCTCCCAATGCCCACAAAAACTACACACTTGAGATGTAAATGATGGATTGATTTTTCTAACTATGATTCCACATTGTTCTGCTTTATATGTAATATATTGTTGTAGTTTGTAAAAGCTCCAATTTCTTAAAACAAATTCGCTTGAATCATATCCTTTTAAATTTTCTATGTTGATATACTTTGCTCTATGTTTAATTGCATAATCAACAACTTTTTTACTAACTCGATGGCAATATGTATCAACAAAGTTATTTTCTTTCTCTTTTAATCTCTCTAACGCTAATAATTTTCTTTTTCTTCCATGTCCGCCTTTTGCCAATCTCAAAGCTTTTTGTAGTTGTGCATATTCGTTTTGAAACTTTGTTCTTCTTGAAACAAGATCATTTCCACTACCAATATATTGTTTATCATATTCGTTATTATTTAAAGCACACACCGCAGGAACAGCAAGCCCTAAGTCAACTCCAACAACAGTATTTTCATCTAAATCCATTTTTTGTTTCTGCATTGTTATGCTTAAATTCATTTCTATTTTATCGTCATCAATCCCAAATGTACTTCCGCCAACTGAATACTCTCCTGTGAAAATCTTGATAATTGTTGAAATTAATTCTGCCTTATTCTTGTTTTGTTTATGTCCAAAATTAATCTTGAATTTAGCAATCGTTGGAAGACCATTACCACCCAAGCACACATACACTGGGCATGTAGGCTTACCAATATTCTTTTTTAATTCTGTTATATCTTTACAATCTGTAAAAATACCAAAATTCTGACTAGTTAAAGTAAAAGGAGAATCGAATTTGTAATTAGGGACAGAAACTTTTCCTTCCAATACTCCATCTTTAATTAAATTCTTAATTTTACCTGTAAACGCTTGTTTGAAATCAGATCCATATCCTGCTAACGGATTATCAATATCAACATTTGTAAAGATACTACCATTCTTATTACCAGCCTTACGATAACATTTATTGACATTGGCACTCACCCATTTATTCTTTTCTGTAAGAGTCGGTAAATTTGCCACTTCGTCTTGTATCATTTTCGTATATATGTAAGATAGGATATAATTCTTTCGTCTTGCCTCACTCTCCATTGCCCTTCTTACAATATCGTATGTATAATCACTTGCCATTTTATGAGTGTATTCTTTAATTCCATTTTCTTTGAACTCTTCATATTGCTTTTCTAATTCTGCAAGTTGTTGTTTATACCCATCTACTCTTTCTGGCTTGCTTGTGTTCTTAATCTGTTTCTTTTTTATTTCAATTTGCCTTGGAAAATCTTTTTCTAAGAAAGCATCAATTCTTTTCTTCCACTCTTTTCGCTCGCTTGCGACAGGAATTAACGTGATCTTCCTTGTAATTGTCATTGTATTATCGTCTTGTTTTTTAGCCATATCTACTTCACTTCCTTACCATCTGGCATTATAAATTCCCAATATCCATCACTATTTTCAACTTCTTTTGGTTCTTCTTTTTCCATTTTCTCCATCAATTTCCGACCTCGCTCAATATCTTCTTTTGTCCAATTTTCTACTTCGTCAATCAAACCTTGCAAAAACTTCAATGATTCTTGTTTACTCATAAGTCTTATTCCTCACATTTTCTACCATATAGTAAGAATCCAATATCTCGTATTCTACCTATCTTACGATCATCCTTGTTTTCAAAAAATTCTAAAGAGTAAATATCACGATTAGAGATATTTACTGGTTTATCAAATTTAACGGTCATATATCTATACCCATATCTGCGACCAATCTCATCTGTTCCGATGCGAGTAATTGTACCTTTGTCGTTATTTCTAACCAAACCTCCTTTAGCCGCTGGCTTCATTCTATAAATATAAACTCTATCTCCGACCTTTAGCATTTACTTACCTTCCATTTCTTCATATAACTCTCTAAACTTTCTAAAATCATCCGCACTTCCACCATTATCTGGGTGGCTTTTCTTCATTGCATACTTCACTGCGTCCTTAACATCTGAACGAGTTTCTTCCTTATTATATGTACCATTTTCTTTGTCGTTCGCATCAGCCATGAATGACATCTTATCTAAGATCAGATTTACATTTGTCTGCCTCAGCCGATCCATCTTTCTTTCATATTTCAGGAATACGATCGCTCCAACGATACAAAACCCGATCGCATAGCCAATGGCAAACTCAATATTGGCTCCCATATTAATCACCTCTCTTTACATAAAACTCAGATTTCACCCTTAGTCGTATATCTTTTCTCACAGCCACATTTCTTACACCGATAAACCTTTTCACACTTATAAGGCTTAGTTGATTTCTCGCTCCAATATATATCTGAATTAAATATCTGTTCCCAATCATGTTTACAGAAACACGACCTGATATACCAAATTAATCTTCTCATTTAATACCTTACACCTCATATTTCACTCAATAAGTCTTTCACAATTACTCGGTCTGCATCTTTAACCTTTTTTGATTTTGTTGTTGCCATGAACTTTAACCACTCTTTTCTCATTTTCTTTTCATTATCATTTAGGTGTTCGATGACAATTAATTGCTTAGAATTAAGTTTGTCGTGACTAGAAATATAGTTATTCCATCCGTCTTTCCAAAACAGCTTGTTTGAGATAACTAATGCATATCCCATCAATGTTTCTCCATTTACCATTCTTGATCTAAAACACAGATTTCCATTTTCAATGGGATTATTTCTCATATCTTTCATTCTTCATCACCTTCTTCTGGTCTTAACATAATACCAAGACCTGTGCACATTCCTGTAAGTTTCTTATCCATTGCCTTGATTCTTTTGTAATTGTAATAAGTCATGTATGGTACTCCAATGCCGATTGCTACGATCACCATAAACGCCAATACCCAAATTATGTAAAACAAAATGTCCATTTTATCTTTCTCCTTTCTTATTTTTATTTAAAATTTTGACTTTCGCTCTTTTACCAGTTATACATTTTCGTTCTAAATTATCTGGTATATCATCTTCTCCAAACATGCATAGATCAGCTTGCCCGAAATAATATTGACAATCCTTACATATACAATAAGGTATTTCCCTAAGTGCCATAATAATTCCCTTCCTTTTATTTCTGCGGTGCAAAATCGAACCACCATACTGTGTAAAAATTCTTTTGAAAATATGTATCGTCTCCATCATCAAGCTCTTCAAAATATTTTCTGCCTCGTTCCTTAACATCGTCTTCATTGAAATAACTATATGCCCATGCAGGAATTGTGTAAGATTCCTTATCTTCTAAGCAGAGATTTAACAAATCTTTGATCATCATCTGCAATTCTTCTTCATCATATCCCTGCGTCATTACATCAAAATATGGGATATATGCCATATATGGAACTGAGTCATTTTCATCTTTCAGAACTACAACAGGAAATGTTAGATTATAATTCATGTTTTTAATCCTCTTTTTTACTGGGCTTCTTATGTTTCTTTTTGTATGGTGTACAATAATCGGATGAGACCCATCGCCAACAATTTTTTCTATAAATTAAGAAATCTGCATAATGTTCGAATTCGTAACCTTTCGTATATTTATCTGAGCATACCCCATACACTTTGTATGGCTTACCTTTATATAAAACTTTCATACTATTCATCCACCTCACAATCAACATCAAATAGATATTTTATGATACGTTTTGTACCGATTTTGTTGGCAGCATCCTCTGCAATTTCCGGAGAAGTAAAATAAATGCCATTGATTGTTTGTGATGCATATAAATATGCCGTTGTTAAATCTCTATCTACAATGTCATACCTAATACAACAATGCTCATTTTCACCATCCCAAATTAGTTTTTCCGAATTATTATGTTCGTCAGCATATCTCTGCAACTCAACATTGACCTTCTGTTTTTCAATAGCAAACTCTGTATCCTTTTCAGTCTTAAATACATTACCTAAAGCTAATCTTCTCAAATCTGATGCTCTACCTTGCCATTTTGCAATACCGATCTGTCCATCATTAGTGATGTAATAATACTCATCTCCGTTCTTTAACCCACATGGATTTGTTTCTTCTTTCTGTTCTGATCTCTCGCAGAACTGCTCAAATAATGATTTAAATAAATTCTGCTGTGCTTCAGATAATTTTGAAATATCAATTGTCTTTTCTGTACCCATTTTCTTTCACCTCACTTTATGCTCCAAAGATGTATTTAATGATTCTGTCTCTTCCGATTGCTTCAATTGCATCAACTAAAACATCTTTTGATGTAAACATAACTGTACCCTGTATTTTTGTTGTAGCCCATGTATCGCAAAGAAGTCTTTTCCCGTCTTCTTCACATCGAATACAATAACAACGATTGGCAAATTCTGTGCCGTTGTGTTCCTTTGCATACCGCTCAAGTTCAACTTCTACTTTTCTTTTCTTTCTTGCAAATACTGCTTCTTCTTGTGTTTTAAATACGTTGCCTAATACCCATCTACCGTTATCGACAATGCTATTAAACCATATTGCGCTATAAATAGATCCGCTACCATCAATGTAATGATATCTTTCACCGTATTTTGGTTTCCAAACTTTAGACCCTGAATTAGTTTTTTCTTTTGGTTTCGCTCTTTCACAACATTTATCAAATAATGCTTTTATCAGATCCTGTTCTGCCTCTGGTAATACTGAAATATCAATTGTTTTTGTTACACTCATTTGTTTTCCTCGCTTTTAAACTCTTCAATCTCTCTCCACGCCAAAACACTTTCGTCATTATAGTATAAAATGTTACTGTTACGCCTTCTCCATCCATGAGAATCGTGCCATGACCTATGGGTGGATTCACCTTTTATAAAAACCCAAACGTACTTAATATCTTCTGGCAGATCGTCAGGATTCTTTCTTAAGTCGTGCCATTTGTATTTTTCTTTGTATTTCCTCAACTCTTCAAGTTCTTCCAACCACTCTGCAAGCTGTTCATGCTCTTTCATGCATTCAATACACCTGTCAAGTTTTTCATCTTCTGCATTTGCACGATGTAACATAGCCTGTCTATATTTCTTTGTTGCAACATCTTTTGCGTGCTTAATAGCTTCTTCTAATTTCATTTGTCTTCTCCTCTCTAATCAATTTCTGCGATACTTTCTACGAAGCAGTTGTAGTAAATATATCTCTTACCTTTGTAGTCAAACTTGACATATCCACCATCATTTGTATCAATATCAATTTTTCCTTTATATTCAGCAATCTTCTTACCGTCTGCCGTGTATACTGTAATGACTCTATTCATACCGCCATTCCAATCGCTTTTCATATCAACGATTTCTCTTTTGAATCCTGCGCATCCTGTCATTGATCCTAAGCAAATCGTTGCTCCTAAAACCGTTGCCAAAATTTTCTTTCTCATTTATTTCTCTCCTTCTTCTTTATAGTAATATCCATACAAGCAGCAATCTCCAGAATCCCAAGTGTCGTAATAACAACCGTTTGAAATTGCAACTACATGATTCGCAACATTTACCAAGTAATTGCCTTGCCTATGATTTTTTGCAAAGCTTTCAACTGTTGGTCGTTTAGATCCTTTTCGGTTGCTAATACCTTGATAAGCAAATCCGTTATCGAATAAATATTCCTCATAACATCTTCGTTCTGATGGCATACACTGCATGTCTCTTGCGTATGGTAATAAGTCATCAAATGTTGCTAACCATTCTTTATTAAGAACTTTTGTTAATGCTCTGATCACGCAATCTGAATGATTGTCTTTTGTATCTTTATCGTTTGGTTGATAATATCTGTAAATTTTATTTGACATCCTCTCGCCCCTTCATATTTCATTTCTTAAAGTTTATCTCTCACTTGTTGAATATAATATACCACTTCTTGCAGATAGTGTCAATACAAAATCTTCAACTTCTTGAATATTTTATTTTACATCCTGTATGTAATATGCTATAATATAGATGTGGAGGTATATCATATGATAAGTTATAAACCACTTTTCGTAACTTTGGCGAAAAGAGGTATGACAAAATCTGATTTACGAACCGCATTAAATATGGGTTCTGGTACTATTGCTAAGATGGCAAAGAATCAATATATCAGTCTCGAAAACATTGATAAAATTTGCTTATATCTTGATTGCAAAGTTGAAGATGTTATCGAGGTCATACCAAACGATTAATCAAAAAGACTTTGACCATTTAGGTTAAGGTCTTTTTTAGTGGAAACAACAGGAATCGAACCTGTGTCGGCAATTTATATGTGATGAAAATTAAAATGTAAATAAATAAAATACTTATATGGAGGTAGAAAAATGAATGTTTATGTATTGCCTGCTCTACCAACTGAGCTATGTTTCCATGACTGGCATTGTATTTCAAATGCCAGTTTTATTTTATGTTTGTGAAATTAATTTAAATGAGTTTATTTTTTACGTGAATTCTTAATCTGATTTAGAATCGCTTCTGCATCCCTCTGTTTTTCTTCCTGTTCCATGCGGTAATCTAAAGCATCTGCACTAGACTCATAAGCGATTTTACTACCTCTAGCTTTTTCATTAAGCTGTTTTGCACTATCACGTACTTCTTCTAAAGCTTCCTGGTTGACAGTAGTATTTTTAAACTTATCCATACTATCGTGTAAATCAATCATCTGCTGATCCGCTTCAATCTGGTCAATAGTACGTTTCTTTTCATCCTGTAGTTTAATAACTTCTTCATTAGCACGATCTCTAATTTCCTGCTGTTGAATCTTCATGTCTTTTAACTCTTTAATGTATTCTTTCTTTTTATCTACATCTTTTTCTAAATTGGCTAATCTCGTTGCATAAGTCATAGCACGTTCGTCGTTATTATTGTCAAGACATGCGTCAATCTGCATTCTGATTTTCTGCATATCTTTTTTCATAAGATGAAGTTCTTCTTCTGCCTGATCAAGTCTTCCCGAAATCTTTGTATATGTCTCTGCGGCTTTACTATATAGTTCCCTTTTCTCTCGAATTGCCATATTATATCTTGACTTAGCACCTTCTGCCGTCATTGCATCTTCCTTAAGTTTCTCTTCTACTGTACCAGACATTCTACTTTTGATTTTCTGTCCGTTTTTTGTGAATAATAAATATGCTGCGATCAACACAAGCACACAAATAAAAATTGCTACCATAATAATTCCTTCCTAGTATTCAATTGGGGTTCCGTTTTCATCAAGATCCTGCCCTTCATTAATTGCCATTCCAAAATTTTTAAACAGTTCAGTCATACCTCCTGTATAGCCAGAACCTAAAGCCTGCCATCTAAATCCATTACCATACTTATACAGACGACCTAACTCAACTGCATTTAAACTGTCAAAGTTTCTGTTTTCAGATAAATCATACTTATACTGATCACTATTTGGATCGTCATAATCACATACCATAACTACTGAATTACTAACCATTCCAAAATTCTGAAGTCTCTGAATAGCTCGATAAATACTAACACCAACAATAAACTCTGATCTATCAGCAGGGAATTTTGTCGCATCTACAATAAAATATTCATCATAATGCACTCCTCTATATTCGATTCCCTGAGAATCATCTCCATCTGTATTGTCTCCTGAATATTCAATCCAAGGATATTTCTCTGGATCATAAGTGTTATAATTTACAATATCTTTTGGGTAGGCAACCTTACGATCTCCGTTTGTTAAAAAACCATTTAGATCACAATCATTTGGTGCTTCGCCAGAATATCTATTCATATCCCAGTTGATACCAATAAAGATTTTCTTCATTGCTGATCCATCTTCTTTTACCATGTCAATTTTCTGATTTTTACTCATATCAATTACTGCCATATTCTTATACCTCTACTTTCTTATTTGTCGTTTAACCAATCAATGTACTGTCTTAAAATTTCTGTATATAACTCCTCATCAGACATACGATTCATGTCTTTTACTGCTGTGAACCCTGTATTGTCATGTTTACGCCCCTTAAGATTGTCAAGTTTCTTCAGATAATTGAAGTCCTCATCACCGATACCAATAAACTGCACGAAAATGTTATATTCAGATAATTCTCTTACGATATCATCTGTCTCACTTGCATCCCAGTTTTCTCCATCTGTAATAAAAATAATGAATGCAGGAATGTTGCTTGGTTCAACGTCTTTGTAATAATGAACCATATCTGTAAGAACTGGTGCATAATTCGTACCACCCATATTCATGTGAGATCCCATCATTTCTTTTCTTACATAATTCTTGTAATTGTTAATTGTAACTGCATCCAGTCTGTCAAAGCCATTTGAAAATAGCCATGATTCTAGCTCTCCATTATCATCAAACTTTAATGCAATTGGAAGTAATCTTGTTACTACATCCTGAACAGAACCATTGCTAAATAAATTGCTCATACTTCCTGAGTAGTCCATTGCTAAAGCAACTCTTGCAATATGATCATTCATATTCACTTTTCGGTCTTTCGACATATCAATCAGAACTTTATTTAAACTCTGTGCTGATTTAGACATATCGATTACCGCTGAGTTGGCAGGACTCTGGGGAGCCGAAGCTCCTCTATTGTCCATTGTCGTACTTGCCACTGGTGCGGAAGTCTGTGAATTGTGCTGTTTCCCAAATAATTTGTCAAATAATCCCATACATATATCTCCTTTATTTCTGTTTATTTACAATCACTTTGCGTAAAAAATCAATAGGTACGATCATCAACGCTAAAATGATAATTGTAAACCAATGTGTTACATCTAATGCTACTGTATTTACTAATGAACTTGCTACATTACACAACAATACTGTGAATGCGAAAATTCCTACTGCAATTTCAATGAATAACTTATTTTTACCAATGCCTTTAAATAAGTTGAACGAATCTGTTCTGATATTGAATCCATTAAATACTGCCATAAAACATAGCAATGCAAATCTCGCTGTCATTCCTAGCTCATCTGTTCCAAATATTTTTGAAATTGGTGATAAAATCAAAACACCATATAGTGCGATAAATCCTATTGTAGTAATCGCAATTCTCTGTTTTGCTCCACGAATAAATAATCCAGATCCTTTAACAATAGGTCGTTCAGACATATACTCCTCTTTCGGTGGCTCTCCACCAAATGATAAAGAGTTAAGCGAATCCATGATAATATTGATAATCAAAATCTGTACAGATGCTAAGAATGCTCCTGTTGCTACTAACGGATAAATTGTACTTAGAATCAACAATGCAATATTAATTGGTAGCTGAAATTCTAAGAACATCATGATATTATGCATAAATGTTCGTCCAAGTTCTACGCCTTTAACGATTGAAGCAAAGTTATCATCTGTTAGAATAATGTCTGAAGCTTCTTTTGCTACATCACTACCACTCTGCATACCAAAACCAACATCTGATTTCTTTAATGCAGCGGAATCATTTACTCCATCACCTGTCATAGCAACGGATCTGCCAACTTCCTGTGCTAAGGTTACTAATCTTAGTTTTGTTTGTGGTGAACATCTTGCGATCACTCGTAAATTTGGAAGAATTTCTTTCACTTTTTCGTCACTTAACTGTACAAATTCGCTATCTGTTAAAGCGATATCTGTACCATTTTCTTCATATATACCACTCTTAATCGCTACAGCTTTTGCTGTTTCAATGCAATCTCCTGTGATTTCAATGATCTGAATACCTGCATCATGTGCTATTTTTACAGCATTTGGAACTTCTTTTCTTACAGGATCAACTACACCAATGATGCCGATCAGAGTCATATTATTTGGTAGCTGATTCTCTGTAATTGTCCCAATGTTTTCTGTTAATGCGATACAACGCATTGCTTGAGATGTCATATTACTAATTGCTTTGTTCATATTGTTTACGACTTCTTTAGTCATTTCTTTGACTTCATTGCCATCGTAATAATATTTGCAATTTGCAATTAATTTTTCGGGTGCTCCCTTATAATATGTAAGACCTTTCTTACATTCATAAGCAGAATACTTATTAGAGCTACTAAAAACCTGTTTATTCTTCTGCCCAAGTCCATCAATTCCAGACACCGTATAATATCTATCATAAGGAATTAAACTTAAGGTTGCTCTGTCAATAGAGTTGCCGCCTGTGATATTGCCATGATCATCAAATACTGCACTGTTGTTTAAGCAAATGTTATTCACTAAAGGTTCAAATGTACTACAATTTTTTGTAATATCGTTGCCTGCACCATCAATGATTCTCTCTGGTGTCATTACACCTGTTGTAAGTGTTCCTGTCTTATCTGTACAAATTAAATCTACATAAGCAAGTTCTGGAATCTTATTTGGATTCTTAGCAAGAATATTAAACTTCTTCATTGTACTCACATTCTGTTTAGTAACTAATTCGATAATCAGTGGTAATCCTTCGGGAACCGCAGCGACCACAATTGATACTGCTACAGATAAATTCTGAGCAAACTTCTTAAGAATTTCTAGTGCTCCACCATCAAAATATTTATCAAAACCAAGACTTACAATGCCTGTTGCAACTAGGACAATAAATGTAAGTGTGGCTGCTAGAGATCCCCATTTTGTGATGAACGCTGCAAGGTTTCCTAACGCAATATCTAATGCTGTTTCTGGAGCTTCTAATGTCTGACTCTTTACAAGTGTATCTCCATTAACTGTATTGATACCGACCTGCGTTACAATCATCTTACCTTCGCCAGACATAACCTGTGTGCCTGCAAATAATGAATTCTGATCCACATATGCGTCTGTAGATGAATCTACTCGTGCATGAAAATTAAAATTCTCGATCGGAGTTTTCTCGATTTCTTTTGTTTCCCCATTGATTGCCGAATTGTTAACTGTAATCTTGCCATCAATAATATATCCGTCTGCAAAAATTTGCTGTCCAGTACCAACCAGAACAATATCATCTACTACAATATCATCCGTATTAATTGTCTGAATCTTGCCATTTCTAATAACTTCACAATATCTCGTTGATGTTTCTGCTTTTAAATCAGCCTTTGATTTCTGAGAATCAAGCCCTGTCTTGACAGATAATGTTGTTGCGAGAGCAAGTACAACTAAAACTGCAATTGGTTCCGAAAAACTCATTACTCCTGCTACGGCAAGTACTAGCTGTAATACAGCAATTACAATTAAAATCATTAAAGTCGGATCTTTCAATGCATCTACTGCGAAATCCACCCAAGTTTTCATTGGTGGTTCTGGTAACTTGTTCGAACCATACATTCGTCGATTATCCGATACCTGCCTGTCTGTTAGTCCATTCATGTTAATCATAAATATCTCCTTTGTTATAAAATTTATTTATCACAACACCATATATAGATGTCATAATCTTGTTATTAAATACATCCGCCACAAGAATTAGTGCGAAAATCCTCTTCGTTGATTGCCTTGAAAATCTGACGCTGAGCATCAATATCTGTTGTAATTTCATCTAACCAATACTTATTAGCCTCAATCCACTCATCTTGTTTCAGTCCGTCATAATATGATTCCCATTCTTCAACCCATCCCTTGAAATACCATCGCTCATATCTTTTATATGTATTCATAGGTTCTGTGCGTAAGTCTTCTGGAATCTTATCGGTAACATCTTTACCATCAACATAAAGCTTCCATTCTCCAATACAGAGTGCAAAACCACGACCTGTCCATTTTGCTTTAACTTCCATATTTAATCATCCAACTCCATTCCTGCCTCGATCCACATGCCAGATATAAATTTAGGCATTGGAGTAAGTTTAAATACATTCTTCTCATGCATTTCATCAATGATCTGTCTCACTGCTTTATCCTTGCATTCACCTGTTCTGATATATTCATCCAACACTTCGTATGTAAATCCAAGATTATCTTCATCTGTCTTGCCACATAACCCATCAGTAGGAGTTTTTTCGATTAACTCTGTTGGAAGTCCCAGAACTCTACCAATTGCTTTAACTTCTGTTACAGTCAGATCACTTAATGGACTAAAATCTCCTGCTCCATCTCCATATCTTGTTGCATACCCAACCCAATCTTCAGAAAGGTTACAAGTATTGGCAACCCTACCATCCATACTCTGTGCAAACGCATATAATGTTGCCATTCGGATACGAGCAGGTAAATTAGTAGCACTCTGCTTACTCCATTTACCATTTAATACGCTTGATACTTCATGCTTGATACTTAAACATGGCTCGTAGATATTAACCGTATAGTTGTCAATTCTTAAGTGATCACATAACATTCTTGAATATTCAATGTCTGACTGATCTCCCTGTGGCATCATAATTCCAATTACTCGATCCTTACCAAGTGCTTCTACACATAAGGCTGTAACCACTGATGAATCCTTGCCTCCTGAAATTCCTACAATGGCATTACATCCTTTACCATTAATTTCAAACCAATCTCTGATCCACTGCACTAATCTGTCTTTGGTTTCTGCTGCATTAAAACTCATGTTTTATATCTCCTCTCTTAATTCTTGAAATAAGTATTTTTAAGTGTTTATAGACTAAAGGCAAGCCACCTCTGTCATCAATATATACATTTGCATATGTCTTGCGACCGCCTACGGGAACTGAACTGTCACAGTTGATACCTTTGTATTTAATCTTATGATTCTGTAAATAATTTGCGATCATATCATATTTGTCTGATCCATTACCTGTCAGAATAATCACTTCAGAATAATCTTCCCATTCTCGAAGCAAATTCATCACATCGTCATAAGTTCTACCAACTTTGTGAAAATCATATAATGTATCATCAAAATCTACACAGAAAATTAATTTTCCATATTTCTTAAATTCATCTTCAAGTCGCTGATAGCAATGGTCTTCATCTAAGTAAAAATCCATTAAAATTCTCCTTCGTTTAATACTCTTCTGATTTCCTGCAATGACTGTTCTTTTACTAATTTGCCATCTCTAAATACCGTCTCAAGCAGATTATTCATTGGAAGATTTTCTGAAGTATATCCATCTTTAAATGTCAATTTACCGTCTGATCCTTTATAGACATGACACAAACCTCTCTGAGATTTTTTAAATCCACCATCTTTTGGATTCTTAAAAATCGGATATGGTTTGCCATCAATCTCACAATACGTTGCTTTGATACAGCTACTAAATGTATCTCTTGTAAATGGTTTCAAAACTCCATCTTCTTCAATACACTGGAATGAGAATGATCCAACGCCAAGTGCAACATTGCTTGCTGCGAATCCATTTTTCTCTAAGATGTCATAAATCTGCTCACATCTCTGCACTGTAATTGAATCTCCGTAAATTGCTTTTACATGAGGATCTAATACTTTGTATCCTTTACTATTCGTAGTTCCGCCAAATTCTTCCCATAACTTGAATACCGTTCTGGTTACTACATCTACACAATTTCCTGAATCTCCTCTTACAAGAAAACATCCATTGTGATTCATGATCTCATTCTTGAGTTTTGGAAGAATATTCTCTACAACGTTCCAATAATCATATGAATCCAATACTGCGGAGAAGCTTGTGTTTGGATAAATCTCTGTAAGTAATCTTTTAATCAGAGTCTCTTCATCTCCGTCAATCGCATAATTACTACACGCAACCGAATGCTCAGTAGACGGGCTACCAAAAGCAACTGGTTCTTTCGTACAATCACAATTATAATTTTTCTCTAAATATGGAATTGTTGGAACCGTAGCTGTATTTAAGAATGATAAACACCATCCTGCCCCTGCTTTAACCGCAGACTGTAAACACTCTTCTCCACGAAAATCAAAAGCTCCTAATGCTCTAGCTTTTACGGTATTGTCATCGCAAGTCATTTCATAAAACTTATTAACGATCTGTCTATATGTATGCCCGACAGTTGCAGCGATCATCGGATGCCACATTTCTGCGGAAATTAAGCTTTCTAATGCCTGTGGCAACCATGCAAAATCTTTATGTGTATTCTCAATACTAAACATCGGCACATGCATTGGTACTAAAGTTCCTTCAGGAAGAGCCTTAATCTCAATTGGAAGATAGCCAAGATCATATAAATCTTCGATTTTCTGTAATCCATATGTACCTTCTCCAAGAGCTGCATCCATTACTGTCTTATAAGTACCAATTGCTTTGTTTCTATATTCAAAGAAAAAATACTCATTAAAATAATCGACCAAATACTCTTTAATGAATCCTTGTAATCCAAACATGGCTACTTCATTCCATCGTTTTACTCTGCTCATACGTGGAGTAAAATAAGAAACAGATTTTGTAATACCTTTTGGTAACATTTCAGCATGAACTGCTTTATAAAAATCAATTAATAACATTGGATTTGTCTGTTTCATAAATCTAACACCTCAACTTTCTCATGTTCTTTCGTAAAAATACTACGTGTTGTAAATACTTTTTTAAACAAACTATCTTCCTTTAGTAATTCGCCATCAAGAATTGTGTTTTCACAGTGAGTAACGTACAAATACATATCTTTACAACCGTATTTGTTTAATTCTTTTGATCCATAATAGAATGTGCCACCTTTGCTACAAATATCATCAATCATTAGAATTGCTGTATTCTCATCTAATTTATCTGTATCTCCATGAATCTCAATACCAAGAATTTCTCCTGTCTTCCAATCACGATTTTTAATTCCATAGACAATCGGATAATCATCTGATACAAATTCAGAATATCTTTTTAGTGATCCGCTATCTGGGAAATAAATTACGAGATTTCTTGATGGCTCTGTTTTAAGGACTTTGCTACAAGTTTGTGTGATATATGATGCTCCACGGATTACTTCTACATGATTAATCAGTGCAGTAGATACATCGGAATGTGGATCAGTTACAACCACTCTTACAAAATCCAGACCATTAATAATTTCCGCAAAATATTTTAATGTAAAGCATTCACATGAATCTTTGACTCTGTCAAATCTTGCATTTGGTATATATGGCATCATTAACGCCTGTTGCAGCTGTGGGAAATTCTCTCTAATACTTTCTGAGATACAATATAACGAAAATAATTCTTTGTCTGATTCATACAACCATGTAATATATACCGTCTTATTTTCTATAATCTCTCGATGCATCGCTCCTAACGGTAAATCAATTTTCTGTGTTCCATCTGGAAAAGCTTCTGGAACAACTGGTATTCCACCAATGCTAATCATCTTTTATTACTCCTTTACTCATTAATTACTTCAATCTGGCACATCTTCATTGCTTCAAGTGCGTTCTTATGACTTTCTGGTGTCACACCCGCACAACAAGATGCATCTACGACAATCTTTGCTTCTGGCAACGCTGCTTTTAGCAACATTGCATTTGAGATTACACAAATATCTGTACAAAGACCAATTAAGGTAATTTCAACATCTTCTGGATGAGATCGACCATCTTCACCGAATTCATCAGAACAATCGTCCATAAGTTCTAATGACCCAAATGTTTCTTTACAATAGTTCTCAAGAAGCCAAATAGCATTTTCTTGCTTGTCATTGCGACAAAACATCTCTGACGATAATAATGCCTTTCTAACTTCTTCATTTAAATGCCATCCATCTTCTCCGCAGATGCAATGCTTTACTGGAAGATTCTTTCCTTCCTGTGTAGATAAATAATTTTCATCGTGTGTGTCCATTGTTGCAACAATAATGCCATCAAAATTTTTAATTTTCTCAATTACTTTTGGAACAATTTCCTGTGCTTCTTTGGTTCCAAGGCTTCCGTCGATAAAATCATTCTGCATATCGACGACAACCAATAATTTATTAACGTCCATTGTTTTCTCCTTCTATTAAATTACTGTTTTATTAATCAAATAATCCATACCCAAAGTGCTGTCTCAGTTCATCATTCCAACTATTAATCGATTCAACTTTTGGCTCTTGGACAAGCTTATATCGAAAATCTTCAGGCATAGACAGTGCGATAAAATTCATAATAAGTTTTGCACAATCTTTCCTTTCTTCGATATAATACACGCCATCTTCTTTATAGAAATCAACCTCTTTAAAACACCCAGAATTATTCAAAATTTCAAATGCTGTTTCGCTCATTTCTGATTCTTGATACTCTGTCCAAATCAGTCTCTCACTTCTATAACCAAGACCTAGACCCGTATAATCTTCATTGTAATTAAAAGCTACTCCTAGCTTTTTACAACTGTCTTTATACGCTTGTCGAATTTTATGAATATCATAGTTACAATCAAATAAAAAACTTTCTGATATTTTATGCCCATCTTCCGACCAGTCGCCTAATTCTAATTTATAAATCATTCCAGTCTCCTTTCTTTAAGCACCCACCCGTCAAATATGACGGGCAGGTATATCGTCTTAATCTTCTAACGAATCAATCATTGCACGTAATTCCGCTTCTGACATCTTCTCAATAGCCTCATCCTGTTTCTTGGAAAGAGCATCAATATACTTTTTCTGTGTCTGTTTCTTATTAATACGTTCCTTCTCTGCAAGTTTCTCTTTACGTTTTGTTGTAAAGATATACTTCACAATACCAATCGCAGCCGTTAATTTTGGATCAACATTTGCATCATCCAACAGACTTTCTTCTGAAGATTTAACTTCCTGATCTTTCAGATTTTTATAAACCACGTCTAAATCTTTATCAGATAAATCCCATAAATCTTCTACGGATAATTCTCCCTTTGTTGATGGGAATCTCAATTTGCTTCTTGTTGCCATTTCGAATAACTTTTCTGTTGTCATAATTTAATCTCCTTTTTATATTAAAATTTAATTTTAAGAACTCTTTCTGTTGCACCCTTGACTTTAACGATCACATCATCTCGTTTTGTAGAACTGAAGCCAATTCCTGATAACTGGTTTGGATCATCTGCGACATGCATCTTGCTTCCTAAAGCCTCGAATACTCTATTGTGCTGTACTAATTCCTGCTTCAAAAACTCATTGAAGAATCCATTTGGAGTATCTTCATTTACACATCCGTTTAACATAAACAGATAATGTTTATGTCCAATACCTGTCTGCTCGTCCCAATAGTTAGGTGAATAACACATTACTGTTACTGGCACAAACTGATTTGTATTGATTCCCCAGATTTCTCTTGAAGATGTTGTTGATGGAAGTTTCTCTTTGATTGTGAATACTCCATCTTTTAATGTAACTGTAGCAACTGGTACGTTCTGTCCCTGTCTTAAAGGTTTATCATATTCAAATTCGTAAATCTGACCATCAAATTCAATCTCTGCTGTAAATCCTGATGTACCGTTGCTATGGCAATAATTATGTACGAAAAATTCATAGTCTCCATCAACCATTTCAGATTTATCCGCCCATGTAATATTTTCTACAGCAGGTTTTCCTTTTTCTGGATTGATTACATCAACATCAAGTCTGCCTCGTGTCACGTGATCAACCATATGGCTAAAGAAAATATGCTGACAAGGTGTTTTACAATGTGCATCAAAATCATCCCTATTCCAATCTTTTCCTGCATTCCACTGAATTGAAAATCTTAAGACTCCATCGACTGCTCCACCTGCGTTCTTAACTCTTTCTTTCATTTCGCTATCTGTCATATTTCCTGTGTATGCCCAACTGAAAGGATTATTCCACTTCATCATATTCTTAGCATCTTTATTTACAGGTGCGATCAGCGAAACCATATTCTTCTTGTGACGATTTTCAAACAGAACTTCTAATTCTTTTGCTGTTGGTAGAACATCTGATACAAATTTCTCTGCACTGATCTCTTCTACTTTAGAGAATTTCTTAGGATTTACAGCGACTTCCTTACTCATCTCATCAAAAATATCTAAGCCGCCCTGGATACGTGGTGCTGCATCACGATTACAAAACAGAATATTGTTTACCGTAATATCGTCAAGTCTTGCAAATCTACGCTGCAATGAATCCATATATCCTAAATCGGTTACAGTTTTCTTTGCATCCTCAAGCATCTTCTTTGTAAAGATTGCCTTTGGTCGTTTGTAATTCGCAGGAGCTACAACATTTTCATAAGCTTTTACTGCATTATCTAAATCCATACCTTCGCTGATATTCACAAGTAATGTACCGATACTATGGTTTCTAATACGACCAATTACATCTCCAATCGTCATGGCTTTTGCCCATGTGTATGTATCTTTCTCTTCATCGGATAAACCATTGTATTCTCGCTGATATTTTCTAAAGTCCTTTAAGATTCTTTCCCATTCCTGTCCTCTATAAAGAGTATTTGAAGCGATCAGTTCTAATACCGTATCAACAGCTTCTTCTGTGATTTCATCAAGCGATCTTTTGAACACGTTCTTTCGATCTCTAACTTTTGCTTTTGCTGTAGGAATATCGGATTTTCTTTCTAGTAAGCTCTCTGGAATCGGTGTATACATATGAGTCCATTTGATAATCTGCTTATCTTCTGTATATTCATTTGTACTTTTTACTCCAACTGTATTTGTAAAATGTCTCCAAATATCTTTAATCGGTTTTGATTCCACATATGTTCGTAAAGCATCAACTACTGGCTGAAATACGACATCATCAGTGTCGATCTCCCAGATCGTATGAATCTTACCGTCAACAATTGTTACAGCTCCACCGATTGTTTTAATGAAGTTTCGGCAATGCCCACAATCATATTCTCTTCGCTTGCGATACATTTTGTTAGTTCCTTCAGGGAAACTACTCAGATATACTTCCCAAAGTTCATCCTTATCAATATCGGTTTCATACAATGTAGAATTGTTTTTCTCTACATAGTCGAGCATCTTATTTAAACGCCCTGACAATTTGCTTAAAAAATTGCTCCAGTTTTCATTCATTGGTGTGCACATAATTTATCTCCTTTTCATTTTGTTATTTAATTGCTACGAAAACGTCTTCCTGTTTTCTATCATTAATATAAATTTCCCTACATTTAAGTTCTGGAAAATATTTCTTTGCTAATTTCTTAAATTCATTAGCAATCTTTTCATCTTCTGGTGTATAATGTAATTTGTCATCTGAAAAGTTAGGTACTAAACGATCCACCGTTCTTCTTAAGAATTTTGCATAAGGTAAACCTTTTCGTTCCTCTTCTCTCTGCTTATCATTCTCAAGAATTTTTTCTAATTTACATAAGTTTTCTGTCACTTCAATGCAGCTACTTGGATATTTCACATATTTGTTTGTCCAAAAATCAACTGCATCATGAGCACCTGCGTTACCAAACAGGTATTTTAATACACAAGTCTTGAAACCTTCTTCTCTGTTAAATCTGTCGAATCTGCTTGTATAAGCAACAGTTTCAGTACCACAGTTCCAAACCACCTTAACCATACCTCTGTAAAATTTAGCCTTAGTTACTGGTTTACCACCTCTTTCGAGTGGCTTACCATTACTATCTAAAACAGGTTCCCTAACTGTCATCTCTTTGTCTACATAAATAACTTTTTTGATTTTGTCTTTTAATTTTTCTGTATTCATATCTTTCTCCTCTTCGTTTTCTGTAAGTTCACTCATGATTTCATCCAATTTTTCTGACGAAAACGTTAAAGTCGCACTCGTTTCACCATTCCAAACAATATGTGTTGGTGCATAAGGACTCAACCCATGGTCGTCATGTATCATCCTTGATTCCCCTGGGGCTGAGAGTCCACCAAGCCAATTCTTTTCTGCTTCTGACGTCGCAGTAATTGGTTTTTGCTGATAGTGTGGCAGAGCAGACACTCTTCTTTCTGAAAGTGGTGGTAGGGTTAATGTATCAACCTGTATTTTGTCGGCTGAAATCGTACCTGTCTGAATCTCAATATCTTCATTCATTGTTTCCTGTCCTTTAGGCAAGATTATTACTTTTGATGTATTGTAATCTACATAGTCACATTTAAGATATTCCTCGATTAAAGCGTCATCAAATGCTAGTGTCCCATCATCAAGATGCATCATAATATATAGGTGACCAGTCGTATTCTCAGGGGAAATTGCGGTTAACCCAGCCCCATATATACTTTGTACTGGATTAAGATAATAATGCGATACTCTTGTGCTATCTGAATAATATGAAATTCTTTTAACTTCACAAATAACATGATATTTTGGCGACATTATACAAATACGATCATTTGTATTAATTGGATATATCGAAGATGGTTTTAATTTCACAAGAGTCCCATATCCATTATGTATCCAAACGCCCGTTTTATTTTCATCCATATAATTCTCCTCTCTAATGTATCAATTTGTTACTTTACATTTTTCATGGTATCGACATTCATCGACACTCAATACCTGCGTACCAATTTCAGGTACCAAGACGGTATTGGAGTTTATCTCCTTTCTAACATAATATTTACATTTTAATTTTGCAAAAATGCCTGTGCGAGTCATCATATATAATAAGGAAGAAACTCTACCCGATTATATTCTGGATCAGCTCATAATACTTTGTTCTACCGACATACGACTTATGTTCTGCATCTTTTAATTCTTTCTTCAAAGTACATATATCTTTCTGATTATCCATGCAATTCTGCATCACTTCTATGTATCGAATACAATTCTTGATCTTTCTATGCAATTCTTGTAAGGTTTTAAGATACCCAACAATCACAGCACGTTTCGCAGCATCAATCTTTTTAAACTCAATTGCATGAAGAATATCACTTCTGGCAGAATCGGCATATGATAATGCCTGTTCTAACTCAAATTTCTTTTCTCCTAATTGATCTGAGTCATATGCTAAAAGCCCTACTATAGCTCTTTCCTCAGTCTCTATATTGTCGATCAATGTATTATCACATTCCCAATCCATAAAGCAATTTCCATTACCTTTACGCATTATTTCACTAGATTCCATAGGTTTTCCAACTTTACCTAGCTCAATTTCTCTGGCATGAAATCCGTCTTTCATCCACGTATATTTATGCTTCAAACCTAAAATGTGCTTTGCTTGCTTGGAGGTAAATTGAGTAGCTTCAGACTTACGATTATCACGAACGTATCTATTTCTTGCATGATCTCTTTTCACATAGAACTCTTCATTCGTAATTATGTATTTCATACATCACTCCTATATTTAGTTGTGTTTTTTGGAAAAAATTTCATGTTGACGAACATGTTTAGAATTGTTATAATGATTTTAAGGATATTATTATCCTTTCAGATTAAACAATTCTAAATATCAAATTCGATTTTCTATCGTGCTGCCAACACGGTAGATTCAAAAAATCTTTTTTTGTTATCTATGATTTGTTTAGTTGAAATTTTTAGTTTGTGTGAAAGTAGAAGTTTTACCAAAGACTTCTGCTTTCTTTTTTATTGTCTGTATTTTTATGCCAACATTGTATCTCTCTTTGTATGTAAATTGCAGGCATTTGATTATGTCAAATATGTCGTCCTGCCTAATATGAGAGAACAAATTCTCATCTTGAATAAACTCGATCCAATGATATGAAAGATCTTTATCTTTGCCATAGATCTTCATCTTTCTATCATCTGCTCGAATCTTATATTCACTCAGAAACCACGATGACATTTCTGATGAGTGTAAATCAAGTACATCAACACGCATTTGATTTGATTGATTCGCTACCAATGTTTTTAATATTTGATTGTCCATATATAAAATTCCCTTCCTTTATTCTGTCATAGTTTGATGTACACGATACTGCTTATAGTCTTCATCGTTATATAAATAACCGATAGTTTTACCAATTACAGTTTGACGATCACTAAATTGCTTCTTTTTTAATCGATATGATATATAATAATTATAATAAAAATCAATTGCAATATCACTAAATTGACGTGCGATTACAGATCGTGCAATTCCTTCTTTTGATTTAACATAATATAAATCTGCAATTGCTTTGATATCCATTTTAGATTTTAAATATTGTATAAAACCAGAATTAATAACATCAATGGTTGTCAATTTCTTATAGGATAAAGTGTTGCCAGTTAATTCTAATTGAGACTGCACGTTACTATATATCCTCTTTTGTTCCGCTTGATATTCTTCTATATTATTACATTTTTCCCGTGGTATTAATACAAAATCATCATATATATTCGTATCTCCCATGTTCAATTTATATTCATTCAATGTCTCAATAAAATCTTTGGAGACTGGTTTCCCAAAAATTGTTAAATCATTTTGATTAATATCTGAGAATTTTAGATTTCTTAGCTCCTTTCCATTTATCCCATTATATAAACTCACAATGTGAAATCTAGTATTCAATTTGGTATCAGTTGATGCATTACACGACATCAAATTAGAAATAAACGCATTTATTTTATCTGGTGTAACATAATTAACACCAACTCTATTTGAGAAATATATATCAACTGCTAATTGCAAGTTTATAAATTTATCATTAACAAATGGATTATATTTAATGTAATTTTGTTCATATGCATAAGTATATAGTTTAACGAGCTGGTCATATCTTTTTTTAATAGAATTCATACTTTTGGTTTTTTTACCTCTAGTATCTGATAATATAGCCTCTTGGATTGTACCTGGTGCATACGTTAACCCAGATTCATTGTCGTCCGCAATATCAGAATCTAATAACCAATTCCATGTTGGGCGACGTGATTCTGATACATGAGAATCTATATAATTTTGTATCAATTCTTTATTATTCATAATATTCTCCATTTCTAGGATGCCATTGCATTCATGTACGATAACATGCCGTTTTGTATTAAAATGCCATGTCCTATTTTTAACATTACAGATAGATCAGATATTCTTCCCCAATACTCTAAAAGATTATTCTTTGGAATTGTTCTTCCTTGCTCTAAATACACCTGCGATACCATTTTTAATCCATTACTGGTATTTGGATAAATGGTTACATGTGTTGGTATCCAGTTCCTTAATTTTTTTGTAATTGGATACACGTTAATCTCTGTGCTCGTATTGTTACAAATATTATTAGAATATACGATGACTGGTCTTTTCCCATGCAAGATGTGACTACCTTCAATTTTCGGCAAATCTGCAAAATATATTCCCCAAACTTGAGGATTTTGATATTTGCCATATACATATTCTTTTCTTTTTCTGTTATCGTTTCCTTTTCTTTCTTTGTTAGTATATCCGTTCATTTTACGTCCCTCAACTTTCCCCAGTTGCATTTTTTATTTTCATGAATTAAATATACCATACTTTTTGCACCCTGTCAATAGGTGCAAGAAAGAAAGTTAATTTTTGTTGTGAACAAAGAATCTCTACATTTCTTATTATAATGCTACCATAGAACAAAATCAAGATATTTTTCGAACAGATGTTCTCTTTTTGTTCGAACACTTTACTTTGTGCTTACTTGGAAGGGGGAAATACTGTCTAACTTTATGAGGCTTATCCAGTTTCCATTTCTTTTCTTCAAAATCATAGTCACAAAAATCAAGCACTTCGTCCACACATCCATCATTATATTTGTAATCCACAATAACAGGATATGTTTTATACCTCATGTAACGTGATGCATTATCTGGTTTTAATGGTGGAATCTCTGCTGAAATCCACATAAGATTCTGGTTTGCTTTCTTTTCTTCCTTATTTTGTCTAATCGTATTTATCTTCATACAAAATTCTCCTATAAAATCCTAATAATTTGTTCGTAAATTGCAATCGCATTATCTCCTGGAAAGTTCTGGTTCACATGCATATGTCCAAAGAACCACTTTTTATATTCAACAGATTCTTTAATCTCTTGCAAATAATCCGTCAATATATCTGTTTTATACACACCTAATCCTTGATCCATTTGACATAATACAGATGCGTATGGACTATGTGTAATTATATAATCCACTTGCGATCCATTCTGCTTCAGATTCATCATACCTTCTGTCATTTCCTCCTCTGAAGGAAGCTCTTCTTTCCACCAGCTCACATGATTAATGCGAAACATTTTATCATAATCTCTATGCCATTCATTAATTCTTGGATCGTCTTGCTCTAAAATTCCATCTTGAACATCGTGAGAACTAGCTCCGCCAAACGTAAAGAATTTCTTGCCTTGAATATCAAATATCTGCCCTCGCATGAGATGAAAAATAGAATCACGAATCTTATGAACCTTTCCTCCATTCCATTCTTCTACAGGATATTCATACACCCTATCATAATTCTCATGGTTCCCACATACAAACAAAGTAGTAAATGGTTTGTTGTCCAACCATTTCAGATTATGTCGTTCTTCTTTTGTGTCGTGCCACAATCCAAAATCTCCACAAATGATTACATAATCATCCTTAGTCAGCCCTACGCCTTCAGGAAAAGAACGACTGTTTAATCGAGTCATCCAATCCCCATGTGTGTCTCCTGTTACAAATATCATACAATAACTCCTTCCAGTAATTCTTTTAATGCTTGCATATTATCCTCATGCACTCCATTATCTTTATCTGCATCATCTTTCCCTGTATCATAAGCACACTTGATAATCTCCATTACTCTATCATAGCTCACGTTAATAACATTTTCCCTCAGTCCATTAAATGCTCCGCTGATAATATCCTTGTATGTCTGAGCGATATCATCAAACAATACATGAGTTTCCTCCTCTGTAATTGTAGCATATAAAAACGTCATTGCAGGGCTACTATGATTCAATAATCTCATAAGTGTATACAATACGTTCTGATCATCTTTATGATCAACAAGTGTCCAATACACAAAGTTCTTTCGTAGTGTATGTGTACCAATGTTATCCTCAATTCCAACTGCTTTAGCACCTTTTTTAACAAAGTCTAAAGCATTTGCTTCTGTCATGTGTCCTGATCCAGATTTACATGTTCCGAAAACATAATCATCCATTGGCACTTCGCCATCAATCTTGACATCATATTTAGTTCCTGCGACAGCTTCAAAGAAAATATCCACTGCTTCTGTTACTAAGTCGTTAAAGTATACAGTTCTAAATTTCTTTGTTTTCTTTTCCTGCTTACGAGTCTTATCTTCCAATAAATCGCCCCATTTGAGTCTAACAATATCAGAAATACGATACGCTGTATTGTTTCCAACTGCAACCAGAAGATTATTTCTGGCAGCTACATATCGTTTGTACTCCGTGTACGATTTATCAATCTGATCTCTAAAATATGCATTAAAGGCTGCAAATTTTTCTTTGTTTTTAATCGGATAAACCAAAGATGATACGCCTTTTTGTTTATTAGATCGAGTCCATTTAGGATTTCCGTCCTTGCGTCTTTTAATCTTTGTTTCAGATTCTTCTGCGTTATTATTATTTACTGTTTCAATAACTTCAAACTGTGTTGCTGCCATGATAATCTCACCTCTCTTAGTTATTCTTACACTCTCTTAATTACTTTTTCTATTTCCTGTGCCAACAGAAAATCATTTATTGCATTTTCATCGTCAGTAATCAATGTATATTTCCATACTGTGGAACCATGATATGATATATCTTCAACCTTAAATAATGCTCTTTTACCAGTGCTATTTTCTCTATGATCTGACTCCAATAACTCTGTATGAATTCCCCAACTATCATATAGATGTCCATCGTATAGTATTTGAGCCGCAGCTATTAATATATTATATTTGCTCACATCAACCTCTGTATTCACTGTTCCGTATAATTTCATTGTTTCAATCTCCTCTCTAATTATTACACTGTTCACGTACTTCTGGTCTAATTTCTACTTCGATTAATTCCATAATTCTCACTCCTATTCTTTAAATTTAGGCAAAATAAAAAGAAGCCCATAAGCTTCTCAATCTCATTCTGTTATTCAATTTCTACAATGGTCTAATAATATCAGGATTCATGATCAGAATACTATCACAATCCCAACCGTAAAGCTCATAATATAACTCATAATCACCTTTGGATAAATTAAGCTTAATTGCATCAACTCCATCTTCGACCATCTTCTCAAAATCTGGCACAACGCCCATTGTATCAAATAAATATTCTGGGAGATATCCTGATAGATCTTGCGTTGGAACCTGCTTTAAATCGGCTTTCGCTGTCCATTCAACAATATTTGCCGAATCATCCAATGTAAATCTAAAGTTTTTGTCTAGTTTATCAATTCTAAAATCATTATCAATACACCATTTCTCCCACGGCTGATCCGCTTTTATATCCGATGCCCATAAACCTCCAAATGGTTTGTTAATCATGTTTCTGTTCACAATTGACATAAACAACTCTTTCTCAAACTTATCACTTCCGTAGTGAATATAAATATTTTCTGACATTTTTCCATCCTTTCGTCAAACTTATCCTGTCATCTGCTTCTCAAACAACTGTCTTTCCAACGCACCAAAATCATAATCACGATCACATTCCAAGTGTGCAAGGTTCGTTACCTTTGGCTTTTGTTTAGCGTTCTTCTTAGCCTGATTTCGTTCCCAGTTTCGTACTGCTGCCTTCCAGTCTTGCATCTTGCTATTGCCCATCATCCAATCTTTGGCTGTGTAATAATCCACAAACTCTTCTGGATCAATCCCATTGTTTCTTTGTTGACAATATCTGGAGACTTGCTCGCAATCAGGCGGTGTGAATCGCTTTATATTATTATTATTATTATATTTATTATTATTCTTTACTTTCTTTTTATGTGTCGCTTCTGCGTCGTTTTGGTGTCGTTTCTGTGTAGTTTTTTCATCTACAAAACCTTGATAAACACTGTAATTTACTATAGTTATGACTGTCTTTCTAGTGTCGCTTTTTACATATATAATACTGTCGTTTTCTAGTATTTTTAAAAATTTGACAACTTTTGAATTGCTCCACCCCCATCGATCACACAATCTTCTGATCGAAGTAACTACCGATCCTCGCTCGACTGTTTCTAAGTTTCCATCAACATACTTAGGTTGATCATTATAACCTGCGAGAATCAGTAAGTCAATCATTGCTTGTCCTCTGGCAAATGGTTTGTCTTCCCATAGCCAATGATCTGTAATTTTCCGATGGAGTTTAATCCATCCTGTGTTACTCATGGCATCGCTCCCCTCTATATGTGGAGATAAAATTCTCCTTTAATCACTCCAAACATCATTTGCTTCTTTCTCACAGTTTCTTTCCATATAATATCCAAACAAAAACTCTTTTTGTGCCTTTGTATAATCTTTGCATGGATTTCTTGTTGCCATTGCAATGCCCTGTGATGGATTATGAAGAAGTACCCAGCCTTCTTTTGTCAACACATCCCCAGCTTCATAAAGTCTTGGGAGTTTTGAGTATTCTTCTTCTGTTTTTGCCTTGCTTTCCAAATATTCATAAGCCCATTTCTGATGATCTCCCCATTCCACTGCATGGAATTTTCCGTTTGGTTCTAACCATCCATAATCTTCTGTTGTATGCTCCTCTGTATCAAGCATTCTTTTCATATAATTATCTAAAGCTCTTGGTACTGCTGGTTGCGACTCTAGTTCTGTAAGATCTTCGTCAAGTTCAATGGCAATTTCTTCTTTTAAATATTTAGGAATTATTTTCATTGCCACAGACCAGCGTTTTTTATATTGTTCTAATTCTTTTCGTACTTTAATTTGATCTCCTGCTATTTTCCATATATTCATATTACTTGGCATGATTTCTTGTTCGTTTGGATCATAAACTTCTAAATGATATGTTCTGTCTCTAGTGCTACCTTTTAGTGCAGCTCGTCCTAACAAAAGGTCTTCTGAATGCCTTCTAATTTCCGCCTCTGTTTCTTCTGTGCCACGCATGCAATCACTTAAGAATCCTAGACACTTCTCATACCCTTTGTTTCTTATATAAAATTGCTCTCGTGCTTCATTTGTTAGCCATTCTCCATTGATATCAAACTCTACTGTTTCTACTGACATATAAAATCACCAACTTCCTTATAATTCCATTCCTTTAATTTCATTCTACTCAATCAAACGATCAGAAATTTCAGTCAACATATTAATATACAAAACAGGAAAATTTCCATTATAAACCTCTTTACGTTCTTTGTAAAACTTTAACAACTTATCATCGCTCCAGTCTTTGTATTGATTCTTTGCGATATTTTCTTTCTTCATATTTTCATGTTCTCGAATCCATCGCTTGCCGATTTCTTTCAAAACTATATATTGTTCAGAAAAAGTTCTATCGTCTCTTATTCCATGTGATCTTGCCTGAATGTCTAACTTTCCCTGCTCCAACAGTTCATCATCTGTATATTCAAACGTACATTTGTGATCATTCAAATCCACCATTCGTACCACCACCTATCAAATTTTCGTTTTATTTAAAGCATACCAAAAAATGATATGCTTTAATCTGTTCTATCTTATTAAGTTATTCTAAAATTCATCCCATTCTTCATCAATTATTAACCCAAATGCAGGATGATATTCTGCCTCGCAAACTACATGATCTTTATATATTCTATATCCTTTTTCAAGAACATATTTTACAGGGAACGGACATTCAAACATATCCAAATCTCCATCTTTAATTGCTTCGTCTAACTTACATTCTGGAATTGCAAGAATAGAATGTCCACAATCCGCAAAGTAATAATTGAATTCTTTTAATTCCTCTGGAAGTCCTTCGTAATTATCTTTCTTTACTCCATGAAGACCTTCTACACTTCTACGAATTGTATTTATTTCTACCTTTTCCTCTGTCGGTTGATCATCTTTATCATCGAAGATCGACCATGCCAATGTTCTACAAAAATCTCCTGACCAGTCTGAAATTATCACACAAAATGGCGTTGGAATGTCTACAATAAATGGCAATTCAGGATGATATTCGCCTAAGGATTTTCCAAACAAATCTTTGTAAGCACACTCTATTGATTTCATAGCAAGGGATAACCCACTTTTATCTTTACATCCTACTGTTGTCAGCAATACAATATTTTCGCCTTCAGCTTCTAATATAACTTCGGCACAATAGAAGTCTCCATCCGCAGTAATATGCAATTTAGTTCCATCCATAAACGGTACTGTGTAATTAGATGATACATTCCTATCAAATTCAATAAGTTCTCTCATTCTAGTTCTTATTTCACTACTGATTTCCTCTGAATAAGATTTTCTCATATGCCCTGTCAACAGAGTATAATGATTAATATATTCCATTACTTGTCCACCTTAACCCTTCTCATTTCTCTGACTTCTTTTTTATACTGTTCGATAGCATCAAGTGCATTTTCAGTATAACAAAAATCATACTTTTTCGCAAAGTTATTTACAGACCTGTAATTGGCTATAGGTACTTCCACGCACCCTTTATCCCGACTATACCGATTATTCATAATTTTCCTTGCAGCATTGTAAATTTCATTACTCCTTGCGCTCCAACGCAATGTTAGAACTTTATCTTCTGAATCGTAATTAATCCAACGAGTGTTTTCTTTTTTATAGTTTCCACTGATTGCCATTTCTGTAATTTCACTATCGTGAATACAAATTGCAAATCCATTCTGCAATAAGCCATGTCCAATTTCTGCTACTCTATCAGCATAATTTCCACTTTTCTCGGTCAGACAACGACACCAACAACAATCATCTTCATTCCATCTATAATCTTTTGATTTAACCAAATTGATGAAGTCCTGATCTTTCAGGTAAAACAGGCATATTTTATCAAGTTTTTTAACAATTTCCACAACACCTTCATGTTCCAATCTTTCTGGTGCCACAGCATCAATACTAATGATTCTTTCTCGACGCTCTTTCTCCCTCTTAGTTCGTTTATATTTTCGCAGAAAATCTTGTTTACTAATAAATCGGTCTAAGTCTAACCAAAAAGAAGCTGCCGTTTCATTCTCAATAATAGATTGTGCCGTTCTGTCGTTTTCAAACTCATTGTAAAAACCCAATCGAATTGTATTACCCCATGCTACTTGTTTTTCCGTTCCTGTTAGGTTTGGAAATCCGTATTCTTCTGATAATTCTTTAGACTTTTTGTTTTCTTCTGCAATTTTTCTTTCTTTTTCTTCTTTTGCACATTTCGGACATAAATGAGAAAAAGCATAGTCAGCTTTTCTCTGTCTTTCACTCATTTTTCCAATCACATTTACTACGCCATCATGCCCACAAGCGTAAGTACCTTCATATTTAGCCATACTTACCCCTTTCCTTTCTATCAAAGTTTCATTTTATCTTATGATCGTCACATCCCCATACCGCTTCATAGCAGACATCTAACATATCTCTTACGATTTGTTTCCTCTGACTTAACTTTTCTTCTTTTTTTTCAATATCCTCTTTCTCACGCAATAAATGCATATATTTTTGATACGGCATGTTTGTATCTGCTAGTTTTTCTTCTATAGCGATCCTTTCATTAATTACTTTTCTTAATTTATTACCTAATTCCTTATGCTTATCTTTAATCGCTTTAATGACTGCATATTCATACATTCTTTGATATTTAGACTCAAATTTTCCATCTTTGAATTCATAACGATCCTCAACCTTGCAGGCATCTAAAATCTTATCTCCGTTTTCTCTGCACTCATTTAACAATTCCATCAAAGCTTCTTCATTATCAAATGTCGCATAGCCAATACCATCTTCTTTTGTTTCGTAAACACACATATATGGTTTTTCTGGTGTATATGCTTTAAATTTTTCCATTTTAATCACTCCTTTTTAATTACTTTATTCCTTACAAGCTACAATGCAAGTTGGAGCGTTATACTCTCCAATATTCACATAAAACTTATTTAATATAGATTTTAGTTTCATATATACTCCATCTCTTCTCATTTCATCCTCTGTCTTTACATTAGAATATATCACAATATAATCAATAGGTTCATACACAACTGTCTCCATGCGTTTGATATACTGCTCAACACCGCTTTCTATAAATTTGATATCATCTGTTTCAGCACAAATACAGCCATATGGAATCCAACTTTTAGAAACATTCTGTCCTTTATAGATAATCATTAAAGCTCGCTTTGATTCACACTGATTCATTAACTGCATTAACAGTTTAGATTTTCCATTGCCCTTTAATGTTAATATTTCCATTTCACATCACCTCAATTTCTAAATTCTAATACCATGTTCTGCCTCATATCTACACCAACAATCAAGATATCTATCTTCATCATTAATATCTAAATATTGTTCGTACTTATCCATAAGTGGGTACATTTCGTTATAACAAATATCTTCGTTGATAAAGCTCCAAATATCCATATAAATTGTATTATAAAAATCTTCTGGGACATAATTATATACATCTGCACAGATGATTTCCACCTTATCACTCAATGGCAACTGACTTGCTACCAAATCAATAACTTCCTGATTCTTTTCCACTACGGTAATCTTATCTATCATTGGATCATCTTGAATCGCAAGTAAAATCAAACCAATTCCAAGTCCACCAATAAGAACTTTTCCGTGGGCATTTGTTACAAAATCTTCATTAGTCCTTTTTTCCATTGGTGTATTAGACATTAAGACGCTGCCACGATGTTCTAATCTTACATAATCTCCTGGTGTAATTCCATGACACATGGCATACCCATCATGATTGCTTATTATAAAATGAGATAATTTAAAATCTCCAATCTGCCTATCTTTTAGAATTTTGCTCATATCTTTATACATATATCTATCTTCCATTTTTATCATTCCTTCTGATCAAATATTTGTTTTATTTTATCATATCTCTTTCTTAGTTGTCATTACCATCCCTTTTATCTTTTCGTTCACGAGACTTCATAATAAATTTATAATAATCTTCATAATCTTTAAATGACTTATAGTTTCCAGTATAAACATCAAAACACTGTTCATTTCTAACCATAGTATAATCGTTAGCAGATACAATAAGGTAAACATCTAAAGGTTCTTCTAATACAATATCAAATAAATCCATTTTAATTTCATTTATGGTATCTACGCTTAATCCACTATCGACTGCATCAATAAGAATAAATAATTCTTTTTCATCCTTCGTTTTGCACATAGCAACTGTATTTCCAATTTGTCCTGCAAGTCTACCGATGTTTTGAATAATTCCTTCTCCCTCAGATGAACAATATTGCTGTGCTACTATGTCAAAATTTCCAAGATATACAGCATCTGCTATTGTATTATGTTTGTTATCAGATACATTATCATAGTTCATACAGCTAATACCTTTGTCTGTAACGATTTTTTTAATCTGTTGTAACAAAGTTGTTTTTCCACTACCATTGCACCCAACTAATACGGTTAATCCAGGATTAATTTCAATATTCTTTTTCCGAAACATTGTTTTCTTATTTCCATAAGGATTTGTTTCAATTTTAAATTTCATTATTCTTCCTCTTTCTTATTCACTAATAATTTCCACAGCAGCTTCATAAAATCTGTTATATAAAATTGCATTAGTTTTAATAAGTTGAGATTTAGGCACTCCATGAGCATACTCATCCCAGTTAACTCCATTCTCTGTCATCTTAGTGTAGATTTTCCGATACACAGACGTTCCGCCTTTAGATTTATTTCCAATATGATTAGCATAATTAGTAATCTTAATTTTCATTTCTTCCCAATCAGGCTGTGCATTTTCTTTGCGGAACTGTCGCAGAAGTTTTTCCAATGAATTGACTAGCAGATCAGGGTACTTGTCATAGCAAAGATCAATTGTTGGTACATTACCTCTTTCGCTAATATTATACTTCTCTTTATATTCTTTCCGATCCTGTTCCCACACAATTCCATATGTGTTGGTAAGATACCTGTATGTTTCTTTAAGAATATCTCTAGTAGTTGTTCCTAGTTCATCAGATTCTTTTAGAATATCATTAATGATAGAATACACCTTGGATTTCCATTCATTAAGTTTGTATTCTGCAATAGCATTTTCCGTATCCACTACTGGAATATCTTTCGTAGACTTGCCAATCTGCTTATACAATTCTTTCCGTTCGGCTTTCATCTCTTTTACAATGTCTGCCAACTGATTGAAACCTTTGATAGTAACATTGTATAGGCGTTCATTGTTTCTTTCCATCTGCCTCATAAGTTCTGTCTGTTCTGTAAGAAATTGCTCCACTGTTGTTACGGGAGTTCCTGTTCTTAAATTTCCATGACGATAAGAGGAAATCACGTCCCAAACCCAATCCATGAAGGCGTTTGCCTTTGGCTGTCTGCTCCATCTACAAATTTCCATCACGCCACGTTCATTATAGAGTGTAGTGTTATACTTCTTGTTATCAGTAGCCCCCAGTTTGAGGGTAACTGAATATTTATCCAGTCTATCTCTATATCTATTGTGCAAATTATCAATTGCTTTCTGTGGATCTCCATATTCCAGTGCCTCTCCGATTTGCTTTCTTGTCATCCAAATATCGTCCTCGGCACTATAAAAATCACACGCTATATCATTAAAATTTTCCGTTTTTACTAACTGTAGGTTCATTCTTCATCTTCCTTTCTAAACTGTCTTATTTTTCTCTACACTCATTATTTTTGTATAACTGTATTCCGTAAACCAATAGGAATAAAATCAACATTTAATTCCAACTATTAGTGTGCCAATCCTAATAGAAACCTATTCTATTCCTATTAGTTCTCTATATAATCAACACCTTACCTATTAACAATTCTATGCTTAGTTAATCATTAATTTGTGTATAATAAATTTGACAAAGAACCGACCTGCCAAATCGGTTCCTGCCAAATATTTCCGTAAAATAAAAAGAACCTTCCGTTCGGTTCTTTGCCAAAATTATTATATGGAATTATTTAATAAATGCCGTTCCTATTTTTATAATAAACCAAGTCCATAAAATAATAGTAGTTGGTTTATCAATAACTCCTATTGTATCATCTAGTAAGTCAGTATATTTCTTTAAGTTTGTATTGTAATATTCATCAATTAATTTCAGAGCTGCATTAACAATAAAAACAATAGTCTCTAATGTAATCATTACTCCTACAAATACATCTGAATACCGAATAATCTGTTCTAATTCCATACTTCATCATCCTCATCTTCATTATCATATAAATTTTCCACAGGTGCCGTCTGTTGGAACATATCTGTTGGAGATAGGTTTCTAGCCTCGCACATTGCACAAAAGACTTTCAATACCTTATCCCATTCATGTTCTTGAATCCACTGAAGAAATGGTTTCTTTCCACGTTTCTTAACATCAATCTGATATTTATACTGTAAGTTCTTATAAAGCTCATTCCACATAACAGAGAATTGCGTTCCTGTTACCGCAGCCAACTTCCTAATCCCAGCGTTCATCTTATTGCGATCATCCCATGTTAAAATTTCCGCTGCTAATAACTTGTTATCATTCTGCAACTTCTGATTCTCTTCTTTAAGTTCTTTATTTTGTGTTCGCAGATCGGTTACCATAGCAAGCTTGACATCCTCAGAAAATGACGGGAAGTAGTGTTCAATGAACTGTGACTCTTTCCCAAAGTCAACTGCACCGCCTGTCTTACGGATGTTTTTAAGATATTCTTTAATCTGTTTCTTCATCTGCTTTGCAATCGGCTTACGTGATTGCATACACACTTCATAGAGTCCATCTTCTGTGAGAAACCAAAATGGAACTTTAGTTTTTCCATCAGTGTCTAATTGACCTAAATTCTGAGTGCCAAGATTGTTGGCAGTCAAAATTTTAGTCTTAAATTTTTCATCTGAATCAACAGATTGTAACATCATGTCTGTCTTATATTTTCCATTATCTCTCTTACTGTAATCAATCCATTCTGCAACATCTCTCGCAAGGAATAACGGATCTTCAATACTTCTATACAGATCAATTCGTCTGCCTAAAATTTCCGTTGTGTCAACAAGCTGCACACCTGCCTCTACCTGTTCTTGTTCTCTCTGTTCTTCTATCGTGATATAATCGTTGATAAAAACATAATATCTTACGCTCTCAGCAAGGTTTGAAGTTTCCATCAGTAAAGATAATCTGATTAAGCATTTAAGAGTGAACACCTTAGCACCCTTATAACCGAATGAGATATTTAATCCGTTCGGATACGTTACCATGATTCTTCCCTTCTGTTTTTCCGTTGTTGCATCCTGACCATCAATAATCTCCTGCACTGTCTTAACTTCCATCCCATCTTCCAAAAATTCTTTACGATACTTCGTACACAATCGTTTGACTTCCTCAACATCTCCGTCAAAGAATCGTGCTACCTGTTCCGTAGTAATATAATCTCGTCCAGGAAGCCACGGGATCGGCTTGATTGTAACCTGTTTTAAAAGTTCTGTGTTCTGCACCAACTCATCCCTCTTTGCTTTGTCCAAAATTGGATCGCAAGGGATTTCCATTTCGTTTAGATTCATAATCAATTCCACCTTTCTTATGTAAAAATTTGTATTAAAAAAGACACTCTGGAATTTTCCATAAGTGTCCTAGTTACCTATATTAATTTGTATTCACTCTAATTCTAGTTCATCAATTTCTGGCGTATCGGAATGATCCATTTCCCTTAGTTCTTCAATGCTAGTTCCTAATGACATAATAGCCAATTTGAATTGTTCGGGATCAACATATCCCGCAGGTCTATGCCAAAAATTTTTAGCGAAGTCTGGATTATCTTCTTTTTCCCATTCATAAGCTCTGTGAAATGCTTCATCATATAGTAGTCTAGCTCGTGTTGGCAGCTTCATCGGATCATATCCTTTACTTTGCTGTCTATAATCTTCTATTATGTTATCCCAGCTAAGATCATCAGGAATCTTTTCTATTATGTATACTTCTTGTAAAGCTTCTTCAGGTACATCAGGATAATAAACTAAAGCATATCTTTCGTTTCCATCCTTAATGTATTTGTATACTTCATGTTCTAGGTCTGGAAGTGCCGTATATTCTAATCCGCTTTCTTTTAGTTCCTTTATCCAATTTCTTATAGAAGATGCTTGTCTCCACACATCTTTTCCATAATGCTTGAATTTATTCATATTCATAACTCCTTCCATATATAATCTGCTTTATCAAATAATATTTTCCATTCTATCTTCCGTTCCAAAGATCGGAAAAAAACTTATAAATCCCATACAGAATAGCAACAAATGCTATAACCATTAAAATTCCATATCCACCACCTAAGATAGCTCCTAACATATATTCCAAACTATCCTCTGGAACGATAAATATAATTATTAATAATAAAACCAACGGCATAATTTATTCTCCTTTGCTCTGTTCTTGAAGTTTCTCTGATTATCTGGCACATCAACTAATATGTATATATTACCATCTTCTCTGACTGTAGTAAACAGTCCATAAAAATTACACTTCGCTTTCCTCTACCTTACTTGCGAATAACTTGTACTCATAGTCGTAACCACCGCCATCACAAGGTATATTAATATCTCCTGTATTAATCTTTTCCGCTACAATATTTCTTGCTTCGTCCTCTGTTTCTGCTTTGATTTCCACTGATCTCTTATATGTTTCTACAACATCTATTATGTATTTTTTCATGTAAATTTCCATCCTTCCTATTGTTTTTCTAGTGCTTCAATAAAAGTCTTATACATAAGAATATCTTGCTTAAGACAGTTCTCAAAGATCACTTTGCCTTTTTGATTAAGAAATAAATCAGAAGAAAGATTTTGTAATCGTATTTCATAATTTTTCTTTCGTCTATTTAATTTTTCCAACAATTCTTCTCGTGTTCCACATTGTCGGATGTCGGGACCTAAGCTACTATTTAATTCCATATCATTTCCATACCAATAGAAATTTCTTTTTGAGTCTGGGCTGCATACCAATTTACATACTACACCAAGACCATCTGGTTTGGTCGTTGTTCCATAATTTGATTCTACTAAAACTCTCATGATTATTTCCATCCTTCCTACGATAAAATTGACATTTAATTTTCACTATCTATAACATTCATACAAATTTCTCGTGCTTCATCCCAAACGTGACGGGCAATCGTTTCAATGCGAATTGCTTCTGTTAATTCTTCTGCTTCTTCTTTTAATCTTTTATACTGCTTATATGACATTTCTTTTGTATAGTTTTCTGCTTGCATCAACTCCAAATTAATATTTTCCAACTTTTTGGTTAAATCAGATAGATTTTGAAACGACTGTCTATATTTAAATTTTATTGCCATCATCATTTCTGTATCATATTTTTTATCATTCATAGTTTCCATCTCCTATCTACAAATAGATCCATCTACATTGACAAACTTATTTTCCATTTCTTCGTTGTTGCCTGCGACATTCTGTAACACATAATACAGTGGATCGTCTGCCTTAGATAATTTCCCAACGCTTTCGGTTAACATTTTCATATCTTCTTTATAATCATCTACAAACGTGTCATAGTCCATTCCCAAAGACATATTAAATAAGATGTTTGCGATTCTTTTTACTTCATTATTTTCCATAACTAATCACTCTCCTATTCCTTAATCTCGTTTGCAATGTCGTTTCTTGTTCCTCTAATAGAGCATCCTTCTGTGTCATGCCTCATCAGAATCTCATAAATCTGTTCTTCCTCTTCCTCTGTCAAGGAAAAACCTCCCCAGTATCCATAATCATTCTCTCCGTGGCACATAACAATTCCGATAATTTCTTGTTTTGTTTCTGTATTCATAATCTTACTCTCCTATTTTTAAATAAACTTTCTAAAATCATTGTGATAAATTCGATCGAGTTCTCTGTATAATGAACCGTCGGTAACATGAATATCATCCGTACTATCTACGATTTTTCCGTCTTTGTAAGTAGAACAAGTTACCAAATTAAACTCATCGGTTGCTCTGCAATAATCCACATCTTTGTGGATGTATAATATAAGATTGGCTTTTTCTCCAAAATAAAGAACTTTTAATTTTTCTTCTGCTTCTAATTTCTCACAACAATCAATAATACAATCAATATCTGGTCTTTCTAATTCATAAATCATCATAATTTTCACTCCTATTCATGTGATAAAACTTTTCTTTTAACTCAAAAAGCGATACCTATAATAGATATCGCTTTCTAAGTATTTTTATTTAATTGTTTCCGATTCTACTTATGTTCTTTATATTCCCATTGTAAAATCCATAACTCTGCAATTCCACCAACCATATATTGCGGATTAAGGTCTTTATAAGAACCACATCCAAACTTATAACAAAAGTTCTGCCATAAGTTTTTAAAATATGTTCGGCTCTTTTCCTTATACTCAGGTGATTTAGCCCCACCTAAAAGATCCGCAACTCTCATTCTGGCTGTCTTAAGCAAAATCTGCTGTTGCTTATAATTGATCGTTGAATAATCAATCATAGATTTGAATGTGTCTGCACAAGATACAATACTCTCTACAGCTTCTTCAAATTTTCCAGTTGATAAAACCATTCCATTCTCAACAGGCTGTAAGTTTTCCATTGTTTCTTTGAACTTAAAATATGTATTAACTAATTTCCGTTGCACATCCCATGCAAGATCATCCGTAAATGATTTCACGATTAACAGATAACCACTTTCTGTTAAAAGCACAATATCTTGATGTAATCTTTCTGACACATACATGATGTTGTGTCGACGAATTTCGTCGGGACAAACTTTAAAGTAATCCTCGTTCTCAATTAAATGATTTCTATTCTTTCTAAAGTTTCTCCCTGCCGTTCCGTCAGGTCTTTGATGAACTCTGTCAATATCTTTGAATGTAACAACTCTCTGCCCATTCCATTCTTTGACTTGTAAATCATTTTCTCCGATCTTAATACTGTTTGTTTCCATCTTATCTAAGTCCTTTCTGTAAAAATATAATTTCCATCACTCTTGTATACTTCACAGCTTTTAGATGTTTCGGCTTTTCGTAGCTTCCGTTCTCAGGTACCTACTAAATACAAGATATTCAATTCTCAATGTGCTATTAAAACAAATTGGAATATGTGAAAATGAATATTTCCACTTGAAAGAATTGATAATTTGATATATACTCAATTTGTTCGGATTGGGTATATATCTTTCCATTCGTGGAAGATATCTTACACATTCTTTGGTGGTAAGTTCCAGCTTGCCACCTTTTTTGTTTTACAAGGTTTTAGGCGTTACAGTGTATTTCATTTCTACTCGAACGTCAATTTTTCCATCAACATACGACTGCAATAATGCTTCTGCAACATCACTATATTTTAATGAATTACACTTGCATTTCAGCTTAAAACTTTCTTGTAAGGTTTCTTCGATTTGGATCGACATTGGTTTTCTTGCCATTTCTCTCACTCCTTACAATGATATAATATCACTTTTTTAATTACTCGTCAATAACTTTTTTAATTATTTTAAAGTAATCAAATCTGCATTTTATTATCCGACCAGTTCTAAGTATCCGGCTTTCACAAGATCTTCTTTTTGTGACAGTGGTTGCGGTACATACTGCATACCCTTTTCTCGATCATAGTCGTAATACCACACTCCGTACTCTTCAATCGGTTCCAGTATATGAATTGCAAGGCTAACTTCCATCACGTTAACTGCATCAACGCAAGCGTTCTTCATATCTTCTAAGCTACATAATGTGTTGCATTGTGGTTTTAATTTTTCCACAAAATCTTCAAAGTCTAATCTTTCATATTCTTCTCTGCTAACTTTCATTCGTTCTTACCTCATTTCTTTCCATCAAAAAAGGAAGATACATTTCTGCATCTTCCTAAATTACTTTGTTTTATATTAAATTTTCCGTTAGTCAATCAATTCGATATAATCTGTGTCGATTAAATCTTCTTTATCTCTAATCGGATTCGGTTCATTTAATGTTCCCATTGTATAATCATAGTCATAATACTCTGCAAAACAATCTCTTAATGTTTCCAATAAATGAATTGCTAAATTATGATCTGCATTATTAACTGCATCAATTACATAATTTTGTAAATCATCTGCGGTACAAATACAATCATGTTCCATTGCTATTTCCATTACTTCTTCAAAACTTTTTGTTTCAAAATCCTTCTTATTAATTTTTAATACCATATTTTCCACCATCCTTATTCACATTCTTTCTTTCCGATAAGCTGAATAATGCAACCAAAATCTCCAGCACGATATACTCTAATTTTGTCTGCCTTATAATCTGCCATCAATCCTACATCGTCATAGATTTTGAGCCATGCCCTGAATCCTGATGATGTTTCAAATTCCATCTCTAAGGTATAGTGATCTCCGATCTTTGCGTTCTCATCCACAATATAAGCATTATATCTTCCATCAGAGCCAAAATTTAAGATGTTCGCCTTCAATCCGTCTTTTGTTGTGCCTACAAAAATTAAAGCTGCAATATCACTATCTCCGATAAATTCTCTATCGTACTCTTTATATGATTTCATAATTTACACCTTCCTTATTCTATAAACAATAACTAATCAACCATTCTTTTCCATCATACTTTACAAAACTATACCCATCCATTGGAATTTTTGTTTCCAACATCTTCTTAATTTTCTTATCTGCTTTAATTTCATCTGCATCTTCATGAAAATTTTTCATAAATTCAAAATTTTCTGTAAAATCTTCTAATGTATAAACAACTGTGCCATTGTTTAAATGCTTTTCTGCTTCTTTTCTAGTACAGCCATCTTCCATTAAAATTTCCACATTTTTTTCCATAGCCCAGAGTTCTTTTAAAAGCTGGATCACAAATTCTGGATATTCCATAAAGTAATACCATTCATAAGCTGATTCTATCTGATCCATTTCTTCTCTAGTGAGATCTTCATAGTATTCGTCGGTATATCCGTTTGCATTTGCCCACGTTTCAAAATCCATTGCTGTTCTCTGGAATTCTTTTACCTTGCTACTAATTCGTTGCAAGTCATTTTTTTCAATTGTGATCAAAGGTTTTCCATAATCATCATAAAGATCTTCCCATAAGTCGTTATTCCATTTTGATTTTGGTTCATGCTGTATGTAAATGTTTGTTGATCCATTTATATTCCATCCCGTTGTAGCAACTAATTTTCCACTTTCTTTTTCTACTCCATAAAACATTCCAGGCTTCACGCAAAATCCAGCGTATGAAGCATGGTTAAAATGTTCTGGCAAGATCATTTCTTTAAATTCGTACATAATTTCCAACCTTTCTGCCTATTTAGGACTTTAAAATATTAACAATTCTCTTATATTATACACGATAATTTCCATCGTGAAAAGTAGCGAGAGCGGAATTGAACCGCCCGATAAAAGCACTCTTTTATCTACCATACGCCACCGTTTTTCCGTTCCAATACGTCACTACCATCAATCAGTAGTACAGTCATTCCGTTCATTTTAACGTAACTATTAGCTTCAATAGTCGAGTCTTTCCGTTATGGTGTAGTCTGCTTCATTACAGACAGTAAAAGCCTTTAATTGGCTATGTAATAAACTATGTACGGCATACAGAGAAGTTGAATAGATTAGCTGGATCTTCTTTTAAAATTTCCGTCATGCCGTTAATTGCTTCTTCTTGCGTTCTGTATTTCCGAAAAATTCCGAACGTGTTCTTGAATAATAAGAAGTATTTGTAACCATGTAAGCTATCATCTTTTCCAGCGTCCGGAGGATTTTTTGTAAAGTATAACGTGTTATACTTTCGTTCTACGTGACACGCTAATGATTCCATAGTTGTTCTGCGACTCATTCTTTCCACCTACTTTCTTGACCATACACAACCAATTAATTCATCGTTATTATCATATTCAAAAATTTCTTTTATCATTGGATTATTCCGTGCTTCTAGTTCTGCATCATTCAATGTGTATTTCACACCTAAACAACAATCTTTTCCGTTTTCTAATGAGTACCACATTCTTTCCACCTACTTTCTATTCTTCTTTATATTTAAAATAAACATCTACGTTGTTCTTATCATCGTGTGACCAACTAGATCCAACATATTTTCCACTGTTACCGCAATCTTCAAGATCGTACTCACAGCATAAGTCGTTATACTCATCAGGCGTGTTACAGAAAATTTCTGTTCTACCGTCAGGATATTCATTTCTTACTATCATAATTTCCACCTTCCTTCTATGATTAACCAATATAATTTTCAAGATTTTCTTTCAAGTTTTCCATATCGGCGTAAAGATCATTTTCTTTATCTGTACATTCAAATTCTTCTGGTGCATTGTCTAATATTTCTTCTAATTTATTTAATAGTTCGTTGAATTTTCCCATAATAACTACCATCCCTTCTATCTTTCCATTAATTCTACCGCTAAGATATACGCTACATACTTCCACACGTTCACGTAGCCGTTTAGATCTTCCAACCTACATTGCATAGCCGTATGGATCATTCCATCGCAGAAGCCTTTACTTTTAAGTTCTGCGATAAGATCTTTCTTTGCAATCGGTGGCAAGGCCGCGACTCTGATTTTTCCAATATCAAAAGTGTTTTGTTCTTCCTTTTCCGCTGTCTGAATCACTACCATGTTTGTTCTTGTCATCTTTAAAATTTCCATAATTATTCTCCTTATTCTTCCTCATCTTCTATACATTCGCCACAATCTATTGCTTCATCTTTACAAGCATACAACATACCGCCAAACCCACAGTTATACTCCCAATCCTTAAACAATTCCTGGATAGAATCTCCGTCGTTCATAAAATATCTGTCCATAGATTCCATTAAATCTTTTAATGAAAAACCGTGATCAATCATCCATTGTAACTGATACTGTTCATAAGTTTGTTTCTTTAACATTTCCATTCTATTGTTCCTCCTGGTTATCTTTCTTTGTAATTGTTATGTCGTACCCTAAACTTTTCCAATAGTCTATTGTTTCTTTCTTAATTTGATCCAACGTATTCCAGTACATATCGGATACATTTTCGATCATTTCATCGTATGTATCAATATCTTCAAGATCTTGGTATGATTCGCAGATCACAACGGCTGGAAAGTTTTCCAACATAGAAATATCATCATCTACAAAGAACACCCTTTTTAATAAATCAAGATCTTTTTGATCCTTGATATTGAAATATGTAAAACTATTCTCACAATCTGCGACGTTTGTCATAGGTGCATCATAGAAGTCCATGATTAAATTATTCAACTTTTCTCTTTCTTCTTTCCATGTCTGCCGTTCCTTTAATCGTTCTTCATATTGCAAACAACAACCTTTTGTTGTAAATCGTTTTCCATCTTCTGCGATATATACAGTGTCTTTAATGATTCTTTCTTTCGTTTCAATCTTCATTTCTTCCACCCTCCTATTCTATGCCGTTTCCAGTTCTTCTTTCTCATATTCTTCACGATCTTTATAGTACATATCCAACAGTTCTCTATACTTCTTTTCGCTGTCTGTCATGTACAATTCGTTGACACTAGACCATTCATTCAAGCCTTTTTCTAAGATCATCACGTACTTTCTTAGTTTGATTCTGCCTAACTTTAGATTGTTATTTCCAACACTGAAGAAATAATTATCTTGTAAGCACCCCACAAAATATTCATCAAGGAAATCCGCTAAAGCATCGCAGATATTTTCCACTGTACCGCTAGAAATAATCGTTCTATAGTCTTTCATTCTATGCCACCCCCATTGATTCTAATGCAAACATAAAAGCTACAACTTCTCTATCACTAGAAAGAATATCGCCCCTATAATTATTAAACTCTTTAACAAAATCTAAATGACTTTCTATAAAAGAATCACTAGCTTCAAGTGCTTCTGTATAACCAGCTACTCGATCGTAATTATCATATAAGAAGCCGTATTCTTCATTGAATTTTTCCAAAAATGCCTTGATATTAATATTAATTATTTTATTTTCCATAATGCCATACCTTCTTTCTATGCCGTAATCAGTTCATAATCTTCCAGTAGCTCCATCAGGTTTGCTTTTTTCCATCTATGTAAGACTCGATCACCCGTTTCATTTCTAATCGGTTTGGCAAGCTGATTTCCATTGTGATCTTTCTTCCATTGCATATACTGTTTTACAGAGTTATGATAATATCCATCGTTATGGACTTCTATGTATTTGTTCTCGTTGCGTTTGTTTCTGTATATAGTAATCGTTGTCATTCTTATAACCTTCCTTCTATCTGATTTTTCCATTGTCTGCCACGGCTTCTACGTCGTCGCAATAGCTATTGCAAGGATTCCATACACAATAGCTTGTTACGTGTTTTCCTTTGCGTACACGTTTGTTATATGCAATGTAATAGTTTTCATACGTTCCATGTCTACCACCAGCAGAAACACTTTTAATAATTTCCACGTAAATCGTATGTCGTGTGGCACGTTCACGGATCATTTTATCCGTTAGTTTTCCAGTGCTGATATACTTTACCTTATAGGCGTTTAGATCGTATTCATGTCGTATATAATCGTTTACAAGCTGGATATTTCTATTCTTTGCATTGATCTTTACAATAGAATCATCGAGCTTGTTTTTTGTTCTATGTGTGTTAAATTTTACAGTGACAACGGTGGTCCCTGGATAGGCATATGATTCCTTGCGAACTTTCCAGCAATAACCATCTGCCGTGTCAATTGTGCCGTCACTGTTATAAATGCCGTTTATCGTTCTGTACATGCTTCTTTTTGTCTTTGCGTGTACTGTATTTTCCAACATTAAAAAAGCCGTAAACATAAGTGCTACGGCTAATAGGATCTTGATTGTTTTATTCTGTTTTGTTTTCATTGCGTTCTGTACCTTCTTTCCTATTCTTCTATATCTGTATCATCAAAAAATCCAACGCAAGCAAGCATATAGACAGCGGTAATCATTACCAATAATGCTTCTAAAATGAAGGCTTGCGGGATTCTTATAAACGTAACAATAGCCGTTACAATCCATACAATCGCAACGACTATTTCTGTTATAGTTGGTTTATGTAGTTGTGTCTTATTTTCCATTGTTCTTTCCTCCTGGTTAAGCCAATGACAATATTGTTCCAATATCATCTAAATTATTCCAATTCATAAAATCATTGGAACGGTAAACAATGTCAATTTGTTTTGCATCATCTGTATTTGGATATTGGATCAAAAAGTCCATGTAACCGCCTACCGTTTTATTTCTTGAATCTTTCTTGTATAACTCATAGGAGTGTAAGAATAACTCTTTAAACTTATCATTATGGAATCGTAATACCATTGTTTGGTATCCGTTGTTAGGTGTTTTCACACCGTCAAACAAGTACAGATTATATTTTTCCAGTAGGATATACCCTTCTTTCTCATTATGTTCTTTTTGTTCGTGCAAGGCTTTTTGTTCTTCCTTTTTGCGTTCTTGTTTTTTCCACATTTTCATATGATGAATATCGAGTGATAATTCATTATGAATAAGTCTATCCATAATGTTTTCAATGTCGATTGCGTCAACATTTTCCATAAGTAACCAGCAAACCGCCTCCAGCTTATCGGGTGCAAACTCATCATACTTTATGCAACGATTGACATCTAAATTGTGATCGTAGATCGTTGTACCATTCTTAATGATTTTTAAATATGTAATTGCATCAGTTTTAGGAACGTAGCTACTTTCCCATGTTCCAATTTTTCCAACGATCTTGACACCGTACATATCAATTAGATTAATAAGTTGTGTTCCTGGTTTGAATTCTCTATAAAAATTATTCATTGCGTTTTCCTCCTGCCCTTTACGGGACTTTATTTTTCTTTATAGGTTCAACAAAATAGACAAGCCGTGTTTTGACTTGTCTATAATATTCAATCTATAAATACGCTACAAACTCTGAAAAATCAACCGTATCATATAAGTTCTTGATTTTCTCATGATATACATTGTTAAGTTCTTTTTCAGTATTAATCCATGAAATACCGTCAAAAACTTTTTTTGCTTCTTGCAAGATATATTGATAAACCATAGGAGAAAGATCACAAACAATTGTTTCTGATTCTTCAGTTGGATCAAAAGAGTCAAAAAACCCAACGTCAATCTTCTGTTGAATGAATTCTTCTAATGTTGGAATATAAATAGATTTTTTAAAGAAGTTTTCAAGATCCTTTGCACGTTTTACTTCTTTATTAAAAAATTCTAACAACTTTCCAGCCGTTAGAATTTTAATCTCATTATTGTCGTATTTATCTTCATATAAGTATTGCTTCATCTTAAAACACTCCTTTTATCTAATAATCTCAATATAGCCATCACAATAACTAGATCTGATATAATAACCATTGATTTCCATATCACGACCATATGATTGATAATCAAAATAATCAACTAAATCACCAGGTACATTGTCTAACAATCCAGTTTCTTCCACATATTGCATTGCTACATCGCCCATATCATCACAATCAGAATAAATCATATAATCGCCATCTTCTACGATGTCAAAAGCTTCATTTAATTTGAAATCAGAACTGATTTCGTTGAATACTTCTTTTTCATCTTCTTTTAAATCGTTATAGCGTTCTGCGATTTCATTCAATCTTTCGATTGACGTATATTCTCCTAATTCCTTAGAATCAAAAGGAAGATCATAATCAGCAATAAAGATTTCTTCATATTCTTCATTATCAATCCCGATTGATTCTAACACCTTTTCGAGATTATCTTCATCAATAGGAAGCTCGATCCATCTTCCTACAAGATTTCCTTCATTATACTTTCCTAAATTGCCAACCCATACTTTGACTTCATTCATAATAATTTCACTCATAATATACCTTCTTTCCTTAGTTACCCGACTTACATTTCTATAAAAGCGGGATTTTAAATAGTTACAATAAAAAAGACACAATCTTTTTTTAGATCGTGCCTTTATTGGTTTACGTATTTTACAGATTGTAACCAATAATCAGCCGTAAAGCTGTATCAGATGAACAAATTTCATAAGTCATTGCATCTAAGTCTAACAATAAACCATAAAATCGTTCATAGTTGAATTTTGGAAATGTCAAAAAAGTTGGATAAAAGTCACAACTTTTTTTGTAAAGACTTCTGTATAAACCTTTTATATCTTCTGCCGTTCCTACGTAAAGACAGAAGTTTTCATTTTCATCTACATAATGAAATTTTTTCATAGTTGTTTACCTCCTTAATACTACGACCAGCTTTTCAAGGCTGGATTTTTTAATAGTTCTATAATGCTGATTAAAGCGGTATGCAAGACAGTGAACAATGTTTATATAATCTGTATACAAATTACTAACTACTAGGGTACAAGCCGTTGGCATTCACTTATAAATACAAATATATTACTAATTGATATACTTGCCATTGTGCTATAATCAGCACTAACAACCATTAAAAGTTGTTTAAGTTGAAACCATGCCTTTTCTACTCTAAGACAAGAAAAGAGTTGCGACAATTTGTTACAAAAAAACAGAGTATCAAAAAATGATACCCTTAAGTTTAGATCCGTTCAATGTTAAGTCTGCCCTTATATATTACAAATATATAAGTTTTGTTTGTTGTTCCTTGCAAGTGTTCCCTATGGTCACGGTTTATTCCCTACTCTGACACTTGTCTATTACTTACCACGTTGGCTATTGCCTTATCAAAACCCTGCAAGCACCACCTTGCTATTATCTAGGGTTTATCATATATCATCATGCAAGACAAACTATTTAGTTGCCTGCCGTTCAAAAAATGAAATTTGTTTTATCAGAATTGACAAAACTTTTTAAGATATGTTATACTTAGATTGTCTAGAACTAAGTATTTTATACTTAATGGGCTTGTAGGTGTTACCAGCACTTATAAGCCTTTTTTCATTATCCTTATGTACATTTCATCATGTACAACCGTTTTATTTTTAAGATTTACTTTTGTTTGACTCTCCTTTTTAAGACTGTTTATAAGTTGTTGCTAATTGATTGACTTTTGAAAACTACCGACAACTCAATGTGGTTTGTTTTTTATGTCTCTCTCTTAACTTGTTTATATTATATCATGTATTTACTTGATTTGTCAAGCATTTATTTGATTTATTTTTTGATTTGTTTTAAAATCAAATTATGATATAATATCAATTAGATACTTGATTTATATCTTGTATCCTTTTGACAGTTATTATTATATCAAGTTTTTACTTGATTTGTCAAGTATTTATTTGATCTTTTTTAAAATTATTTTTATACACTTAATAATATAAAAAGTAAAGGAAGGTAAAACATATATGATATATATAGATAATACTCAATTAATCGCAACCATTAAAGAATTGCAATTAAGAAAGAATTATACACAAAAACAACTTGCAACGGCTATTGGTATCTCCCCAGCTAATTTATCTAATATCCTAAAAAACAAAAAGTCGTTAAGTTTTGATGATGTCAATAAAATATGTAATGGTTTAGGCTACAAATTGGACTATAGTTTTATAGATACAGATAATACCAGCAAAGATCAATAATACTGTTTACTCTGCCGTATGCACTCATAAAGCCTTATATAGTCGTTTAAATGCTTTAGAATGTAACTATGCAAAGAATGAATCTATTATATAGAAGAAACACGTATAAAACAGTATTATGAATATAATGTATAAGTATATATACTATAGTATAATGTATAGCACTTGTCTATGTTGTAGGTGTACTCTCGTATAGTATTATGTATATATACTATATCTATATATTGTGTCATAGATTTATGTTGTGTATAGTTATATGTTATACTATTATATGTACTTGTATAGTTATAGTAGTTTAGATCTAATTTAATGTGGTAGTACGAGCTATACTATTGTGTTATGTTTATTAAGTTGTTTGTTTAGTTTTGATAGCTTGATCTTGTATGATTGCTATATATTTATTTGTTTAGTTTGTATCTTAGTTTGTGTATTTGTCGCAAGTGCTGGAAGTCTGCCAAACATCGAACACTTGTTTGGTTAGTAGTGTAGCATGGTTTTATGGTGTTGTCAAGTGGTATAGATAAAAGTTATAGCAAGGTTGGTTGATATAGGTTGGAGTTATAGGTGGTAGAATGTTAACTTGTATATGGTTTAGTGGTTAACAATGATATAATGTGATCTTTTTTGATTGTTTGTGATTTTGTTAGATAGAGAAAATATTGTTTTGCTGGTGTGGTGTGGCGTAAAGTTTTATTTTGTATTAATGGCGTGGATAGACTATCCAACACATTATGTAAAAGTGTTGGATAACAGACAAGTGTATGATAAACAACAACTGTTGTGTAAATAGTCGCAAAGTAGTAGTCCTATTTTGGAATACTACGACACGTCGTAAACCATATTATATTATACAGCATCTGATACACTATCATGTAGTTTTGAATACTACGTGGAAATAGTTGGGAATTATCTGCACTCTGCACCCTGATCTACCTATAAATTATTTACAATCATTTACAAAAATTCATTTGATAAAATTATAGTATTTCAAATGAATTTTTACAATTTTAACCATGTAAAAATATGGTTGTAAAAGATCTCAAACCAGCATAACGGGGGTTGGTTTACATTTCAAAAATTGGAAATAACTGTCATTTTAGACAGACGTGTTCAATCACCGTGTCAACAAAAATTTTTCGACCCCCTGTCACAAAATCCCCACTTTCCAAAGCAATTTCCTACACTTTCCTAGATAAACACTTTCTGCTAATCGAAAACATGTCTTCGGAGGCGTCGTCGAGCGAATCGTTTATTTTACTACTCTTTTTTCGACGCTCTCAGAACCCCTTCCTTCAAAAATCGCACTTTTTCAAAAAATCAGCCCCATTTTCCCCTTTATTTTCCCTAATTCTCTCGACGACACGTTTTTGTTTTGCGCCATTTCATGCAAGTTTTACCATCAAAAGCCTAAGCAATTCCTTATATTTTTCACACCCAAATTTCACAACTTTCGCACAATTTCCCGAAACACGATTTTTAACATTTCTCGAAGCACGATTTTGACCATCTGTACACTCATAAATCCCAGTAAATTCCTACACAAACTACATCTCAACCTTTGCACAAAATTACTCCCAGAAAAATGCATGAATTCGATCTATCATGCTCTAAACTGATTTTATCTCCACAATCAATCGTACAAAATAATCATCACTTACACTTTATGTCCACTACACTTTTTAACGATTTGCTTACACCTTTGCAGAACCCCTCTATATAGGGTCGTAACGAAAACGTACGCAAAATGACATAAACCACATATAAACACTAAAAAAACGACAATTATAACAACTACCTCTTCTCTCCTATTCCAAGCAAACAAGCAATTTATTGCGCAGTTTAGGAGAGACAGGACAAGCGTCAGCGTTCCTTCTCGACATTGCTACCGCAGGTAAATACCTTACAATCAAAATATGCCACTTCCATTTCTTAGCAGATCATGTTATACTTCCATTGAGGGATTAGGCAACCCTCGGCATCTATGCCAAAACAGACACAACAAAAGATATTAATGGGTTCAAGTTGACACCACCAGATAATGTATCGGCAAATGCATTATCAGAATTTATACTCAGGGGAAATTTTTCTGGGCATATTTTTTACACCTTACAATCTATCATTGCAATAAAGTATCTTATATGATATAATCGTGTATATGGCATTGAACAAGACATTCAATGTATTCCATGTATCAATAAAAACAATCCCTCGCAAGGCAAAACATTTTAATAAGATGGAATCCCTTGAACTATCAACCAGATTTGTGACAGATAGTGAACACAAGCAATCTATCAATCAGACACTCAGCCTTGCAAGCAGGGATTATTTTTATGCAAAAATTTATCTCTCATTCAGTCCTATAGAAAATCGCACTCTACAGATCATAAATCCATTTTACCTGTCTACATTAACAACTCTCCATGACATACCGCAAAATTCATATTTGACGAATATACTCTTCTAAACATTGAGAATCACATATAAGCAACACCTACCATCATGCAGCAGATTTTCAAATTATACATCTATCACAACTCATCTTAGACCTAAGGCAAAAATATCTCTTCATTACACCCTTTAAAAAATGTACTCTGAGAGAGCAAATTTCAATTCTACTATCTTACCCTAACAAGTTATCGCCAGAATATATAAAATGGAAATTAGCATCCGATTTCTCGTCTAAACATTGCAATAGTACCCTAAGCAATTTCACACATGACCCATACTGTACACTCATACCACATAGGGGTACGCTTTACATTGGAAAGATTATTATCTGCGCCAGTATATATTGTACGTGAAAAAGTACAAGGATATTTTCTATGAAAAAATGCACCTAAGAGATCATAAATCAATTTAACACCTCTCCTCTACCAACAATACCAATTTACCTATAGAATGGAAATTCACAGCAAAAAGCTCTTCTAAATGTACGGAATCTAGTATAAAGAAAATTACATTCTATCCAGATAAAAACATAACCAACTTCCCTCCTTGCACCTATTGACAGGGTGCATAAAGTATGTTAAAATACCAATATGCTTAAAAAGAAAATGAAGAAAGAAAGGATATATACTGTGAAGAATATGAATGATTTCAAACGTAATTACAATGAAGAGACAAAATTCTATTTCAATTTGCCACAAGGTATCACACCAGATATGATATGTCAGATAATCAATCATGGTAATCTGTGTAAAGATTCTTTCAGAGAATATATGTTGGCAGATACCAGAAAAGCAATTGCGATGAAGATTCATGATTACTGGAAAGATCATTCTGAAATATTATATCCAAGATCTTCAAGATCATATATGTGGTTATACTACAATGAGATAACCAGAAAAAGATTACAAACATTGCAGAAAGAAAACATAAAACAATTATCATATATGATCTACATGATGAAAAAACAAAGAAAGGAGAAATGAAAAGATGATCAATACAATTATCAAGACAGATGAAAGATCAAAAGAGAAAAAGATGAGCGTCAGCGATTAAAGGAAATGGTGCAACCAGTTCCTAGACTTTACGGATAACGATTTTTGTTTTTATGAATAGTGAACGTAGTGAACTATGAATAAAAATGAAAATCGTTATCCGTAAAGGTTTAATCTTTATCAATTTCCTCTCCCAATGTTTACTCTTATATTATTAGGCTGTTTTCCCCACATTTTGATGATGGAAATTGATACATTTATCTCACATTATTTGTGATGATATTTTTAAAACACTCACAGATTTTGTGAATTGTAAGAAACTGTAAATAACACCACAAAGGAGTATCAATTGAAAATTACACCACCTACAAAACGACCTTATTTTAAAAGAATTCCAAGATGTCTAATATACGATTTTATCAGGTTCAACGATTATCGAGTATTATTCTATCTGCTTTTGCAGCAACATATGATGTCAAATTCATGGGAAGATAATTGCGTGATATTCATGGATTATAGTAGGACGTTATCACATATTAATATTTGCCCAGACAGACATAAAAACGCAAACTTGGAACATTTTCGGCATTTTGTCGAAGAGTTAATCCAATCAAACGACCTTATATTGGATGAAAGCACAACGATAAAACAGCCGACTTTGTATGTAAACAAAGCATCAGACTTTTTTTATCCGCACGAACAATTTGCGATACTGTATGATTTTGAGATTAATTACATCTTAAATCAAAGCAAAGATACTTTGCCGAATGGCGTACAGCGCTGGAAACTATTGTTAGTATTAGCTTACTTAAGGTTGAATATTAACGTCAGATATGGAACCGCATATAATACAAAACAGAATCGGCAAGAATATCCCGAAACTTATCATCAGTATTTCAGAAATATTGCCGATGATTTAAATCTGCATAAAACAGCAATCTCAAAATGTATTGATGCGTTAACCGAAATGGGAATTATCGCTTATAAACATACGAAAATTTTTACGAATTATAATAAAACAATTGCAGGAAGAACCATTTTTGCAAACCAGTATAAATATGATTTACAGCAAAAAGGATATCTGGATAGTTCTTATGATTTCAAAAAAGAAATCAAAGAATGTGAAATGAAGCTACAAGGGAAAGATAGTAAAGATTTATCTATAGATACGGAAGATGATATGGAACTTCCATTTGATTAATCGCTTTGTTGGCAGCATTGTGAGTAATCAAGCAAACACAAATTAAAAATTAACTAAACAATAATATACATAACGAAAGGATCTAACAAATTTTCATGACAACACAATTAAATACAGAACTCAAAGACTTATTGGCTACTTCTACCGTATCTCATTTGAGAACATGACGCAAGAACAGTTTGCAGTAAAACTAGCAGCACAGAGACTACGCACTACTCCTTCTTCAAAGAAAAGATTAAAAAGAAATGATGGTATTCGAGCAAGAGATAGTACAACAGATGCCGTGGTCTATAAGCCAACGCATGACCAGTATTATCGAATTTTCATCAACGATATCTTGAGTAACATTCGATCAGGTGGCACTGATTATTGTTTCAAATGGTATCAGGTGAAAGAATTGCTGCGGTTTCACAAGCACACGCTGATATGCAAAATGGTCAAAGAAAACAAGAGTGCCCGTGGCATTTATTTCAAGGTATCTCTTCCCAACGATTGGCGAAAGATTGAGAAAAATATTTTACCAGAACAGTAAGCAAGAATTATTGAAATACATAATAAACACAAATTAATAATTAAACTAAACAAATACATAAATAAGGAGACTTTTAATGAAATCCAGAAAATTTAATAAAGAAAAATACGCAGAACAGAAGGCAATGAAGAAAAAGAATCGTCCACAACGCAGTTATAAAAGCCTTGGGACAACCATTGAGATTCCGATCAATCACAGAAAGCATAAAATTTTGGCTACTGCCCGACATAATGACGAAAATGGTAAAGAGGACGAAACTTTTACTGTAACGCTTTCAATTGCCAAAGAGACAGGAGATTTCCCAATCTGGCATCAGTTTGAAGATGATTTACAGATCACAGCAAAGAGATATTCTCTTAGAACAGCTCTGATGGCTAAGGTAATTGAGCTTGAAACAGCTGGTGATCTTGATATACATATTGAATCTGCTGATGCTATCTACAAGCTTCTTGAATGTGCAGGCGATTACCTAAGCGGTAAGTCAAATACAGTGGAGGTGCAGTAGAATGATAGTTTTATCTACGATTCTGATTGGCGGTGCCGTACTGTTTTGCGCAGGAATGTGTCGTTCTGCTGCTACCAGAGAAATGATTACGGAAGATATTTATTGCCAGATCAAAGCAGAAAGTTTACATAAGGACGCCTTCAGAAAACCAAGAACTGAAATGGAACGGATGACAGACATGATTTTCGAAGAAAGCGAGGATGATGAATAGAATGGCATTAGATAAACAGATTCATGTACATTCTGTGGATACAGGACATTTTTACACAGAAAAAGAAAAGGCTTTACATAAGCAAAATATGTACATTCGACAGGAACGTGCAGCAATACATAATAAGTTAAAAGATTTAGAAAAACAAGCAAAAAAACAAGGTTTTTCTGATCAGCAGATTAAAAATATCGAAGCAATTCATATGCGCAGACAAGACATTATTGACACAATATATGATAAAAAGTTTAAAGAGTTAAGACAGTCTGATGATATACTTGATCAGATTCAATATTGGTCAACGCTTAAAAGTTATAAAACTTTCCCTGCGAAAGACGTCAAAGAAAAACTCTTACTAAGACTTAAGCAGGCGGTTGATACAAATGTAAATCTTGTAAGGCATGGGCATGAAGATCGAGTAAAAATTCGATGTTTTTATGAAAAAGACTTGAATGACACAAATACTGTATCTTTGTTTGAATCATTCTTAAGCAGAACAATTCAAGCAGAAACCGATATGTTATGCGAAGATTTAGTTATTGTCCAAGTATATTACTTCGATATTTTTAAAGATCTTTGTTTTCATGGTATGAACTATTGCGATAAAGATGGCGTGATTACAAAATATAGATACTTCACCTCTTCTGCTGGTCAGATTCGTACAAAAAAAGCTGTATTTATCAAGGAAGAAACATGGCAGAAATATGAGAAAACATTAATGTGTGGACTCACAATCGACAAAATTAATGATGAAAAACATCAAGGGAACAATGTTAACAAACACTTAGCCTACCTTGCATTGACTAATTCAGCGACTGATTTATGGGCAGATTTTGACATTGACAAATCAATCGTTGTAGATGATATGGAGACTATGGTTTCAGGACTTTTTGATTCTATTGATGATAAGACGTATGAAATTAAGAGGGTTTCTTCTTCTGTTCCAATTCCTCACATGGACGGATGCGGAATCGCAGACCCAAGTGTATTAAATGCAAATGCAATGGTGCGTATTCCTTGGATCAAAGGACTTCTTGGAAAATTTGCATTTATTGAGCTGATCAAAGAAAAAGGTTGGTCGCCAATTATTACAGATATTTACGGTAAAGAACATAATGTTATTGAAGAAGATATTAAAATCATTTTCACAAAGAGTCAGTTTAAAATGTGGAAATATTATGATTCATGGGAAGAATATAAACAATATTATCACGAATTTGGATGTACCGCAGGCTTGTGTAATGTTGAGGAAGAATACATAAAAAATGCTTCTATAAATTATCAGATGTTGCAAACGCTCACTGATATTACAGATACAGAAATTGAAACATTGAGTAAAAGATCAGTTAAAAAAATCTCTACACTTTGTGATTCTGTACAACATATGCAGAGAACTTTGGGAATCAATCCATATAATACTCACATGACGCCCTTTCAGGAAGCCGTAAAAATCTATCCAAATTTATTGAATGATACATATGCGAAAGACACTATCAGAGAAATTAAAAATAGTATGCTGAAAAAATATCGCAGTGGAAAACTAGATGTTTACGGAAAATATACTTTCTTAATTCCAGATTTATATGCAGTTTGTGAATACTACTTTGGACATATCGAAAATCCTAAAGGATTGCTTGATGATCATGAAGTGTACTGCAAGATGTTTCCTAAAAATGATAAGCTTGATTGTCTGAGAAGTCCTCATTTATATAAGGAACATGCAGTTAGATTTAATATTGCTTACGATGCTTATGGAGAAAGAAAGGCTGAAATTTCAAAATGGTTTACAACAAATGCATTATATACAAGCGTGCATGATTTAATCTCACGAATTTTACAGTTTGACAACGATGGAGACAAGGCATTGGTGGTCGCAGATAAAAAATTCGTTGATATTGCAGAAAGAAATATGAATAATGTTGTACCTTTGTATTATGAAATGAAAAAAGCACAATCTGTTTTGATTACTCCAGAAAATATCTATAATGGATTGATTCATGCTTTTACTGGCAGTAATATCGGACCTTATAGCAATAATATTTCAAAGATTTGGAACAGTGATATTTTTGTTAATGGGTCTGAGGAAGATAAACAAGAAGCCATTGACACTGTAAAACTTTTGTGTATGGAAAACAATTTTGTCATTGATTATGCAAAAACTTTATATAAACCTGTTCGTCCTGAAAAGGTTGCTAAACAAATTGCAAAATTTACACAGAAGAAACTGCCACACTTTTTTGTATATGCAAAAGATAAAATGGAATATCAGGTAGAAGAACGAAACCAAAGTTTTGTTAATAAGTTGTATGACATTGTGCCGAATGTACAGATTAATACACGGAAGCTTAAGATTGATGAAATTGAATACGATAAAATGATGTTTGATGTTAATACAAAAGTAGATAAAAAGGTCATAGAAATATATGATCGACTGAACAAACAGTACAGATATAAATTCAATATTGTTGATGAACGAGTGGCAAACGATTCATTTGTAAAACAGACGGTTTTAAAAGAATTCTCTAAGACTGGATATTCTGAAATTGAAATCACAGATATGTTGGTTAAACATCTGTATTCTAAGAATAAACGATACAAACAGTTGTTATGGTTTGTGTACGGAGAATACATTGTTGAAAATTTAAAGCATCATGTTGTGATCAAGCCAACAAAAAAAGTGCAATGCGTTGATTGCGGAGAATTGTTTGAAGTATATGTGCGTAATGCCAAAAAGGTACGATGTGATTCTTGTCAGAAAGTTTTTAAGAGAAACTATCAGAGAGAATTAATGCAGAAAAGAAAGCAAAATGGAATAATTTAGCTTTTGATATTGGTCTAAAATGTTCCGAAAAAATCGGTACAAAAATTTTTAAAAAAATGAAATGTACCGATTTTTTCGGAACATGAAATGTGTGTATATGGAGAAGCATTATAATATGCTTACAAAAAGGAGTTAGGAATGACAATAAACAAATTAGATTTGTATAAAGAAATTGCAAAAAACAAAAATATTCGTATTGATATTGTCAAAAAAGTGTTTGGTGAAGCAGAAAATATTATTTTTCAAAATTTATCAGATACACAAAATCAACCTTGCAAAATCACTATTATGAATGGATTGAATATACAATCTTCAATCAGAGACAAATGTCAGCGCACTATGCCAAATGGTGAAATTGTTAGTGAAGGCAAGATTATTAACATTACATCTCATATCTCCAAAAGATATAAAGATAAGATTAATCAGAACAGATAAACTCTCAAAATACCAATTTGCACTTTGTGTAAATGCTCACGCTGTTTGCAGCTAAAGAAATTTCACACCGTGAGTTCCGAGGTCTATGTCATCAAAAACAAAAATCAGAGATGGTATCCGAGACTTGCAACTGTTCTATTAATATAGTAGACCTCCAGAGGAAACTGAAAAGCAACCAAAGGAGAAAACATGAAAAAGAAAATTTCAATTATCACATTAGTTATGGCAATGCTACTGGCAGTTGGAGGATTTACTACTTCTACTGCTGTCTCTGCGAAAAATAAAAAAGTCAAATGTTTGGGAACATACAAGATTACTGCATACTGCGGTTGTCGGTCATGTTCTGGTAAGTGGGGAAATCGAACTGCTTCAGGTCGCAGAGCAAAACAAGGCAGAACTATTTCTGTTGATAGGAGAAAAATTAAGTTAGGTACTAAGGTAAGAATCAATGGTAAGACTTTTATAGCGGAAGATGTTGGTGGGGGCGTAAGAGGAAATCATATCGACATGTACTTCTCTTCTCACTCAAAGGTTAAGAAATTCGGCAAAAAGTACCGTAAAGTATATGTGGTAAAGTAACAAAAAGCTAATTTTATCACACGTAAGAAATATCGCCTATAGGGCATCAATGAAGATATTTTGGTGAGCATGGGACGCCATGCAAAACACAGAGGTATAAAGCTCGTATGTTTGGAGCTTGCGTATAGACATTTACCATAGAATTTACAGGAGCAATATGACTTTGATTTCAAATGTGTTGGACGCCTTTTAGTGTATACGCAAATTATTCGTCGGTAACTCTCATACACACATTAAGTAGTGTGCACCGACCAATGGATATTTTCTCGGATAATCACCGAGCCTCCATTTATTATTCTGACAGATGGCGAAATGTCATCTGTACATTATATTAAAGGAGAAAATAATTATGAATACAACAGCAATTACAACATTCAATAATGAAGAATTTGGAAATGTGAGAACTTATATGCTTGATGGCGAACCTTGGTTTATCGGAAAAGATATTGCTACAATTCTTAGTTATACCAACACTGCAAAAGCCATTAGAGATCATGTTGATGAAGATGATAAGCTGACCGAACGAATTGTTCTGTCAGGTCAAAACAGAGATGTAATATTTATTAATGAATCTGGATTTTACAATCTTATTCTTTCAAGCAAGATGCCAAATGCCAAGAAATTCAAGAAATGGGTTACATCTGAAGTTTTACCGTCTCTTCGCAAGACTGGTACATATACGGTAGTGGCGACTCAACCGAATACAACTTCTTCTATTATTGTTCAGCCGACAAGTGATATAGAGTTGCCAAAAGCAACAAACACTTGGTATCTAAAAAATAGAAAGCGTCTAAGAGAATTGTGTGATCTTATGAATATTGAGCGTAGAACTTTATATCATTTGATTCTGACAGAGATTGGAAAGACGATTGACATTGAACAATCAAAATCAATTTATACAAGAGATCACGGATTTCCACCAGAATTCATCATGGATGTTGTTGGTTATTTTACAAAAATGCAAGAAATTGCTGATGAATATCTTGATAGATTATTAGAAAAATATGAGTCTTTGAATTCAGATGATGATGAAGATGATGATGAAAGTGTATGGTAATTTACCATATTATAAAACATTGCACCTTGCGTGCCCAACAAGAAATGAAGTGATCCGACTAAGATCGGTGGATTTAGGTTATGAACTATAAAATAAAACACAAATCGTTAAAAGAGTGATGCCGAAGTACAAGGTGGAACTCGTGTAGAAACTTGCGATACTCTAATCCAAGGTGTTTTGATCGCACAAAGAATGTGTGTCTTTTTATAGAGTGGTCTACAAAAATTATGTGCATGTGGCAGAGCTGGTTTAATGCACCTGATTGCTAATCAGGCTTACGTGGGAATGCACGTAACAGAGGGTCGTAGCCTCTCATGCACGTTTCAGCTGCGATAAGCCTAATTTTGGTAAGGCAGTAGTCTTGAAAACTACTAGTAGCCGTAGTGATACGGTGTCTCAGTTCGAGTCTGAGTCGCAGCGTTAGTTTGTCCTGTGATGTCTTTCGAGCTCACGGGCTTATATCCCTGTTTATCCCGCTAAGGAGGCGGATCTGACTGTAAATCAGATGGCTTCGGTCACGAGTGGGTTCGATTCCCTCAACAGGGACGACTAGATCTGAGAGGCATACGATGCGCAGATCAAAAAAATATGCGAATGCCCTGATGGCTGGTGAATATTGGTAACCTGTACCTCTACTGATATTCTGATGAAGTTCATCGCTTCAGTTCGTCTTGAGAGTACCTCAAGCTCCTACGTGGATTGAGGTCGTTTTTAAAGATATCTTTACACACAATATCTTTAATAATCAACATTATACTGTGTCGCCAGTGTGTACGAATGAGACATGGTAAATGTATTGACATGTAGCTCAATGGAACAGAGCACAACGCTACGGACGTTGGTGTTGCAGGTTCGACTCCTGTCATGTCAACTTCAATGGCTAGTAGCTCAAATGGTAGAGCACACGGCTGTTAACCGTGCGGTTGCAAGTTCGAGTCTTGCCTAGCCAGTTTTCCTACATACCTCAGAGGCTAGAGGGTCATCACAGCAAGGATAACATTAGATGAAAGTCGTTGGTTCGAATCCAACTGTAGGAATTGCATTTATATAAAAATGCCCAAAGGGATATGGTGTAACGGTATCACAAGACACTTTGACTGTCTCGATCCTAGTCCGACTCTAGGTATCCCTGTCGCAGAATGGAGAAGCTTGGTCTATCTCGTCAGGTTCATGCCCTGAAGATCGGTGGTTCAAATCCACCTTCTGCTATTTTCTAGGTTTCATTTTGGTTATTGACATAACTATCTCCTATCAGGTAAGGACATTTATGTCCTTACCATTATTGCACAGTGGAAAAGTTGGTTAATTCGCTCGCTCCATTTGGTTCGTGAGGCGTAGGTTCGAAGCCTACCTGTGCAATCAAAGAGCTGTTTGGTGGTCAGTTCTTTTTTCAACAAAGATTTTTTCATTGTTAGTACCTAGTGGATGGACATTGATTCATCCACTACTCCTTTCTGCTTCTATAGCTTAACGGAAAAGCAAAGCCCTTCTAAGACTTAGAGTGTAGGTTCGAATCCTACGAGAAGCTTTCCTATCCAGTATATATGTACGACGACTGCTATATGCAGCGTCAAGCATCACTGGAAATATTTTAAGAATGGAGGGATCTTCTATAATTAAGATCACCAAAAATGAAGCTTTCTATCTTCGCTCAAAAGGATTCAAGGACAAATCTGATATTCATCAGACGTATTCTGGACATCCTACTTACTATGCAAGTGAGAAAAGAAGTGTAATGAAAGCTCTAAAGAAGTATAGAGAAAGATAGGTGTTCTCTATGAAGAAAAAACAAAATAATATCAGAGTGTCATTTGTAGATGAACCTGCTGCCATGGATGTTACTGGTTCTATGGTTTATGTAAAAACAGATACTCACAATATTTTGATTGATGTTGGCTTACATCAGTCAAATAGTAAATACGATGATTTTCTTGTAAATAAGAGAAGATTCAAAGAATTTAAGCCAAAAGACATTGATTATATCTTTATTTCCCATCTCCATGCGGATCACGTATTTTTAAGCCCAAGATTATATAAAGAGGGATGTTCTGCAAAAATGATTGTTGCACAAGACAATTATCGAATTATGCATCGAATGGCTGAAGATTCTGCTTATATCATTGAAAGAGATATAGAATTAATTAACAATCAACATGGGAAGAATTATAACCCATTGTATACTATTGAAGATGTAGAACGTACAATGAATTATGTTTCTGAATATCCTGTTATGGAAAAGATTGTTGTTGATGACACTTTATCATTTATGCTTATTCCAAATGGACATTTGCTTGGTAGTGTACAAATTTTATTGTATCTCAAACAGAACAATATTGAAAAGACATTACTGTTCACAGGAGATATTGGAAATTCTAAAGTACATAATTATTACGTCAATAAGTTTACTCCTGCTGATCATGCAGATTTAGTCATCGGAGAGTCAACTTATGGCGATCGCCCAGATTTAAAAACTGGGCAAAAAGAAAGGAATAATGATATCGAAAAATTATTTTCTATTATCACACAACAGGTATGCGAAATGCATGGACAAGTCATTATCCCAACCTTCGCAAATCACAGACTTCAATTTCTCACAACAATGATTTATCAGGTCATGAAAGACTATGATTTTCCTTATAAAGTGTATATTGATACACCGTTAGGAATTGATATTTTCAATGAATATCGTAAAATCTTATCTGGCGATGAATTAGAATTGTTTGATGAGGTATTAAATTGGGATAACTTAGTATTTGTGCGTGACGCTGAATCTAGTAAAGCATTGGTACACAGTAATGAGCCATGTGTAATATTGTCTACATCTGGGATGTGTAATAATGGTAGAATTAGACACCATTTGAAAAAGGCAGTTCCAAATTCTAACGCCACTGTTCTATTTGTAGGATTCAGTACGCCAGGAAGTTTAGCTGCATTACTTAAAGACAAAAATGTTAAATCGATCTCTATAGATAATAAACAATATACTTGTAGATGTGCAAGTTTCTCACTTAAATCTCTTAGTGGACATGCTCCATTCTGTCAACTTCTTGATTATTACTCTTCTATTAACACAAATCGAATTGTATTACATCATGGATCAGAAAAAGCAAAGTTAACATTAAAAGAGAAATTAACTTCTGAACTTGAAAAGAAATGCAAAAGTACACGAGTTATTGTTGCAAATTCAAGTTTGAAAATTTCATTATAGAAAGGACTGTTGAATATAGAATTCGAACTTCCAATTAAAGATTTACTAAAACAATTTGGCGGTGGACTGCCAGATGTAGTAGATTATCAGTATTATGTAAATTTACAGCAGCGCAAAATTATTGTGAATGAAGCCATTTGCGATACTATCCTTGAAAGCGCTGTTTTGCCACTTATTGAGATGGATAATGATGGCTCTGGAGAACCTATTACAATTATTCTTGATTCACCTGGTGGCGATGTATATAGAGGATTTAATCTTGTTGATGTTATTGAAAAGATTAAAACTCCACTTACGATTCACATTATGAGTATGGCAGTCAGTATGGGGCTACATATTGCTATGGCAGGACATAATAATCCAAATGTAAAAACCGTATGTCATCCATTTAGCGTAGGTTTACTTCATAGTGGATCAGAATCTGTTAGCGGAACAGCTCATGCTGTAAGAGATTTATTTAATTTTTCACAGAAATACGAAGAGAAAATTAAACAGTATGTACTTTCACATTCTAATATTGATGAAGAAATGTACGAAAAAGTATATCGTCAGGAATTATGGCTTGATGCAGATGAAATGCTTCGCCTTGGAATTGTAGACGAAATCATTTAATTTTTTATTCATAAAATGCTTAAATTCCCTCTATTTACACTATACCACATTTTTAATCAAGTGTGTAGAGGTATTTCACAAATAATTAAAAAAATTCACATTAGTTTAAAGGAGGATAAATATGGCTAAAGCTTTATCTTATAAAAAATCTACTACTGTCACAGTTAAGGCGGCAGGTTATGTAGACATCGAAAAAGGAGTTATTGAAACAGAAGAAGGAAATGTATCTTTCAAAGATTTATTAAAAGACTTTGATGGAAAATATGGTGAATTTCAGATGAAAGAAAAGACGGATGAAGATCTGGAATTAAACGTACCTTCTGATGAAGAATAGATTGGAGTGAAGATTTATCAGTATTAATTTTGAACAAGAATTAGCAAAAATCGGATTAACTCCAGAAACATATGAGGCTGTCTGTGCAGATATTGATTCAAAACTTGACGGTGTAGTTGATATCGACTGGCAGGAAATTAAAGAAAAATATCATGTACAATGTGCAAGCGATACAATTCGCAAGTCCTCTTCTACTCCATTTGGTGGTAGATTCAGAGATGCTTATTTTCGCAGCAAGCAAAAATCTGGTAACGATGAAAAATCTGAAGATCAGTTATTATATGAAAAAATTCGTAAGGAACGACAGAAATTACAGACAGTTAATTTAGAAAGAAATCGTATTTCTCGCCAAGAAAGTCGTTTTGAGCTGTTCAATGAATATGTGGCTGAAGCAATTCAGATGCTACCAAACCCAGACTTCAAACCTCTGAGAGTTGAAGATAAATCTAAAGGATATGTGCTTTCTATTGCAGATATTCATTATAATGCAGTATTTAAGAGTGTTAACAACGAATACTCTCCAGAAATTTGCATTGAAAGATTTCAAAAATTATTATCTAAGACCATTGTGCTGATACATAGACTTGGTATTTCTAAACTCAAAGTCGTCACATTAGGTGATGATATTCAAGGCATCTTACGTCTTACTGACGTTAAGCTCAACGACTCTGCCGTTGTTAAGGCAGTTGTTGATATCTCAAAAATCATTTCACATTTCTTAAATGAATTATCCAAATATGTTGAAATTGAATATTATTGCGTAGGTCGAAGCAATCACAGCCAAACACGACCTATAGGAACAAGAGCTTCTGAATTATGTGCAGAAGACTTTGAATATATTATTGGAAATTATATCAATGAATGTTTGACAAACAATGATCGTGTTGAAGTACATCTTGATCTGGAATCTGATTGTATTCACATTCCTATCGCTGGCTTTAATATGGTTGCAATGCATGGACATACCTTAAGAGGAACTGATAGTGCCATTCACAATATGGAATCTATATATAACGAAGATATTGATTTCTTATTGGTTGGTCATTACCACGGAATGCTTGAGAAATCTCTAAGCGAAGGTATTACATGCGATAAAGAAATTTTAGTGTGTCCAAGCTTTGTAGGTAGTGATCCTTATGCAGACAGCATTTTTAAAGGGTCAAAGAGTGCTTGCAAGTTATTTGAGTTCACAGAACGTGAAGGACATACAGCATCATTCAAGATACAGTTAAATTAGCAATTCGGCAGTCACTTTTTAGGATCAATCTCTCAAAACAGGTCGGACAGACTGCCTATTATGAGCAGAGGATGTTACTTCTTCTGCTCCATTTCTATAAATATTTACGGGTACCCAAAAGTGGGTAGCCGTAGAAATTAGTTAAAAATAAAACATTAATCAAAAAAAGGAGAATCGAATTATGATTACAACAAAAGAATTAGTAAAATCAATCGCAACAAAGAAAACAGAAACAGAAGGACGTAAAGTAACTCAGATCGAGGCAAAAGAAGAATTAGATAGAGTCGTTGAATGCATTGTTGATGCAATTGCATCTGGAGAAGGTGTTCGTTTAATGGGACTTGGAACATTTACTGTTGAAGATAAACCAGCTCATGTTGCAAGAAATCCAAGAACAGGTGAAACAATCAATGTTCCTGCTAAGAAAGCTCCAAAATTCAAAATTTCTGCTTCATTAAAAGATGCAGTAAACAAATAAGATTGGAGTGATTGTTATTTCTTATAAAGATAAATATAACAAATATGAGGATCTGAATATTACAGATTTCGAAGACCAAATTGAGCTTTTATTTACAGTTAACGATCAGTTGGTCGATGGAGATAATTGTGTAGATATCATTGCAAACGCTGAGACAATTCGTTATATATTGTCCATTGCAATGTCAGAACTTGACTATGCTCCACATAAGATTAATATGGAAAAAGACGATGCCACATATTGTCTTGAAATGTTTGATGATGGAAGTCTGAGAGTTTTCTTATATGATAAATATAATGATTCTTTACAGGGAACTTCCATTTATTTATATCAAGAAGAGGTTACTCAGGATATTGTAGATTTTGTGTTAAACTTCTACTCTGATTCTGATATCTGGCTTTTTGGATATGAAGATGAAGATGATATTCCGATCAGCAAAGAAGATGTATCTGACTTGGATATCGTTGCTAAAATTATGGAAGATAAACATTTTGAAGTTTTGCCAACTATGTTGCCTTTCGAATATCTGTTAAAGGATCTTTGGAGATTTTAATATTATGAATTATATGCAGTAGGTGAATGATATCATCTACTGTTCTTCTATTATATAAGGAAAGGAGGGACTTATGGCAAGAGAATTAACGCCAGAAGAATTGGTAAAAGCCCCAATGTACATTAATAGAGACGTGCAATTTGAGATGCCAAGGCGATCTACTAGGGTAGATAAAAAATATAAATGCACATGCTGTGGTAAGAGTTGGGATAATCAGAGAAACCATTTCGCTAAATCTCCTTCTCCTTTATACCAGAGTAATGATGGGTATATCAATATCTGTAATGATTGTATGGACTTATATCTACAGAAGTTGATTAATTACTACAATGGAAATGAAGTCCACGCAATTAAGCATGTGTGTCAGCAATTTGATGTAGTGTTTCATGTTGACGCATACAAAAATGCAAAGGTTGAAAATCAACCAATTACATTTTCACAATATCTTTCAAAGCGTAATCTTCATCAGACAACAAAGGTTGGTAATACATATCTTGATGGAATGAAGACGAAATTTTATGAAGATGGATATGATCATGTTATGAGTGCAGAACAAGCTGTAAATGATGATAACATATCTATTTCTGGTTCAGCTACTAAGAGATGGGGAGCTGGATTTACACAGGCGGATTATAAGAATCTGGATGAACATTATAATATGCTAAAAGACAATAATCCAAACATTGACCAAAACCAAGAAATCTTCGTAAAATCATTATGTAATTTATATATGTTGCAAATACGTGCTTTACAAGCAGGTGATTCAAAGAAATATATCGACCTTAGCAGTCAGTATTCTAAAACATTCAACGATGCAGGTCTAAAAACAGTCGAAGAAAAAGATGAAAGTCAGAACACCACTCTTGGAGTAACATTGGCTACTATATCAAAATATACGCCCGAAGAATTTTACAAAGATAAACCATTATATGAAGACTATGATGACTTGGCAGACTATGTGGACAGATTTATGTTACGTCCATTAAGAAATTTACAATATGGATCTTCTGATAGAGATAAGGAATATTTTATTCCTGATGATGAGGATTTAGACGATGAATAAACAAGTAAGTAAAAAGACTGCTGCCAGACGTCTTAGTAAAATGATTGAACAGTTTCCTGCCGATGAATATCAAAAGGAATTGTATAAAAAATTCCCATCTACGCATTATTTAAGTAATCCAACAAATGTTATGCATACACTAGCATGGTGTACGTTTTTTAGGAAAAATTTACACAGATTTGTGCAAGATTACTTAGAAATTCCAATATATCCATATCAACAGTTATCACTATATTATATGGGTGTTTCTAACTCAATTTGTATTGTTGCAGCACGTAATGATGCAAAATCATTCTTAATTGCCTTATATGCATGTTGTAGAGCAATTCTTTATCCAGGATCAAAAGTTGTTATTGGTTCTGCTACTCGTGGACAGAGTAAATTGATTATTACTGAAAAAATTCAAGGTGAATTAATGGAGAAATCCGCTGTTTTAAGAGCAGAAATTGAATACGTTAAGACCAATGGACAAGACGTTGTTGTTAAATTCCGTAGTGGATCTACAATTAAAGTGTTCACAGCGAATGATAACGCCCGTGGTATTCGTTCAAATGTTGCTATTAGAGAAGAGTTTAGACAGATTAAGAAAAACATTGAAGATAATGTCATTTCTCCATTTCAGATGGTACGTCAGCCAGGTTATATACAGCTTCCACAATATAAAGATGATCCAGTTTTAGCGAAAATCTTGCAAGAAGATCCTGTTGATATCTATATTAGCTCATCTTGGCAAGACCCTACACATTGGATGTGGACAATTGTAGACATGAATTATGAATTAATGTTAAAACATGGGAAGGGTATGCTATTAGCATTCGACGAAAGCATATGCCTAAAACATGGATTCAAAACAAGACAACAGTTGATCAAAGAAAAGAAAAAGCAAGATCCTACCAGTTGGAAGGTAGAGTTCTTAAACCTTAGAATCAAAGAATCTGATTCTGCATATTTTACATATTCTATGCTGATGAATCGGCAAATTTCAAAACAAGTCTTTTATCCAAGAAATAATTTGGATGTTCAAATCAATAAGAAAAACCGCTATGCAATCCCTAAACGTGACAATGAGGTAAGAGTTATCGCAGGCGATATTGCATTCGTAGCAGGTTCTCAGAACGACAATTCAGTTTATTCTTGTATTCGTGCTATCCCAGAAACAATGACGTATGGCGATAAGCAAATGGAACAAGGATATCGTAGACAATTCCCTTATATAGAATCTAACCAGATAGGTGATACAACGAAACAGGCAATTAGAATACGTCAGTTATATGAAGATTTTAACGCTGATTATATAGTAATTGATGTGCGTAACGGAGGTTTGCAAATTCTGTATTCTTTACAAAAAGTTCTATACGATGAAGATCGCAGTGTTGAATACGCCCCATTAAAATGTATGAACAACGATGAATACGGTAGATTGTGTCAAGATCCAGACGCAAAACCATGCATCTATGCTATCAATGGTACACAAAACCTGAACAGTGATATTGCTATGAACTTCAGAAAGAATCTGGTCGAAGGAAAGATTGATTTTCTTGTTAATTTTGAAACCGCAAAAGAGGAAATTCTTTCTAAGAACAAAGAGTACAGACAGGCTATTGAAGTCGATGATGTATTTGACTTTGAGCGACCATTCTTAGAGACTCAGGCACTTGTTAGTGAATGTGCAGAATTACAATATGAAAAACTAACCACAGGTGGTATCCGAATTAAGGAACGTGGAAATAACCGAAAAGATAGATATTCTTCATGTAGTTACGGATCATATTTTATAGACCAGTTGGAATTAGATATGGCAACTACAGATGAAGAATACGGATACGCAACATTTGTAAACTAATGGAAGGAGGGAAAATGGAAGAAAATGTAAAGCAAGACACTACATATGAATACAACAGTTATCAATATACAACAACAGATATATTTAACGCTATCTTTCAATGTGGTGTTTATGATTATTTTAATAAAGAAGAAATACGCAGTGTTTTAAGAAATCCAATTAAAAACCACGAAACCGCCATTAGATTGTCAAATTTTGTGTATACAAAAAACGGAGTTGTTACAAATTCTGTTGACTATATGGTTGCATTGCCATGTCTTGATAGTATATTAATCAATAAATCGAAAGCAAAAAAGAAAAATAACAACAAGGCAAAAAATAATAAACGCTTAATGCGCTCTACCCTTGAGACAATCGACGACAAACATTTCATTAGAGATGCATTACATACCGAGATGTTAGACGGAATTGCGTTTTATTACTTCGAAACCAAAGTAAGACCATCCGATATTGATCATACAAAATACATGAATGATTTTGATGTTGAGCGTATTATGGAGATAAATGACATCGGTGTCAATGTCTCTATTATTTCTTTGCCTTGGCAGTATTGTAAAATTGTTGGTAAGAAAAATGGGCGATTTGTTGTTGGTTTTGACTTGAGATATTTTGATGATTTCACAGACGATACACGGGAAAGAAAACTTAAAAAGTATCCAGAAGAAATCAGGAAAGGGTATTACGATCGCAAGAAAAGTAATGGCGTAAACGGCAATTGGTTAATATTAAATTCGGATAAAACAATGTGTAGAAAAATCAAATGCAAAGACTCAGAACCTTGGGGAAGATCATTGGTTATTGCTGCTCTTGAGGATGTACTATATAAAGATTATTTCACAGACACAAAACGAAATGTTTTGGATGACATGAACAATAAAGTTGTCTATCAGACATTCCCAGAAGGGAAAGAAAAAGGACTTTGTGCTTTAACCAAAAAGCAACAGGAAGCCCAACATAATGATGTTAAAACCGCTGTAGTTAACAAAAACAACAAAGGTGGATTAAGTTTCATTAGCGTTGCCGCAGGAACAAAGATCAATTCTTTAGATGTTTCTACAGATATTTTTAATGATAAAAATGAATCAAATCTTAGCAATCAAATCTCTTTGGATTTAGGTATTTGCGCTTCTTTACTTGGTGCAATGGAATCAGGTAATTTTGGAGCTGGAGCGAATAACCTCGAAATGATCACCGCCCAAGTATATACATGGGTGTATGAATGGCAAAAAGAATTAAATTACGTCATTAACAAAAATGTCATTAAAGATCAAAACAATCCAGTGGAAGTTTACTACTTCCCTACTTCTTTTGTAAATCGCAAGACATTCTTTGATATGTGCAAAACATTATATTCAGAGGCAAGCGGTTCCTTATCTTATCTTGTTGCTAGTGCAGGAATTAACCCAGAAGCATATTTTAATGTATTAGATGAAGAAATCGAAGATGGTGTATATCAAAAATATTTACCACATATGACCGCCTATACTAATTCTTCAAATAATACAAATGATCAAGGCGGTCGTCCAACTACGGACAACCCTACCGAAAATACAATTCGAAGTAGAAATAATAATGGGAACAATATCCCAAGTCCAAGTGACTCTAAATAAATATCAATAATGAAAGGTCGATTTTGTTTAATCGGCTTTTTTGTTATACAAAACTTTTTAAAGGAGGATACAACATGGCAATCGTAGAGTTATCTGAAAAGAAATACAAAAATGGGCGCAGACCATTTAAAGCCGTATTGTACGAATTACAGCCTCCTGAATCAGTAGAAAATGGTATCGGAACAAAATACAACAAAAATGGAATTACCTTTTTAGAGGAATATTGTGCGCCACAACTCGGCAGTATCACAGACATGAGCGTTCGTGTTGAATTTTTAGATGAAAACAGAACAATAATCTGCGGTCACGGAGAAACTGGTGTCAACGAAGATGGCTTAATAACATTTAGAAATGCAAGTGTTGTTGGACATTTTACAAGAGGCTATATTGACGACATTGATTACGAAGGTGAAACAAAGAGATGTGTATGCGGTGAAGGATATCTTGATGAAATGTGTTATCCAGAATTCGTTGCAAATCTTGAAGAAGATCTTAACAATGGCGTTGCCGTAGAAGGTAGCGTAGAAATTTTCAAAGCAAAAGGTAATACAGGAATTGTTTATATGAATGGATGGAGAGAAACAGGGAGAATCCCTGTGGAATTCATTCACTCTGGTTGGGACATGGTAATGAACCCAGCTGATACTTCTTCTATTGTATTGGAATTAAACGAAAATCAAAACAAGGAGGACAAACAGAAAATGGACGGAACAATTGATATGAAAGAAATCACTTCTGCTATCAAAGAAACAATTTCTGAAATCAATTCCAAAGAATCTGCATTAGAAGAGAAAATTTCTGAGCAGAATTCCGTGATTGAACAGAAAGATTCTGTTATCGCAGAAAAGGATGTAAAGATTTCCGAACTTAATGCAAGTGTCGAAAAATTACAGAAAGCTCTTGAAGACACAAAGACAGAGAATGAGACAGCATGGGAACAGATCGAAATTCTTAGAAAAGAAATTGCAAAAGCTAAAGTTGCAGAAAAATTAGGTGAAGTTGACGAAGCTTTAAGCGAGTTCAATGAAGACGAAAAAGCTGTCGCAAAAGAAGATATCGACAAATTAAAATCTGATATTAACTCTTGCGAAAATATTGACGAGTTAAACGAAATTGCTTCTGAAGTTAACTCTATCAAATCTAAGATTTGCATGAATATTGTAGCGCAGCAGAAAGCAGCTGAGAAGCAGGCATCTGCCACAGAGCCTACAGCAGAAACAAATTCAGAAAAAGTTGAAGACATCTTTTCTGAGGTATGTGAATCTATCGAAGTTGATGATAATGACGAAGATGTAAGTATTTTTTAATAAGGAGGATAGATAAAAATGATTAAATTCCGCAATATTTCTGAAATCGAGAAATTATACCCATATGTAAAAGCTGTTGCAGGAACAGATGTTTATAATGGCGATTTTGGAACAGTAACAGAAGGTACATTTGCTTTAGCCGCTAACGCTAAACAGGTAGTAATGAATATTGAAGTTGGTGATGACGAAGGTTTAGACAAATACTTTATCGCAAAAGGATCAGATTTAAGAGTTTTAGATCTTGATAAATTAGATGGAAAAGAACTTGAAATTTATGGAAAACAGATTCCTACTGGGGTGGCTAAAGGTGACAAGTTAAAATCTACAGCAACAGGGGATCTTGTTAAAGGAGCTACTGCCGCACCATATGTAGAAGTAACTGAAATTATTGGAAATCACAAAGGCATTGTTGTAGGAGTTGTTGCTTCTGCTCCAGCTACACAGTCAGTATCAAAATAGTTAATTGAAAAAGGAGGATAGTATAAATGTATACATTTGAATTAAACAACGAACGTAAGGATGCGAACTTTGCAAGCGGTCGTGTGTCTACAAAATCTCCTGTAGTAGAAATTTTCTCTGCAATGAGAGACGGAAAAGACTTAGCACCTTTCGGAAGAAAAGCAGATCAGGCTGCTAATTATATTAAAGAATTAAATAGTAAAGCTTCTGCTGGTGATTTATCAGCAGTTTCTGAATTAAATGAAATCAGACGTTTCTCAATGGAACCTCAGATTCTTCAAGAAGCTAAATTATTAAGCATCTATGGAAATTATAAAGCAATCGGATATAACGATTCTTGCGAAGTTGAAATCCCAGAATTTGTTGGAAACCCAGCAAACAAACAGGCTTTAGGTCAGGATGTTAACTTCCCAGTAATCAGAAAGAAAAGAACACCTATCGCTACAGTAGCTATTTCTGCTGGTTATGCAGTAGATTATAGAAAAGCTGCTATTGGTGACATGAGCGATGAAAACGAGTTAAAGAATCAGATCGCTATTCAAATCAGAAACAAAGCTGCTGCTTATGTTGTAGAAACAATCTACAAAGCAATCAAACATGCAGATGGAGTTAAATACTTCTTCGAGGGAGACGGATTAACAAAAACTGGTGTTGATGGAGTTATCACACCTGTAAGACGTTTTGGAAAACCAACTATCACTGGTGATTATGCTTTAGTTTCTCAGCTTAATGCATTCGCAGGATATCAGGGAACAACACCTGCTGTTACAGGTATCTCTGAAGCCGTTATGAAAGAAATCCACGATACAGGATTAATGGGAATGTACAATGGTGCAGTTGTTTCTGAATTACCAAACCCATATGATACTTCTCTGATGAATGCAGCTGGAACAGACTTCCAGACAGTATTACCACAGGGACTCGGATATGTAATTCCTGCTGGTGGACAGTCTCCAATCTATACAGTAACAAGAGGCGGATTAACATCTATTTCTGGAACAGACGTATCAACAGGTCAGTTAATCACAAGATATGACCTTGAAGTTGGTGCTTTAGTTGCTCCAGGCAGAGAATATATGATTGGTTTACTTGGAGACAAGAAACTGTCAACAGAACTTGGTACTTACTAGAATTCGTAAATAGTTGAAGAAATGTAGACCTTATGGGTCTTTTTTATTTGCAAAGATATATGGTAATTCTGTATATCTTTGCAATTAATTAGTTAAATAGAGGACATAGACCATGAACGATATTTACTTTTGCTATTCCAAAAAACTACACTATTTTTTAATGGGGTTAGGCGAAAGTTATATTTCTTCTAACATCAACAAAAATACTGGTGTACGTTATTGGACATTCCAAAAGTCGAAAGATTTAGATGAAAAGATTGAATTGTATAATTCTGTAAAATACAAATTCAAGTAAACGATAATTAGTTGTGAAAGGATAAATAATTGAAAGAGATGGAAAATACGGAAGTTGTAAAAGAGTTAAGCATGGAAACAAAAATTACAGTACGCAGCCTTGCCAATTGGACAACAGGATTTCAGCGAATTGAATCCACAGGAGATGTAACAATCACACCAAATGGTACTACCCGTTTATCTCGTGGAGAAGTAATCTCACAGGTGCAGAACGGGAATATGCTTTTTACTGGAATTGATGGTGTTGGCTCTCATGCAACATTATATATTGAAGACGCTGATACTCGTGAAGAGTTAGACTTTGACAATAAAAAAGAAAAGAAAGTTCAGAAAATTTTAACGCCTGAATTAGTAGCAAAATTATTTGCCTATAAAGGGATGTCAAAAACATTTAAGGACAAAGTTTCTGAGTATATTGTCACAAGTGCTGAAAAATCAGCTGTCATGATGATGATTAAAAAAGGTAATTATAACGATTACGAAAAAATTCGATTCATTGAAAACTATACAGGACACAAAATGAAATAGGATGTAGGTGATTATAATGACAACCGCAGATGATGTAATTCAAAGTTTTGAATCTACATTTGCAGATAAAACGCCTCTGCCAGACTCTTTAGTTTTTCAATGGCTAAAAAAGGCAATTGCAAGATATTCTATGGAAATTGATGATCTTACATTCGATGTAGAAACAAAAGAATTTTCAGAAGATCTTGATCAATATGTCATAGATACAATGGCAGAATATATGCATCAATATTATCAGGAGCGTTACTACTCTCTTGTAAATAAACGAGTGAGTATTGTAACAAAAGAATTAAGTATTGATGGAAATAATGGGTCAAAAACTTCAGCAAAGAATGAGCTTGATGCTATTAAATATAATGCTGAAAAAATGACAAACAATCAGAAACCTACCGCTTATACATAGGAGGTGCGATAAATGCAAAATTGGTATTTAATAACACCTAATACACGACCTAATTTAACGGGCGGTTATGAAAATGATGCATATAACGATTATAAAGATGATGAATTTGCAGAGATCTTAGATACAGACATTGCTTCTACGGTTGAATTATGTAACTCTGATTTATCAGAAAGAACGACTATCCGATGTGTGGTTCAAGATAATGATTCTGATACCGCATTAAAAACTATGCAGAGAACTGTACTATTCCCATGTAATACTTCCAAAGCAGGAATGTATGTATATTTTGAGAATAATTACTGGATCATAGACGGAAGACCTGGACAATGCGGTGTGTTTGAAAAAACAACAATGAAGTTGTGTCAGTCTACTGTAAAATGGCAAGATGCAGACGGTAATATCCATGAAAGATGGGCTTATTATCAATCGGCATCTAAATATGATGTTGGTAAAACAGGTAACAATATTATATTTGTTGGATCAAATAACTATACGGTAATTGTACCGCAAGACGATGATACTCTTGGGCTTGATGGAAAAAGAGTATTTCTTGATATTCGTGAAGTTCCAAATGACGTATTTACATTCACTCGTGATGATAATGTTTTATATCATTTTGGTGCTGAACATGGTGGTGTATTATCTTTTATCGTTGATAAAGATGAATTTAACCCAGCGAAAGACAGCAAAGACTTGCGATTATGTGATTACTTTGAGCCCAAAAAAGATCCTGAGCCAACGCAGCCAGATGCTCCAACTGTGGAACAGACATGTACTGCTACTATTAAGTATAGATACAAGAAAGTTTTTGTAGGCAAGAAATCTACATTTACCGCTTCTTTTAAAGACTTAGATGGAAACACAGTTACAAAAGATCCTCAATGGAATATTGAATGTGAATTAAAAGACTCTATTAATATAGAAGAAACTGGTTCAAACATTGGAATCTCTGTGTCAAATTCTGCATTAGTTGGTCAGAAAATCATCTTGAAATTATCTGCAAAAGATAGAACTTCTTCTACTGCTTCTATTGAAATAACTATAGAAAGTCTTACATAGGTGAAATTCAATGACGAAAACAGAAAAAATGATGGAAAATCCTCTGGTTTCGCTTGGATTGATCAAAGAAGCCGTAGGAAATATTTTAATGACAAATGACGATGTCAACACTCTTGCTATGCCATATCTTGATGATGAGGATTATTCTTTCGAGGATAATTGGTTTGGATGCAAAATTGGCGAAAATATACATGGGCAAGTGAAAGACAATCGTTTATTAGGACATTGCAAAGATGTCCCATATATGGATGAAACCATTACAGATACACGATCTATTATCTTAATGGAAACATATCCTAGTACATCAACATCTATTATTGATTACACATTGGTTATCAATGTCGTATGTCATAGGGATGTTATCAAACTAGATGATGATGAAATGTCAGAATGGCGTGAAAAAGGATACGCTGGCAATCGTTTAGATATGATTTGTCAAGCAATCAATCTTGCCTTAACTGACGAATCAATCAAAGACTCATTTGGTATCGGGGCTATGAGGTTAGATAGTCGTACAAGCCAATTACAGTCTTTTAAACCGAACACTAACTTTTATGGCAGGACAATGGTGTATCGGATTGATGATATAAATATGGAGTTGCTTTGTAAGTGAGTGACGTAAAACTTACTTATTCACAGCTACTGTCAAGCGAACCAATACCTGTTGGAATTGGGCATATTCAGCCACCTAAAATCAGTGATCGTAGGAGAATTGGTGAAGGGCTATGGATGCAATATGCCAGCTATATGACATTGACAGTAGACAGCTACTACTCTGCTCTCCTGCCAGATAAATATGATGCTTTTTTGGCATTACCTTATGAAGAACGAACAGATGTTAAATTATTTGATTTGGTATCAGAAAACACAGATGTTATACGGATTTATGTGAGAGCATTTTGTTTTTATTTTGTCGAAGATGTTGTGTATAAATTAAGAGAAAAAAGATTTGAGATCTTAAAAACACATGAGAACGAAGAAACTGGAGAAATCGAATCACAGGTTGTCGGGGTTATTGATCGAGAAATCTTTGATGATGTATTACATATTCTGATGCAAATTTCAAATATCAACAATGAACGCACAGTGTCCGAAGAATTATCAAAACAAAAAGATCCTGTTGTTATCCAAATGCAACGTAGACGTGATAAGGCAAAAGCTAAACGTACTCGTGGAAAAAACTTAGATAAACAAGATCCAAAATATGATATCGGTAATATTATCTCTGTCGTATGTGCGTATCACCCAAGTATTAATTTTACTAACGTAGGGCAACTAACAATTCCTCAATTATATGATAACTTTCAAAGAATTCTAATTGATAGAAATTATCAAATCATGGCTCTTAATGCCAGTGTCTGGGGAACTGAAGGTAGTGACTTTAAAGAAGATTCATATTTGAAAAATCTTAAAGAAGAAAAATAAGACCTATCTTTATGGGTCTTTTTTTAATACTAAAATTTAAAAATTCTAATGAAAGGATGTGACAAAATGGCAGCTAGTAAGAAATATGCAAGCCGTGACTGCGGTGTATTTGAGTTAACTAACTTAGCTACAAGCAAAAAGGCTTTAAGAGTTGATTATGCTAATACAGTAACATTAAATATTACAGCAGATTCTGTAAAAGCTAAAAAGAGAGGTAGAGATGCTGTAACATTTGCCAACCCAATGGAAGGAACACTTGAATCAGAAATTCAGGTATATCCATTTGAGTTATTCTCTATCTTTGGTAACGGTACAATTACAGAAGGTGGAGATCGTGCAGAAATGAAGACGATCACTGCTACAGAAGCAGGAAAACTTACATTACCAGATGATCCAAAAGCAGGAGCTTTATTCGTTTACGAAAAAGGTGATGTTGGTGGAACACAGATCGAAGGAAGTGCAGCAGCAAAAGTATTCACAGCTACAACAGATAGCGATATCGTTGTTGGTAAGAAATACGATGTATCTTATATCGTAAATGACTCTACACTTCAGTTAGTTAAGATTAACGATAATCAGGAATTAGCTGATTTCAGAGTTGACGCAGAAATCAACCAGAAATCAGAGCAGGGAGTTGTAACACCATTACATATCACTTGTTACAAAGCTACTCCTCAGAGAAATATCGAATTAGCTTTCGCAGCTGAGGGAGATCCTATTACACTGAAGATCACATTTGACCTGATGACAGATGCAGATGATGAATTTGTAGATATCTATCAGATCAAGTCTTTAGCTTAATTTAAGGACATTATTTATCACTACTGGTTAGTTTATACTAATCAGTAGTGTATTAACTTGGAATATTGAACATGAAAAAATATTGCAGTAATCATATTATAGTTTTACATTTTAGTTAGAAGATAGGGAAGAGAACAAAACTTTAATATGGTTCACAAATTGGATTATATGATTTTTTGTTTTCTTCCCTATTTTTTACGATTTTAAAAGAAAGGGTGTATTTATTGAATTCAGAAATTACAACGCCTGAACAGTTGCAGGAAGCCTATAAAGATACAAAACTCATTCCTGTTACAAGTTTGGCACAGGTTAAGTTCTATGTGGAACATGGCGTACAACCACTTCTGGTCTATCCATCTGAACGTGCAGATATTATGGCGTTCTGGTATCCAAAAAAAGATACATACAGACTATATGTTGATTATAGAAAATATATTAACGATAAATATCAGGTAGGTGAATAGGTTGGCAAAGAATGTTGGTAAGAGATTTGAAGAAAATTGGAAAGCCAGTATTCCTTCAGACGTATTCTACTATCGTTTAAAAGATCAGGCGCAATCTTTTGGTGGTTGTAGTAATTTAAGATTTTCAAGTAAGAATCCTTGCGATTGTTTCTTATTCTCTTCTCCTTATATGTACGCATTGGAATTGAAAAGTGTTGGTACTTCTTCTATTTCTTTTGAACGTACCAAAGAAGAAAAAGGCGTGATTCATTATCATCAGATTAAAGGTTTAAGAGAATTTGTTAGTTACAGAAATATGATCGCAGGGTTTTTATTTAATTTTAGAAAGAAAGATAACATGGAAACTACATATTTTCAACACATCAATGATTTTGACAGAATGATTGCTTCTATAGATAAAAAATCATTCAACGAAAAGGATTTAAAAAAATTCAATCCAATCATTGTTAATAGTCGAAAATTAAAAGTCAATTACAGATATCACGTATCTGAATTGCTTGAGAAGTTAAATAGAGAAATGGAGAGATAATTTTATGGGTAAAATCGCTTTTGAAACAAGACATTATGAAGATGGGTCTTTAAATAGATTTGAGGCAAATGATTTCGTTGAGGCGGTTGTCGCTTCTGCTTTCCCAGTAACTCAGGATGAAAACGGAATATCTAGTATGGACTATGATCCACTGAGTAAACTTATGGGAATCAAGATGAATATTATCAAATTTTATGGAAACGTGGATTTAGAAAACATTGGCATTGAGGAATTATACGCACTTGCCTCAGATATCGATGTTGATGAATTTGTCGATGAGAATGATATTAACAAAGTGCAGTTTAAAGATATGTTAGCTGCAATTGACGAAAAATGTGACTACATCAAACAGCAGTTAATTGCAAGTGCAGTTGATATTAAACTCGATAGTAAAGATGTGAATTTCAAGGTTGAAGGTGTTGACGATTTAGTAGAATCTGTCGTGGCTTTAGCACCTGCTCTTGAATATATCAACGAAGTGTTTGCAAAGGCTGATCCAGAGGTAACTCAGAAGATGATGCAGTATTTTGCAGAGCATGGTTTCGACTTTACTGCCGAAGACATTACAAAAGCCGTCGTTGAATCTGACGATTTTCAGAAAAATAGAATTGATGCACTTGAAGCAATTAAACAGGGTGCCGCTGATGCAGTCAATAATAATGTAGTTTCTATTGACAGAAAGTAAGGTGATCTCATGGGAAACATGGGTGCAATGGCTGGGTTATGGAGACAAATCCAGAATGAAATGCGTGATGCCGTAAGCGAAGCTGAGAGCAAAACATTCTTAACAGCCAATCAAGAGCTTACTGCTTCTTATGCTGGTGGGGAACCAATACCGCCAGAGCAAGGTGGATATGTAAGAACGTATCAGATGAAAAACTCTACAAGAACAACTGGTGTCGTTGGTGGCGGAGATTCTGTTAGTGCTACAGTATATCTTGATCAGGGATACAATTACGACACTGGAACTTATTCTACTCCCCACGTCTTCTCAGAAGCGGAATCTGGTGGATCTGGTATTGTATTAACTTCTGGATTCTGGCAACGCACAGAGCAAAAAGCTCAACAATACGCTGAACAGGCATTTGCAAAAAGATTTAAATAAATTTATCAGATTAATATGATCTGTATTGTAACAATCAAATTTTACTTTTATTTACTAGACGAGGTGTTAAATGGTAACAATTTCACATATTGGCGATACGCCAAATTTAATCAAAGTACAATTAGATGGCTTGTCCACTGATGTAAAGCCAATTGGTGAGACACCTGAAGGTGTGGCTATTAAAAATGGTAGCACTTTTACTTGCATAGATACATTAGATGTGTATTTCTATGATGAAGAAAATAAAAAATGGATAGGAGCTGAATCATGATAGACGCAACTACTATTGCTCTGATGAAGAAAATGATTTCAAAGTATAGCGGTGGCAGTGGCTCTAGTGCGGATATTAGCGGAGCCATTAAACAATACTTGAAGGATAATCCAATTACGGCAGAATCAATTGGAGCAGAAACAACTGAAAATGCAAAAACAGAACACGATACATTAAATAAGGTAATTGAAAAATTAGACACAGATAAATGCGATAAATCCGTATTATATGACGTGTTACATAACACGCCACACGCAAAAACCGTTGGAGATTTCTTTGACTTGCGCAGAACTGGAAAGATTTACAGAACAAGATTTTATACATTTGCCAAGAATCCTACATGTGAAGGTACAAAATTATTAGATAACGCAGGATTACAATATGAACCAAGCACAGATACAGTTGAAGGAAAAGATGATTATTTAAACGGGGAGCATCCTCTTTTTGAATGGTACAACTGTAATTATAAAAGAAATGCAGACGGTACTGCTTATCCTACTGCTATCGAGGGAGAAGATGGATATACTACGACTGGCAATGTTGATGTTGGTGTTATTCAGCCAAGTTTCTATTATAATTTTGAAACAAATACTGAAGAAGGATATATTGATGTAACAATTTCAGACATGCCACATACTTTAAGAACCGATATTGTGTTATACCCTTGGAATGAATGTTTGCAAGCTGATGGCACAGTGTTACCTTGGTGCATTGGAAGTAAGTATATTTCTTCTATTGGGGATGATGGATTATTAAGGTCTTTGCCAGATAGGCAACCAGAAACAAATACATCATATGAAACTATGATTACAGATTATCAGAAGAAGGGCACTGGTTACTGGGGCGCAGGGGCAGAAAGAAATACATTCCAGATTATTTTTATACTGATTAAAGGTGCAACAAAAAATTCTCAGAGTTTATTTACGGGATGCACTGATTATGATGTTGGGGTTTCAGTATCGATAAAAACTACAGAAGAATCGGTATATGTCACTACAAGCGAAGACGTATCTGGTTTGGTTATCGGTACCCCCGTGTATGTTGTTCATCGTGGAAGTGATGATGTCCTTGCTGTTGATATTGCGCCAACAAAGGTTATTAAAATTGAAACTATTGATAACAATAATACCGCAATATATTTAGATGTAAAAAACAAAGATTTTATTAGTACAGTAGAATTCGATTCTGATGAATCTAAGTATTTGGTGAATACAATATGGTATTCTGGTACAACTGATAATGTTATTGGAAAGCATGATAGATCAATGATTTCTAACACAAATGGTAAATGTCCATATCGTGTTCAAGGGCGTGAATATTCTGTTGGTGGGTATATGATTGCTTCTAATACTGTAATGATATTCAAAAGCGATTATAGCAAAGATGTGTATGCCGCTCCCAAAGGTGTAAAACACACAATAACAGAAGTAGATATTAAGAAAAATTATACTCTTATCGGTAATATCCCTGTTAATTCGAATGAGGGAGAATTCGATTACTGGGTTGGAGACATCGATATCAAAAATGGTGTTTGGTATCCTTGCTCACAGGGGTCTGGAAATAGTCAGGGATTTGCAGACTTTGTATACACAGGAGGAAATTGCACATTTGGAACAAGAGAATATATACAGGGCGGTTGCTTAGGGGATGCTTCGAATGCTGGTTTTGCGAGCTTGAGTTGCGGGGGCAGGCTTGACTATGTGTACGCGAATTACTGTGCTGCTGACTAACAACCACCTACCACATCATAAGAAAGAGGTGAACTCATGAAAAAAGCTAGATTTTCTAGCCAACAACAAGTCGTTAAGATTATAGAAGATATAGAGAAATATTATATTTTTATTTGCCTTAACGAAGAAAAGAAAACTGAGAAATTAAAAGATACAGATAAAGAACTGGAATATTTTGAATATGATTATGCTGAGATTGTAGAACTTAAAGAAAATATTGATATTAAGGATGTTAAATCTAATCCATCAAAGTATCTACATTATACAAACACAGAAAAACTCGCTGATATTAGAGAGACAAAATTAAAAGAAGTTTCTGAAAAATGCGAGGAAACAATTTATAACGGTGTAGATGTAAACATGTCTGATGGAACTTATCATTTTAGTTTAACAGAAAAAGATCAGCTTAACATTTTTGGACTACAGGCAAAAATTTCAGCAGGGCAAACTGCTTTAGAATATCATGCTGATGGACAACCATGTAAATACTATTCTGTAGAAGATATTCAGAAATTAATTACTGCTGCCATGACCTTTGTTTCATATAATACTACATATTGTAATTCTTTAAACATGTGGATTAAAGCAGAAACAGACTCTACAGTCATTGAAAGCATTTATTATGGAATTGATATTCCTGAAATATATCAAAGCGATGTTTTGAAAAAATATTTATCATCTAAGAACAAATAATATATCTTTGATTCTTTTCACATCAAATCTGATGTAAATTTCACAAAATAAAACCAAGATTTTATATGCATAACAACCACAATATATGAGATTCATTTTTACGAATACTACTATATATTGTGGTTATATTTATTTTACACATAGGAGGTTTTACCGTTGGCTAGATTTACGGTATATAACAAGATTACATCTCCAGAAAAACTAGCATTGGTCAATAAAGATAACAAAGATTTAGGCAATGAGTGGTTAGACTACCTTGCCTCTGTTGATCGTGCGCAGAGTACAATCAAAGGCTATCGTAATGACTTAGATATTTTCTGGTGTTGGAATCTGGAACATAATAAAAATAAGGACTTCGCAAAATTAACAAAGCGTGATATTGCTAAGTTTCAAAATCATGCAATTAATGTATGGGGATGGAGTCCTAAACGAACAAGACGTGTTAAATCATGTCTTTCTTCTTTATCTGATTATATCGAAAATATGTTAGATGAGGAAGAGGAATTTGAAGGGTTCAGAAAAATTGTAAATAAGATTGAGAATCCTGCAAATGAGGCAGTGCGTGAAAAAACAATTCTGCCAGATGAAAAAGTTGATGACTTATTAAAAACTCTTGTCGAACAAGAGAAATATGAAAAAGCGTGTGCTATCGCTATTGCTGCTTATTCTGGAATGAGAAAGTCTGAAATCATTCAGATGAAGATGTCTTATTTTACTGAAGATGCCCTTGAATTTGATGGTGCTTTATATAAAACGCCAAAGATTCGTACCAAGGGTCGTGGTAAACTAGGTAAGCAGTTAAACAAATTTATCCTTGTTGATGTCAAAAAATATATTGATCTATGGGATAAACAACGTCAAGAACTTGGCGTTGATATTGACGATATCTTTGTAACGAAAGATAAAAATGGTTGGCATCGTAGATCCAATCTTGATAAATGGACAGCTGAATTTTCAGAGATGTTGGACGTAGACTTCTACTACCATTGTATGAGACATTATACTTGTACTGCTTTCGCAAAGAAGAATATTCCGATTGATGTTATCAAAGAATTCTTTGGATGGTCTTCTACGGAATTAGTTGGTATTTACAACGATTCATCCGCAGAAGATGACTTCGGAAAATACTTTACAAAAGACGGTATCAAAGAAGGAAAACAAGGTTCTTTGTCTGATTTATAGTATTGGAAAAAGATACCTGTATACATACAATATATTTCTATGATATACTCAAACTCGCAATGATCAATTACACGACAAAATCTATGATGTAACACCACTTATATAGTAGGAGATGATGTTATGATGATAGAGAATAGAAAAAATTACTATACACTTATTTGTGCTGAATGGAGTATGTATGGCGGAGGAATAGTTATACATACAGAGGTAAATGTTGGTTCAGTCATCGAAGCACATGAATATGTTTTATCACATCTTTATGACTTCCCTACTGGTACATGGGTACTGAAGCCATGTTTGACAGCAATTAGTTAAACAATAAGTAACAAGTAATTGATCATTGCTTTGATCGGACGGTTGGTATAATGGAATTATACTGGTCTCCAAAACCAGAGATCGGGGTTCGATTCCCTGACCGTCTGCTAATTATATACTGAAACGTAAAGAGTCTATTTTTTAGGCTCTTTTTTGTTATGCACAAAATTATGAAAGAGGTGAGTAAATGGATTTTCAAGCCGTCATTAAAGCAATACTTAATAAAGGTGATGTTGAATCTCAATTGGCTGATCTTGTAAAAGACAGGGATGTTCATATTAATCCTACTGTCGGGACAAGCGGATCAACAAATACAACACTTAATAACCAAATTAAAAGACAGGCAAATGCTCAGGCAAAATCATATGTACAATATAGTAAATCTGCAATTCAAAAACAGATGAAACATGCTTCTGGGACGTTTTATTCTAGTGGTGAAACTAATATTGATAAGGGGCTTATCAGTCGTCAGAAGAAACAAGCCGAGGAAATGGCATCTGTAATTACTGACATTGCAAAAAATGAAGGTATTTCAGATAAAGACGCTAAAAAATATGCAAAAAATGTTTCAAAAATACAAGAAAAAGCGCAGGATCAAGCACTCAAGGAACAAGAGAAAAACAACGCTAAATTTCAAGCAAAGCAAAAAGCTTTAAACGAAAAAGCTGCCAAAATTGAATCCGACATTCAAGCCAAGAAATTTGCATCAAAATCAAGCAAATATCAAAAACAATTTTCTGGGTATGTTGACAATAACAGCAAAGAATACAATGAGTTTGGAATGAACGTCATTGATTACGATAAACAGCGAAAAGAACTAAACAGAATGTATGGCAACTTTCAGAAGAATCGAAGCGCTGAGAATCGTGATCTGTTAATTGAGGCACACGCCAAACTTGAACAATATGATAAAAACACCGCAAGTAGTTTATCTTTATTAAATGCTTCTCCTAATAAAGTTCTTCAGAGCGATGTTCAAAAACAAGTTGAAAAACAACACAAAGAACAAGAAAAACAATATAGTAACTGGTTTAATCAAGCACTCAAGGAACAAGAGAAAAAAGACTCTTACGTAGAAAATGTTTCTAGGAATCTTGGAAATAAATCGTATGATGCTAATTTAGCCGCACAGCAGAATAAATTAAATAGCTATTACGCAGGTACTCAAGAATATAAAAATGCAAGTAAATCTTTTAAGGAATATGAAAAGAATGTACAAGATTTACAAAAGTTACATACTCAGTATCAGGCAAAACCAACTACTGCAAATCAAGATGCAATCATTCAGCAGAATGAGAAAGTAATTCAATCATATGAAAAACTAAATAATGAGATGAAGATTCTCAATTCAACTCAAACAAAAGCACTTAATCCTGGTGAAGGTAGTATCCAAGCAAATAAGATCAGAACTTATTTAGAGAACAATACAAAAGCTGCAAAGGATTACGGCGATGTCTTAGAAGATATTGCAAAGAAGTCTGAGTCTGCAACAACCAAAGGTGAATTACAAGGAGCAAATCAAGACTTTAAGAAAATACAGTCTGAAATTTCTGCAAGGGGATTGACTGGAAATTCCATGTTTTCAGAAGTTAAGCGTGGATTTAGTCAGATTTCTCAGTTCGTAGGAACATATGGCATCTTGCAATCTGGTATGAACAAAGCACAAGAAATGGTGCAAAATACATATGATGTAGATAGTGCAATGACTCAGCTTCAGATGGCTACTAGTGTATCCAATGATAAAGCCAAAGATTTGATGAAAACATATTCAAATATGGGGCATCAATTAAAGGCTACTGGTACAGATGTTGCTGCTTCTTCTACTGAGTGGATGAAACAGGGGCAAAGTGTTGAAAAGTCTAATAAGCTTGCCGAAAGTTCTATTAAACTGAGCAAGGTTGGCGGACTATCATCTGAAGATGCTACAAAGTATTTAACTTCTGCGAGAAAAGGTTATGGTGTTACAAGTGCCGAAGATACCTTGAAAATCGTAGATAAATTAAGTTCTGTAGATATGGCTTCTGCTACTGATGTTGGTGGTTTGGCAGAAGGTATGTCAGAAGTTGCAAATACAGCAAAAATTGCTGGAATCTCAATGGATAAATTGCTTGGGTATTTAGCCACAATCGGTGAAGTAACTCAGGAAGGTATGGGTTCCGTTGGTACTGGATTAAATGCCGTTTTTGCACGTATGGGTAATATTAAATTATCAAGATTAAAAGATTACCAGAATAACGGAGAGGATCTTAGTAACGTGGAAACTGTTTTGCGTGGAGAAGGTATTAATCTGCGAGACAAAACAGATCAGTTCCGTAATTTTGGTGATGTTCTTGATGAAGTTGCTGGCAATTGGAATAATTATAGTGACGTGTCTCAACGTGCAATCGCACAGTCTTTCGCTGGCACACATCATATGAATGAATTCATTACACTTATGACCAATTACGGTAAAGCTCAAGAATACGAGAAAGTATCCGAAAATTCTGCTGGATCTACAGACAAAAAGTACAAAGTTTATGAGAATAGTTTGGAAGGACGAACAGAAGATCTTAAAAACTCATTCCAATCTATCTCAACAACATTTGCTGATAAAAACCTTCTTGGTGGAGGAATTACTTTACTATCAAATGTTCTTAATGTAGTTAATAAATTAGTAAGTAGTTTTGGATTATTGCAAACTGCTGCCGCTGGCTTTGCCGGCATTAAACTTTTTAAAAACCTAGGTTGACCCTATCTCAAAATCATTAGGGTGACAGTGAGCCTACTATATATAAGGAAGAAACAGAAATGGTGTTTCGAACAAATATATAGGATACGGGGTTTTAAAATACACGTATCAGGAGTAATTGCTGGAACGAAAAAGAATATCGAAACTGAAACGGAATTGGCAACAATAGACGGAATAGTTTAAGAATTTGATATTCATATCGTATTATACGATTGTATCTAATCAGCCGCACACATTCTTGCCGTATAGGAAAAATATCGGTAAACTGCCATATAAGAAACGTGCTTCGGGATAAGGCACAGCAGCTAAGATGTTTTAATAAGAATGGATGTTCAGAGACTACCGATCCTGACAGATAATGACGACCTTATGATCATTGTCTGGTAATGTATAGCCCAAAAGTGTAAATTAATGTCGATGTTTTACCTGCTATCATCGTTTGCGTACAGAGATATTTCATCTCTAAGCAGGGAATTCAAATTCAAATTTTATGTAAAAAACGACCATCAAAAAGTCCTTATTTTATAAGGTTTTTTGAAGATTGGCATTTTTATAAATTGTACTTCTATTAGTACATATGAATCGAAGTTATTTTTAACTTGGTATAAATATTGTGGAATAGCTTAATATATTAGTATAAAACAAAAAGGCACCCACTCGGATGCCCTTTTGTATTCCTGTTTTATTTAATGTTTTGTAATTAAGCTACCACCCTTAATTACGGTTTGTTGGTACAAATGCTTTTTGTATCATTTCTTATTACATCTGTATTATAGAATATTTTCTAATAAAATGCAAGTATTTCTAATATGTAGCCCAATCATACAATGATACTTTTTACTTGAACGGTTATCTTTTGTGGTAGATAGATAATACGATATTTTTACACATTAAAATACTTTTTTGCATTGTTAATTCAAGTCTTATCTAAATATTGCAAGCAATAACTGAATAATCAAACTTGCAATATTGAGTGTTTTAAACACACTCTGCCAGTCAATATTCTGTAACAAGTGAATGACGCTTTGGAGCATTTGTCACCTCCGTTCCGCATCTGCCGTAAGGCACTGAATGGCGTGCAAATCATAAAACATGATCATTCAGCAACAAAATTATATCATACACTGGAATAAATATCCATAACAAAAAAAACAGTCTATCAGAAACCACTTACGGCAACTAATAGACTGTAAATCCTTTGGAAATGCAATGACGAACTTGGAAGATAACTCGTTGCATTTCTTGTAAACTTAACCGTATAACTTGACGATAAATAAGTTATATGGGATATTTTTATATTAATACAGAGATATTATTTTGTCAATAATTTGTTGTAATAAGCTGATTTATTGCGTAAATAGAATTAATAAATACTATTCTATTGATTTCCTACTATTTTTCTACTATAATGTATATAGAAATTAATAATTTATAGGCATCAAAAGATAGAAAAAGGAGGGATTAATATGAAAGAAAGTTATAAAAAACTAGATAGGAATATATTGCAAAATAAAAAACGTCGTATTATATCTAGTAATGAAGCACTGAAAGATATTGTTCCTATCAAATGGTCTGACGATGTAATTAACGGAAGAAAAAAAGTAACAATAGGTAGGTAAGTATTATAATGTGCTGTGTTGGAGATATTATTTTAGTAGACAAGTATAAACATAATGGAAAGCAAATAAACAAACATTCTTTTGTTGTTGTAGACGACGATGGCGGAGAAATTCAAGGATATTCTTATGATTTGATTTGTAACGTATTATCGTCCTTTAAAAACGAAGACCATAAAAAACATAAGTTATCATATCCTGGTAATTTCCCAATATCACATGATGATACTGAAACAAATCCGCATAATGACAAAGATGGATATGTTAAAGCCGAACAGTTATATTATTTTGATAAGAATAAAATTTCATATAAAGTAATTGGACAAATGAATCAAGATGTATTCAATGAATTTATGGAATTTTTCAATTTGCTCGATGTTGATATTTTGGAAATTATAGATAATCTTGAGTAATTACATATAAATAAAAAGAGAGTGTTGTTTTGCACTCTCTTTTATTATGTACAAAATTATTTAGGTGTCGCTCCACTTGCTAGTGCTTCTATTGCTATTTTACTCGCAACATTGGCAATAATCGAAAATGATGTACTTGTAAGATGCTCTCCAACAAATTTCTTGGCTTTCTTCCAGACTGTGTCATCTTTAATATTGTCCAAAAATTCGTGACCTCTCGGAGACAATGCTTCAATATTGCAGTCAGCCATATGAAAAATTGTTCCACGTTCTCTATGTGTGCCAATAATCATGTTATCTAGGAATAACTGCACAACTGTATATGTGATTGTATCTTCGTCATATTTAGAAGATAACTCTGGAGCATCATACAATTCATTATCTGTAACTAAATGCATGCTGGTATATCCTCTATCGTTTTCCTCGTAAATGCAATGTTTTTCTACATATAAGAGTATATCTCTTATACAATCGTGATTTAACTTCATAAATTTATACTCCTTTCAGAAAGTAGGTGATTAAATGAAAACTATAACTATTAGACAAAGAACTTCGGACGAAGGGTTTAAAGAAAGTTGTCGCCCTTCTTCTACTAATATGCCATATATTATTGAAATTGACGGAAAACCATTAGAACACGTCAGAAAATTTGAGCTAACACTTGACAATGATGTTTCAAACCTTTTTGACATTGCTCAATATAGTGCAACCTATTATGGAATGTCTGACGAAGATTACCAAGATAGCTTAAGTGAAAATGAATTAAAAAAACTGCGTGTCCAAAAAGGGATTTAGTCCTCTCTTCTTACCATTTATACCCACAGTTGTTGCATTTGTACATGTTTTATCAATACACTAAGGATTACATACAGAACAAGGACTTAATCCTCTCTGCTCTGCTTCTGACTTAGATATTGTAATATCACTTTTCTTTAAATATTTACATCCTGCTGCATGATACTTGCTTCCATAATCAGTAATATGTACAATCACATCGGCAGACGTTGATGAGTCGTCGTCTGATGATGAGTTGGATGAACTGCTAGATGATGAACTTGAAGATTTTGCCTTGGCAGATACCGCTTTAGGTTTGGCGGTTTTCTTCTTATACTTCTCTTTGAGGGAGTCGTATTTGTCTTGAAGATCGTCATAGTCTTCTTGAAGAGAATCATACTCATCACTTTTGTCATTATACAGTGACACATTCGCATCATTTTCAGATGATAAATCTTTATACTTTGTTTTCAAATCTTGGTATTTAGTATACAACTCGTTATATTGTGTTGTTAATCTGTCTTTACTATTTGATAGTCCAACATTTCCACACAAACTAGCTGCAAAGCAAATCGCCAAGATCCATATCAATACTTTGTTACTTCCATTGTTTTTCATATTTATACTCCTTTTTCTATAATATTAACATTATAAACTATATCGCATAAAATGACAATCATACTCATGGAATATTCTTCCATTTTGTAGAAATGTGTTGTATAATGGGTTATAACTATTAATTCACATATACAAAGGAGAGTATAATTATGGCAGAAAATAAAGGGAACAAGAAACAGCAAGAAGCAAAGATTTTTGAATTTAATAGTAAAGTAATTACAGGAACTTCCAACACTTCTATTAAATATATTCAAAAAGGAAATAAAGTTAAACAACAGAATAAAAATAACAATCAAGGGAAGTGATAAAAATTAAAGAATTAACAGAAATTATAAACAATATTCCAAATTTACTACAATATTATGTACCTGGCATCATATTTATTTACATAGTTAAGACTGGATTTTCAAAGAAATTATCGACATGGGCTTTGAATGTATCTGGGTGTGTAATTAGCTATGTGCTTTTATGCATTTCAACACTAATTCGAGTAAAATTAAGCTTACTACAGAGTATTAACCAAATATATGCAAATTCAATTTTGTCAATCTGTTTAGCACTCGTGCTAGGGTTTGTGGTTTTATATTTGATTACAAAACAATCATTTACGGAGTTTATGGAACAATATTTTAATATGACATTAAATGATGATATCTTTTATGATGTAATTGATTTTAAGGGTGGTAGCAAATGTAAGATTACATTAAAAGATAAAGACTTTTATATTATTGGAGATATGGATTATCTTGGAGACAGAATTAACAATGATCAACAGATTGTTTTGAGAGCATATTCTCAATACAAGATTGGAAACGATGAGGATGCATTTATTTCATATGATGGAAATCCTTACGCCAAAATTGTTATTCGATATAGTGATGTTGACATGATTGAAATATTCAATAGTGAGCCAGAAGAAAATAATTTAAGCAATCTTGCGGATAATATAAATTCTTCTGATTAAATTTCTTCTACTTCAATTGATAAGACAATATCTTAATGAGAGAGGACATTTAGTCCTCTCTTCTACTATATACTTCTACTCTACCACTTATATCCACAATTGTTACATTTGAACGTCTTACCTATGTTAGAACTTAATATTCCAACTGCCATTATTCCTACTGCTCTCGAAGCAAATCCAATCTTTTTGATATTTGTTGAACCACAGTTAGGACATGAAGGTTTGTGAATAACTGGTTGCTGTTGAGGTAGTGGTTTGTTTTCTGTATCTCTGCCCCAGAAATTAGTAATATAATTGATAGCATCTACTTTCATAATTAGTTGTATATCATACGGATAAGAAAATGGAATATATTTTTTATCATTTAAAAAATGTATAAATTCATTCTTTTCTTGATTTGATAATTCTGGAATCAATTGAATATGCTTAATAGCCTCTTTATTACAATACCCATATTGTTTTAAACTATCATACACTGGTGTTAAATCATATGTAACATCATTATCCTTTATAATACATCTTTTATTTTGGGGTATATTTTTTATAACATATTCTCTAAATTCAGTTTGTGTTTCAAAATCGTCATAATGAGTAGGAATAATATCTGATGTCATAACTGTTTTAATAAATTCAAGAATCCCACTATAGCTAATATCGATATTACTTTCATCTATTCTGTCAGTTAATTCTTCGAAGATCTCTGAAGAATATTTACTTTTTAACTTAGGAACTATATCCGAAAAATCTACTACTACACCATTGAAATTACATTTTGTATTGGCTTTCTTTTCTTTTAATTTTAATTGTTCGAAATATTCCTTAACTGGATATCCGCAATGCACACATTCTTTTGACTGATCTGAAATTTCTTTGCCGCATTCTGGGCATGTTGTAAGTGCCATAATTTATTTACCTCCGATACATTTACTAAATAAATTGTATCATTATATATACTAGAACGCAACTCGTATATTATAATAAAACACTTTTGTCACTGCAAAATCGAGGTAAAGATGCGAAGATACAAGAAGCATTAAAGAATCTTGATCCAGAAGAAAGAAATATGTCAAATGCATATTTCAAAAATGCTGTAGAAAAAGTAGCAAAAAATGAAGCAGGGTATACTCCAAAACAACGTGTAGAAACATTAATAAATAAAAACATTCCAAGAGAAACCATTTCAGATCTTATGAATACTGCCGTTAATCAGCCAAATTCTGATTATGCAGATAAGATTAAAGATGTAACTGAAGCAGTAGATTCGATTCCTAAATCTGCTGAAAAAGCTGGACATGCAGCCAGAGATTTAAACAAGAATCTGAAGTTTAGTGATGCCGAAAAATCAACAACTGGTTTTGCAAGTAAATTTAAGACAAAAATGTCTGACGGTGTTGAAAAAACAAAAGCAAAACTTGGTGAGTTTAAAGGTGCAATTAAAGATATAGGTACTGGTTTAAAAGAAACTATGGTTGCTAATCTCCCTGCCGTATTACTTGCCGCTGGTACTGCTGCTGCCGCTGGCGTCAATGCATTGGCTAACAATATTCGTAGCAGAGCATTAAACGCAGGTACAAAGAATCTCAATAAATACAACAAGAAAATCAATAAGAGTCAATCTAAACTTGACTCAGTAAATAACATCAAGGCAGAGTTTAACAGACTTGCCAAAGGTGTTGATAATACAACTAATCAGAATGTAGGTCTTTCAACGTCTGATTATAGTCGTTATCTTGAATTAAAGAAACAACTTGTTAAAACCAACAAAGATCTTGTTAAATCAATGGATAGTGAAGGAAATGCTATCATTGACAATAATTCTGCGATTGACAAATCTATCAAGAAATATGAACGTCAAATCCAGAAAAATAAACAGGCGATTGTTAGTAAGAAGAATTTAGCTATCCAGAACAAAGCTGCCGCACTAAATATGAATAAGACCACTGAAGGTAATCGAGTTGGAGACAGAAGCCTTACTGGTAATGTCGGACGACTACTGACTGGTGGAAAGAAAGGTGTTGGTATTGGCGGAGCTTTAATTGGTGGCGCAATTGGTACACTGATTGCTCCTGGTGCAGGTACAGCTATTGGTGCTGTTATTGGAAACGGTGCACAGGCGGCAGCAAATTTAGGTGGACAATTATTGCTCGGTACAAAAGATTCTGGTGCTATTCACAGCATATTTGCAAGTAAGAAATCTATTCAAAGTGATGGATTAAACTCTAATAAGTCTAACCTGATCAGCATGATCAAGAACACAAAAGCTTATAAAAAAGAAGCTAAGAGTATTCTTGGTAAAAATGCAGACCTTGATAATTTAACAGATCAACAGTTATCTACATTATTAAACAATGCAAACTTTGATAGTGGTGGACTCGGTGTTAAAGACAATACTATGAGCAAATATGTTGAAGCTACAAAGAGTAATCTGAAAGAAGTTCAAGATCAGCTCAAAGAGTTTAAGTCTACTACCCTTGAGAACACACTTGAAGCATCTCAAGGATTCGCAACATTAGACAAGACATCACAGGAATTTGCCAAGAATTATGTAAGTAATATGGATCTAAGTTCTGATAAGATGTCTGGTAAAGGTGCAACAAAATATCTTGAGGAACAAGAACAGAAAGTTCGTAGTTTTACAAACAAACTTGCAACTGATCCTTCTTTAAAAGATGCTTATGAAAAATTCTCTGATATCAAAGGAGATACGTCTTTAACTGGGAAAGAATGGCAAAAGCAAATCAATAAGCAATTTGAGACTCTTAAGAAAAAGACAGGTGCTTCTACTAAAGAATTATCTGGAATGCTTGGAGTTAGCATGTCTGGAAATGATGTGTTAACAGCCGATGGACAAAATGTTCAGAAAATGATTCAGACTCTTAAGGGTGAGTTTAAGAATCAGAAAACAAAAGATCAAAAAACCGTAGCCGACCTTCAAAACCAGAAAGATTTCACAAAATTAATCTCTCAGTATCAATCTGATAGACAAGAAAGATTGTCTAAGGGATCATCTAAAGTAGGTAATGTTGACCTTAATGGCAGACCTGTATTGTTAAATAATGACAAGAAGAAATCTTATAGTACACTTATCTCTTCTTCTATGGCTGGTGCCGACGGAAGTATGTTTGAAAATAAGGAAATTATGTATACACCTGTATTGTCAAGTACTGGTAAGAAACTTGATGAGAAAACAATGCAGAAATACATTTCTCAGATTACTTCTAAAGCAACAAGCAAAGATGAATTATTAAAACTTGACTCTAAAGGCTTAGAAATCGGTGGACAAAAAGTTAAGAATGTTATCGAAGGTGTTGCCGATTCTGTAGACGAAGCAAATAAAAAGACAAAAAGCTTCCATGAAAATAATGAAAAAGGCTATGACAAAGAAGCCGAATCATTACAAAAGATCAAAGACTATATGGTTGACCAGGGCGGTAAATACGAAAAGTTAGGTGAAAAACTTAATTCTTCTGTAGACTTTGATAAGATTTTTGGTGGCGATTACTTTGAAAATCTGAGTTTAGATCAATTATCTGAAGCTTATGACCTGATCACAGATAAGAATGAAATCTTCACAGGTTCTCTTGAACAGTTAAAACAACGTCTTGATAATGTTGCAAAATACAAAGACAGTGGATTATCTTATACTCTTGATTCATACACTCAAGCTACAAAATCTGCTGACGATGATGCTAATTACAATACTTTTGTATCTGGATTAAAGAGTGCTAAAGACGAATGGGATAAAGGTAAAGTCGGAACCGACCAATTCAAGCAAATGGCAGGTCTTATCTCCCCTACTGGAAAGACAGATGATAAGAATTTCAAAGAAAACTATGATAATATCAAGAAATATTTCACTTCTGACGATTCGGGTCCTAAAGAGTTTGTAAGCCAATTACAAAGTATGACAAATGCTTCTGGCGAAGCTATGGCTAAATTAAACGAAAAGACTGGCGACTACAAAGTTAAAATTGATAATGTCGGTAAAGCTGCCAAAAAGATGGGAATGGGTGTCACTCCATTTGAATCTATCTTGAATAATCTTAAAACATATGGTTGGGATGTACAGTTTGATTCTCTTACAGAGCAATGGGATGGTGCTAGTGAAAAGCTGAATGAATGGTCACAGGCTTGGCAAAAGAATGGCGGATCATTAGGTGACTCTCAAGGTAAGGAAATTGAAAACTACAAACAACAGTTGGAAGATTTGCGCAGAAATGAAGAAGAGCTGCCAGAAGGATTCGAACAAACTCTTACAATTAAGCTTAATGTTGCTGAAGCCGAAACGACTTTAACAAACTCCGTTGACGAATATTTACAAAAAATCAAAGACAGAGGAGATAATTGGGTACAGTCCGATGATGCCAAACAAGCCCGCAACAAGATTTTTGACGAAGGCTCTGCTGCTACTGACAAAGCAGATAAAGCACAGGGAGCCACATTATCTGAAAACGGTCGTGTAGTTAATCAGAAATATGAGGCTGAACGAGAAAAGAAAGATAAAATTGTACAAGATGCACTCCAAAAAGCAGATGAAACTGGTTCCAAGAAAGATATGGAAGCATATCTTAAAGCAGTTCGTGATCGTCAGAATCTGATTACTGCTGGCGCTACAGACAGTCAATATTATCTGAATACAAAGTTTAAGAACGAAAATGGTCTGAAAAAAGAGCTGAAACGTAATGGTGCAACAATTGGTAAAGACGGATCTATTACTGCAAGCAAAGATAACCAAGATGTTAAGACCATTATTGATGCTTATAATAAAGAGCATAAAGATAATCAAATCAAGGTTACTTGGGAAAATGGTCAACCTACTAATAATCAGAATAATCATTCTAATAATCAGAATCAGCAAGGTAATAATCAAAAACCTAAAAAACAAGAAAAGCCTGAATCATCTGAAAAAGGAAATAAATCTCCTTCTCTATTAGACAAATTTAATAATTGGATTAAAGATCGTCAAACTAAAGAAACCAAAGGTGATTATAAGAAACCACCTGAAGGCTCTGGTAAAAAGACTGGCGATACAGATAAGAAATACGAATCTGTAAAATCATGGTTTAAGAGTATTCCTTCTAATCTAAATGGACTATTCAAAAGCGCACAGACAAAACAAGCTTCTACTTCTTATCAGAGACCAAAAGTTCAAGGAACTCAAAGTTGGCAGACGGATCACACTAAATATAATAAAGCCGTGTCAAGTGCTAAAAAGTTTGGTGGAGATGTTGTCTCTGGTGCAAAGAACATTGGTTCTTCTGCTTTAAGTGGTGCCAAAAGTATTCTTGGAAGTATTGGAAATGGAATAAAAGGATTGTTTGGTGGTTCAAAATCTTCTGCTTCTGCTAGTAAAAAGCAATCATCTAAGTCAGATGTTAAAGTAAATGTCAAAGGAAATGCTAAAAAGACAATTGATTCTATCAAGAAATCTTTATCTAGCATGAAATCCAAAAGCATTTCTATTAAGGTTAAAGGAAATGCAAAGAAAACAATTTCTTCTATTTCTAAATCTCTTAAGAAATTAAAATCTAAGAGCATTTCTATCAAAGCAAAAGGAAATGCGTCTTCTGTCATTAAAAAGATTGCCAGTGCTTTAAAGAAACTGAAAAACAAGACAATTACCGCCAAAGTAAAAGACAGTGCTTCACATAAAATTAGTAGCATTAAAGGAAAACTGAATGCATTAGGTAAGATGCATCCGACTCCAAAAGTTACTATCAGTACAAGTGGATTACCTGCCGTTGAAGCTGCAAAATCAGCGATCAATGGCTTACATGATAAATCTGTTAATGTATCTGTAAATTATAGTCAAAGTGGAAAACCAAGTAAAGCCTATGGTACATTTGCTCGTGGAACAATGGCATGGTCAACTGCTTATGCGAGAGGCACAGCAAATGCACTCGCAGGCGGAAATATTGGTGCCAAAACTTCAGGAAAAACACTTGTTGGAGAATTGGGTGTAGAAGCTATTATTCCAAAGAATTCACAAAGAATGTTTTTACTTGGCACAACGGGTCCCGAATTTGCAGATATCCATTCTGGAGATATTGTCTTTAATCATCAACAGACAGCTGATCTGTTAGCAAATGGACATACTTCTACTCGTGCAAAAGTACAAGGTGGAATGTCTGCTTTTGCTCATGGAACATCTTTCAAGGCTCTTTCTTCTGGTAAGTCTGCGACAGCTTCTGGTGGATGGCGTGGTGGTATCGCTGAGAAATCAGGTTCTTCCTCCACTAAAAAGCATACAGAATCCACTAAAAAGAATACAGAAGCAACGAAAAAGAATACGGATTCTAAGAAAAAAGACAGCAAAGCTACAGATAAAAGTACAAAGAAAAAGTCAAAATTTGCCACATTGCTTGATAATATGGGTAAACAATTTGACTTTATTGCAATCGCTATTGATCGAGCTGCAACTGCTACAGAAAAATTTGCTAATATGATTAATGATTATGTAAAACCAGAGGTTAAGCAAAGCGCACTTTGGAATCAATATAAATCAACTGGCAAAGAAATTTCTGTAAATCAGCAAGCAGCTAAGAAATATAAATCTGAGGCAAGTTCTTTTGCAAGTAAGGCAATTAAGACAGTTCCTAAGACAAAGAACAGTTCTAAGAAAAAGAATCAGAAACGATTACGGACATACTTTGAACGTGTGCGTAACGGTAGTATGAATATCAATACTATCAAAAATGATAACATGCGTTCTGCTGTGGAGTCCTATCAGAATTTATATGAGAAGTACCTTCAAGCTAATTCTGCTGCTCAACAGTTAAAGAACACTCAGCGTGATTTATTCAATCAATGGTTGAATATGCCTACTGAAAAGGCGCAGAAAGCAATTGAAAACTTACAAAACTCCTATGATACATTATCTAATCGTTCTTCTGCTGCATCTACGGGAGAGTCTGGTGTTGCACGATTAGTTCAAACTTCAAACGATCAGTTATCCGAAGCACAATCTAATGTTTCTTCTGCAAAATCTACTCAGAGTCGTGCCTCTTCTGCTAACAAAACAGCACAAAAGAAGGTTTCAAAAGCGACAAAGGGTCAAAAATCTAAGGCGAAGTCTGCTACAAAAGCAGTTAGTAAGTCTGGATTATCTAAGAAAAAGAAAGCATCTCTTAACAAGAGTATTAAAGCAGGTAAGACAATCTCTACTAAGGGACTCAAAGGGTCTGCGAAGAAAAAAGCTACTGCTTATAATAAAGCGGTTAAGAGTACAAAGTCTGCAAAATCTTTTGCTGCTAAGACAAGTGCAAATCTATCAAATGCTAACAGTGCATTATATGATGCACAGGTATATCTGAAAAATGTGCAAGATTCTCAAGCAATCGCCAGTAATTATGCAGGTCAGCCTGCTTACGCATACCAGAATGATGTGTTGAACAGACAGGTCAATAATAAGAAAGAACAGTATGAAAATAGTCAGACTGCTGTAAGAGAAGCTAGTAAGAACCAAGCTAAATATCAGAAAGAACGTGAAAATGCACAAGCTAATAAGAATAAAGCTGATAGTACAGTTAAGACCAAGGGTAATAGTATTCTGAAGACCAAACGGGCTAAGAAATTATCTAATTCCCAGAAAAACGCAATTAAGTCTGGAAAAGAAGTTTCTTTAAAAGGAATCAAAGATAAGACTTTATTAAAACAGCTTAAAGCATATAATGAACAGGTTAAGAAAGCAAGAGACGCTTCTAATAAATTAGCGCAGGCTAAACAAAATGAGGCGGATGCTACAAATGCTTTGGCAACTGCAAATAAAAATGCGAATGATGCTGCTGCGGATTGGGCTGCTGAACAGACAAATGCCGCTGTGCAATCTCAAGCTAATATTAAAGCATATTATGATGCGAAATCTAATATGGAAGCCACAAATAGTAGCAATGCTTCTTCTGCCGCAAAGTTGAAACAATCAAAAGGTCAAGACCTTGATAGTTCTGACTACCAGAATCAGATTGATGCCAATGAGAGACAAGCACAGATCATTGATGAAGAAGCTGCAAAAATGCAAGAGAACCTAAATAACAAATTGAACGATGGTTCTATTAAATATGGTTCTCAAGAATGGATGCAGATGCAAAATGAAATCAATGCTTGTAAAGGTAACGCAGATGATTTAAGAGCCTCTAACGAAGAACTTAAAAATAGTATGCGTGACGATATTTATTATCGTGGCTTTGAACGTGCTATTAAAGCGGCTCAGAATTTACAAAATTCACTTACAACGATATCTTCTTTGATCGATGAAGATGCAATGTTTGATGATGACGGAAATCTGACTGATTATGGTACTGCTGCCATTGCAACAAATATTGCTAATGTCAAATCTGAAAAAGAAGAATTGAATCAATTGATGCAAGAACGTGCCAAAATGGCTGAGCATCGTGATGAATATTCTGACACAGAATGGGCTGACGCAATTCAAAAGAGTGATCAAGATATTGCGGACGCTGTTAAAAGTATTAAGTCTGCCGAAGATAGTGTGACAACTATTCTGAAGAATAACGCAAAGCAGAAATTAGATGTGATTAACAAGACTATTTCAGCATATTCTGAGGCTATAAAAAAATCTAATGACTACTATACATACGACAAGCAATTGAAATCATCTAACAAGGATATTCAGATACTAAAATCACAGATAAATGCACTTAATGGGGTGGCTGATGCAGCATCGAAGAGTAAAAAAGCACGTCTTGAGGCAGAACTCCAAGAAAAGCAAGATGCACTTGATGATACAGTAAAAGATCATATTTATAATCTTCAGATTGACGGACTTGATAAGTTAAGCACACAGCTGAATGACGATTATGAGAAATACTGTAAAGAGTTATCTTCTTCTGTTGACAAGATTGAAGAAACGTTTACATCTTTATCTGGAACAATCAGTTCAGAGGGTACAAAAATTGATAGTACGATTACTACCATCTTGGGACATTATGGTGTCAAACCAAGCGATCTTGGACTGACAGATAGCAAGGTCACAGGCTATGCACAAGGTGGATTAGTCAAATCCGTACATAAGAACGGAGATGATGGTCTTGCTTCTCTCGCAGTAGGCGAGGAGGTTGCTACTGTTGATGTTGTTAATCTGGCAAACAAAGTAAGACAAGATAAGGTATTAAATGCCTTAGCAAATGGACATACACTGAACGGAATGACTATGGATGGAATTGGTACAACGGAAATCAATGTCAACTTTGGAGAAGCTATTGGTGCAATTAATGTTCCTTCTGGAGTATCTGATGAAGAACTTCAAAGAATCGTCAATGAATCCTATAAATATACTTCTCAGAAAGTTACTCGTGACATGGCTAAAATCGTTGGTCGTAAACGTCCAGTTTAAAACCTTATCTAATAAGGAAGAAACAGGTTGAGTGGTGCGTAGAAATACGCACTCTTGCCTGCTATTTTTATGCAAAATTTTATACAGAAAGGAGATTACATATATGTTGTCATTTGAATATAATGGGCAATCTACAAAAACAATCTTAGATACACCTCTGATGGTCGTGCAGTTTGATGTGACAAATGACATCACAGGATTTTCACGAGAGATTGTTAAAGGTGAAAAAACAATGTTACGTCAGGAGACAAATCATTATGGTGCAATGTATTCTGATGAGAGCACATATGAATTTTACCTCGTAAAAGAAAATGGACATGGATTTACAAATTCAGAGCAGAGAAAGATCAATAAGTGGCTGACTTCTCCTACTCTTGTAAAACCATTAACAGGAATTGCGGATGATAAAGAAACTGTAATTTACAAGGGGATCTTCCAGAACATTGGATGGAAAATGATCACATGCAAACTTGGTCAGCTTGATGCGGTTCAATGCAGTTTCGTTTGTGACACCCCATTTATATGGAAACACTATGAGATTTCTGGCGAAGTTGCAACAAGTAATAAATTCTCAACAAACATTTTTGTAGATAGTGATGATACGGAGTATGAGATTTATCCAAAGGTAACGATTGCTTCTCAGACAAGTCAAACAGTAACAATCGAAGTTCGTGGTGAAAATTCTATGTCGATACTGTGCAGACCTACTTTACCAGTATGTATTGATTGTAAACATTGTATGGTAACAGATGGAACTGTAACAGGATTGACTAATTTTGAAGATATTGGATGGGCTGATGTTGGAAATATCTCGTGGATTAAACTGCATGATGGATATAATGTGATAAACATTACAGGTGCGTGTACTTATAAAATCGAGTTCGATGTTCCACAGAAACGGATTGGTGATCTGTTATGATTAAACACAATGCAAAAATTTATTTATGCCGTCCTGACAGAACTGTTATCTGTGCCTTAAATGGAGTACAGATTAAGAGCGTTGAATACGAACAGCAATTAAAAGATTTCAATCGTCTTATATTTAATGTAGACCGATATATAGATATTGATGGAGAATACGTTGAATCTGCTGGCTATGAGAAACTAAAAGATCATATGACAATTTACCTTGAAGGACTTGATTATTTTCAACTTCAAGAGCCTTCTCTACAGAATGATAATGGCAGATATGAATATAAGGCATGTGAAGCATATTCTGATGAAAAAACCTTTGAAGATAAAGATATGAAAGGTTTATCTTTCAATAAAGGTACAACAGATTCTATGGAAATGTTGGCTACAAATAACGTAGATGATATGGGTTATGCGAAAGAATATATCACGTTTTGTAACGATAGAAACCATGAATTATCATTGATGCATTTAGTATTAGAAAAAGCTCCAGGAGTACCAGGATGGAGTGTCGGTTACATCGATCCTGCAATAAAGAACGAAAAATATTCGTTTGAGGCAGATAATACCAATGCCTATGCGTTCCTTAATACGACTGTTGCAAATGTTGTAAAATGCGTATTTTATTTCGATACAATCAATAGAACAGTAAGTGCATATGCAAAAGAAAACATAGGAAAAGACACGAATATCTTCATTGGATGGCGTAATGCACTTAATATGCTCAAGATGTCTCCTCAGACAGATACAATGTATAATGCCTTAACAATTCAAGGCGATGAGGAACTGGATATTACGAGAGTCAATTATGGTCGAAGTCAGGTTTATAATCTTGATTATTATTTGACTACAAACTATTTTCCTCAAGAAACTATTGATAAGATCAAAGCATGGCAAAAGTGGCAAATTGATAATCACGCTAAATATATTGAGAACGGAAAGAAGTCTGCGGAATATCAAGCAAAGATAGATGAAATTTACTATCGTGTACCAAATGATGGTATTCAGATTGCTCAATATAAAACAATGAATCAAGAAACTCTTGAGAAAACTCTAAAAATGTATGAACAGATGCTGACAACTATTCAGGTTAGTGTTGATACAAGAGATGACCATGAGAAAGATTCAAACGGAAATTATACAAAATGGGATAAACCAGATGACATTCAGAATCGTGTCTATAAACCTTGGACTACTTCTTCTGGTGAAGTTGATCACGAGAAATATCTTGCTTTGTTAAAAGAAAGCAATAAAGGATATTATACATATCAAGAATTAAGAGATTATATTATTCCAAATATTAAGGTAGCAATTCAAAACTTGCATTTAGCCGATGATAAGAAGATTGATTATAATGATGAATTTGAATCAAACTGGGATTTATATGGAATCAAAGAACTTGAAGGCAAACGTGACGAATACAAAAAACAGATTTTAGATATTCTTGCTGCATATCAAAAAGAATGGAATCAACTTACTGATGAAGAAATCAGTAAGGCTGGCGTAAAGGATGAAAAAACCTATAATGTATTCCATAAGAATTTTATTAAGTACAAAAATTGGCTTGGAGATGAAAATACAGAAGGTTCACTTCTATATAAATTAAAAGAGTTAAATGCACAGGTCGATGAACTTGAAACTAAGAAGAAACCATATGACGATGTAATGACAGATATGAATACTCATTCTGAACTTAATGATCCGCAATTTGGGTTGACAGATAAAGAATATGCTGCTGTCATGAACATTGTTCGTATGGGTGATTATACAAACAATAATATCTTTACCACTTCTCTTGATGATGCAATCACATCTTACGAACATTGCGAAGAATTATATCAAGATGGATTAAAACGTATCTCTGAAACTTCTCAACCACAATATCAGATTGAAACATCTCTCGATAACATTCTTTCATTAAATGAATATGCAGACGTAAATTCAGATAATAAACAAGGTTGGCATAATCAGTTTACGGTCGGTAACTTTATTCGAGTTGGTGTGCGTGATGATTATGCAGTTAAGTTAAGATTATTGACAATTGCATACAATCCTTGCACAAAAAGTTCGGAAATTAGTGTGACGTATACTAACATGATCACGAGTCTAACAGGTAGGGATGATTTCTCTTATCTGTTTGACGATACTGCTGCTTCGCAGAAAAATAGTATTTCTGTCGGAACAGGTGACTCTAAAGATTCTGTTGAGTATATGACTAATATGCTTCAGAGAATGACAAATAGTTCTTTGTTTGGAAATGCAGTGAACAATAGCGTACAAAATGTATTAAGCGATCAAGGAACAATTAATAAACTGTTTGGAGATTATCTGAATTATAAAGTAATTAATGTCGGGAACATTACTGGCGACAAAGCTGAGTTTAATGAGTTGTTTAGCAAATATATTAACTCAGAATATATTGCTGCTAATTCAGCTGATATTAAAAAGTTAAATACAGACGTTGCCAATATTAACTCTGCAATCATCGGTACTTCTTCTACAGAAACAGGTATCGTATTCAACCTTTCCTCAGCAAATGCTAAGTTTGATTCTGCATGGATCATTAATGGTATCGCAGGGAAAATGACGATCGGTGACTTAGCCGCAGGCGATATTACAATCTCTGACACAATGCGAATCTTATCTGAGAACGGCAATTTTATAATGAACGGGTCTGCCATGCAATTCTTAAACACTGAAGGCAATGTTGGAATTCAAATTGGTTATGATACAAACAAAAATCCTAGCATTATTATCAAAGACGATAAAGGCGCAACGATCATGACAAGTCAAGGAATCACTAAGGATGCGATTGCTGATGGATTGATTGTGAATAATATGCTTGGAGATAAATCTATATCTAAGGATAAGCTAAACTTCCCTATTGTTGAGGCGAACGCACAAGGCGGAGTTGATATCACACAGATTTATGATGGCAAAGGCGGTTTGTGGGGAGCTGAGTATACGAAAACTATGACATCTGTTAATAATAATTTAGACCAACTAACGCAAGATATTGCGAATCTTAACACTGCAATCGACTCTGTATCTCTTACAGGGCAACAAGTCTTTACAGAAACCGATACAGGTATTTCTCCTACATCTATTATTCTAACTGCAACGGTAAATAATGGTGCAGAAATCAGCAAATGGTATGTTGATGGAATCGAAAACACTTCTTACATTTCTTCAGATAAATCACAAATTACAATCCCAAGTTCTTATATGGCAAACAGAAAAACAGTGGTTGTCAAAGTGGAATGTACTGATACATCTAAATATGATGTTATGACTTTATATAAAGTTACAGATGGAGCTTCTGCTTACACTGTTGTCGCAAATAGTAGCAACGGAACTACTTTTGAGTACAACAATAGTGTTTATACAGAAACGATTTGTACTTGTAAAGTTCTGAAAGGAAGTAAGGAAGTTACTGCAAAAAGCTACGTTTGGTACAAACAATCAAGCGGATCAACAGAATGGAAACAAATTGGAACTGGTGCAAGGTTAACAGTTTCATTAAAAGACAAACAAAATCAAAAAATTAAATGCTCAGTAGAAATCTGAGTTAGATAGAGAAAACAAAATACATAACAACTAATTTTGGAGGTGAAAACTATAAATGGTATTAGAAAGTAATACATTAGATGTCTTATTTGTAAAAGATGGACAACAAGGAGAAGACGGTAAGGTTCTCTACACTTGGATTAAATATGCCAAAGATGCAAATGGTACAGGAATGACCGATGATCCTAATGGGGCGATTTATATTGGTATTTCTTACAATAATGAAAGCTCTATAGAATCAAATGATCCTACACAATATGCATGGACTAAAATACAAGGTGCGGATGGTAAAAAAGGTGAAGATGCCTATACTATCTTTTTAGAGAATGAAAATATTTCTTTTGCTACAGATGAGAATAGAAACCCACTTTCTGAACAGGCGTACACCTCTGGAATTACTATTATGAAAGGGGCAAAACCTGTTACAGATTTTGCAATTGGGGATATAGCAAAAACACAAGGAATCGCAGTGGCTAAAACAAATACAGCTATTGCGATTTCTGTTGTTAATGGGAATCCTTTACCAAATGATAGCGGAGAAATTGAGATTCCTATTACTGTTGGCGGTACTGTTTTTAAAAAGATTCTTACTTGGACTTGTGCAAAGAAAGGCGATCAAGGTGAACAAGGACCTCAAGGTGGACAAGGGATACAAGGTGAGAAAGGTAAGGATGGTACTTCTGTTACAATCACAAATAAAAGCATCACATATCAATTATCTACAAGCGGTACTACTATTCCAACAGGTACTTGGCAGACAAGTCCTCAGACAATTCCAGAAGGACAATATCAATGGACAAAAATATCTGTAACTTATAGTGATGGAAACAAAACAGAATCTTACTCTATCTCTTATCGTGGTAAAAATGGTAGTGATGGAACTTCTGTAAAAACAACTAGCACTTCTGTTAAATATCAAGTCGGTGATAGTGGAACAACAAAACCTACTGGAACATGGCAAAATAGTGTACCTACTGTTGCTCAAGGAAAATATTTATGGACACAGACGATCGTTAATTATTCAGATGGAAATTCAACTGAATCATACAGCGTATCTTATAGAGGAATTGATGGTAGCAATGGAGTAAATGGTATGAATGCTGCCACGATTTATTTATATCAAAGAGCAACTTCTACTCCTAGCAAACCTAGTAATACATTGACATATACGTTCTCTACAACAAAAATCACTGGTACTTTAAATAATGGTTGGTCTACAGCAATTCCAACAGGTACCGATGCAGTATATGTTACTGTTGCTTCTGTTTCTAGTAAAAACGATACAACTACTATTGCTACCTCTGCTTGGTCTGCACCTGTAGTTTTGGCACAGAATGGTAAATCTGGCAGTGATGGTAAGGCAGGATTAAATGTTGCAACGATTTACTTATATCAAAGAGCGACAAGTAAACCAAGTAAACCTTCTGCGAGTGTAACTTATACATTTAGCACTGGCATGGCAAGTGGACTTAATAATGGATGGACTCAGGAGATTCCTGATGGCACTAATCCATTATATGTTACTTTAGCGACTGCATCTTCTAATACCGCAACAGATACCATTTTAAGTTCTGAGTGGAGTGATGTTGTTGTGATGGCACAGAATGGTGAAGACGGTCAAGACGGTATCTCTCCAAAAGTATCTCTTTCAAAAACAGGAGATACAACAACAATCTCTATTATAGATGCAACGGGAACTCATACGCAAACCGTCAAAGATGGAACAAACGGAACACCTGGCGCAGCTGGTAAAGATGGTAAGACAAGTTACTTTCATGTGAAATACAGCAACGATGGTGGAAAAACTTTTACTGGAAATTCTGGTGAAGATACTGGAATTTACATGGGAAGTTACACTGATTATACTGATGGTGATTCTACTGATGTTAGTAAATATACTTGGGTTAGAGTTGAAGGTGAGGATGGTGCAGGGTTCCATTGGAATCTTGTTAAAGGAACAGATACCCCTAAAGAGTTCCAGCCATATAGTGGCGTAAATGTAGGATGTACATTTTATGAGATTGATTTTAGAGATAAAACTATTAATTCAGACGATAAATTTGCAATATCTTTTGATTTTGAATGGACTCAGTTTACACAAAATAATAACGGAACTTTCGATTGGTGGTTTCAAGGTGCCGTCAATAAAAGTTGGGATGAAGGTAATCCGTTTACCTATATTGTCGGTCAAGTTGTCAAAAAAAATATGTCAAAAATCACAGATGGTGCAGGTTCCTACCATGTAGAATGCTGTACTTCTGGCATAGAATCAAAACTTTATGATTTTGGAGTTCGATTTGATAATTCAGATGGTACTGGAAAAGTTAAAATTAGCAACTTTAAACTTGAAGAGGGAGATAAACCTTCACCTTGGTGTACAACATATGAAGAGACTCTCGCCAAAAACCTCATAATAACACCTTCATCTCAATACTTTAAATCTACAGACGGTGGTAAAACATTTGCACCAAACGCAATCACAATTAAACCTACTATTCAAGGAGAAATCAGTTTTGGTAAATGGCAGTATTCTATTGATGGTGGAGTTAGCTTCGCTGATGTTATGAGTGGGCAGAAAGGCTTGATGATCAGTAATAATGTGTTGACTGTTAGCAAAGATAGTAGTTTATACAGTGATGCTGTTACTATGGTTACTTTCAGAGCTGTGGCTAGTGATAGTAGTTTTTATGATACGTGTAGTATTGCTAAGATTTATGATGTGAGTGATATTGGTGATGGTAGGAATTTACTTTGGAATAGTAATTTTGCTAAGACCGATGAAACTATCAATACAAGCACTTATACTACATGGGGATTAATTTTAAGAGGGAGCACATATACAGCAACGATTGATACATCTGTTAAACATAATAATTTCAACACATTAAAAGTTATTGGAACTAAAGCTGGTGAAAACGGTGGACAAGACTTAATCTATCGAATCAAAGGATTGAATTTAGACGAAGTAAAATTCACAGAAATAGACGTGAAATATACTTTGTCTTTTTACGCAAAAGCATCTATAGCTTGTAATTTTAGTGCAAGATATTCTTATGATTCTTACGCCAAAGATACAAATGTTGCACTGAGTACAGATTGGAAAAGATATGAAATTCAAATGCATCCAACCACAGCTTCATACCAGACTTCCTTAATATTTAAAATGGATGCCGCTTCTACTGTTTGGTTTTCTGAGTTTAAGCTTGAAAAAGGCTCTTCTGCGACAGGATATTCTACTGCTCCAGAGGATCTTCAAACAGCGATTTTATCTACCAAATCAGAGATCTCTGATGTGAGTTTAAAGGTGGATAAAAACAAGCAAGCCATTGAGCAAAGAGTGGAAAAGACTACTTATCAGCAAGATTTAAACTTGGTCAAGGGCGATATTAGTAAAGCGAATGAAGGACTAAATAAGTGGAGATATGAAATTTATCCTAAGAGTTTGTTTACAAGTGAATATCAGAGTAAGTATACGATGGACGTGTTTGCCAAGAATAAAAATTTAACTCCTAGTCAAAGTGTTTTATTGGACGATGCAAGTTTGTCAACAGGTATGAATTATGGAGATTCGTATATTGCTTATGGACTTACTTTTATTAAAATGTCCGCAGCGAAATCTGTCACGACTACCTTGTATAATGACGATGGAGCAAGTTTTTATGTAAATGGAAAACAAATAATTTCTAATCGTGGATCTTATACCGCTGGTGTATCTATTACATTTAATCTTACTAAAGGATGGAATTGTTTAGAAATTGTTTTGAACGAAATTGATGGTAGAGAGGGATTTAAATTTGCTCAAACACTGTCTAAATTGAGTGAATGTCAACTCATGAATTGTTACTACGGTACTCCTGTCGCTAGACAATCTCACATTACGAATCAGCTAGTCCAGAACACTACTGATATTGATGGTGTTAGCGGTAGTGTGCAAAAAGTTATGAGCACTGTTGGTGGCTCTGGTAAGATTGATGAGTTTGTAAATAATTATTCTACATGGAAAAAGAAAGTCGATGGTATTGAGACTAGAGTTGGCGAAACTTATACGACTAAAAGTGATTTTAATGGATTGGAGATTGGTGGAAAGAATTTACTAACCAAAGACGATTGTGATATGTCTAAATGGCAAAATTTATATCCAGCCCATTGTAAAGTTACAAATAACGATTACTCAAATCACATAGATTATGTTCCTACAGGTGGAGAATGGGAAATTATTTACAAGGAAATCTCAGTTACAAAAGGACAAAAATATATTCTGTCTTTTGATTATAAAGTTAACAAAGCCTACAACTATCTTAGCGGACAAAAATATGGTGTATATTTATCAACATCTATGCCAACAAACGCAGCACCTACAAATATCATTACAGATGGACAATATGTTATAGAAAACACAGTTACAGGTCTTAAGCGTGGCGTAATCACTTTTACTGCCCCTATTGACACACTCTATATTGTAATTAATGGCGGTTGCATAGATGACAACCAGACTGGATTAAGTTTTGAATTTAATAAATGGAAGCTTGAAAAAGGCAACAAAGCAACCGATTGGACACCAGCATTTGAAGACAATGAAATTAATGGTCAGAACTTAGTAAGTAATCTGCCTTCTAATTGGGAACAAGGTGGAATTAATGGTGGACAAGCCGTGGGTTCTACATATGCTTCTATTAAATCTTCAACCACTTATCGAATTCGCATTAAAGACATATTTTCCGTATCTTACAACATAACTATTAGTGCTGGTGGTACAACAACAAATTCAGCAAAGGAAATTTTATCATTTTACGGAACATTGTATGATACAAAAAAAGGTTTACTTCGTGAAACTGGTTGGAAATCATTTCCTAGTACAATTAATTGTGGTGATGCCAAATATATGTCTATCATCTTACGATGGGGAGACGGCACAAAAACACAAATTACTCCTTCCGACATTTCACAAATCTGTCTAAAGATCGAACGTGGTACTTCTGCTACACCATTCACGCTTGCGCCTGAGGACATTAACGGAAAGATCGTAAATGTGGAAACTATTGCTAATCAGACCGCTAAGAAGTTTGAGTGGATTGTTAAGGGTGAAAGTACATCAAGTAATTTAGTATTAACAGACAATGCTTTGACTGCTATTGCTAATAATATTAATTTGACTGGGAAAGTTACTTTTAGTTGGTTGAATAATGAAACTCAAAAGAAAATTACTGATGCAAATACATGGGTAACTAATAATGGTTCATCAACAACGAGCCTTAACTCAATGGTTAAAAAATGGACAGATGGGGCAGTAAGTGATACAACGCAGATTAATGGTGGATGGATTAAAGCGAATACTATTACTGCCAGTAAGATAGCTGTTGGAGATTTTACGAACTATGCAGATATAAATGAATCAAACACATACGGCTTTACAGTAGAAAAAACAGCTGACGGTGTTTGGTTTAGCAAGGATGGCTCAAAACTTGGTAGAGATAATTATATATCTAAGATGTATAGTTGTGAACCTGGGCAAACATTTTATGTAGAATATGATATTTCAAATACGATAAAAGATAGCACAGAATATAAAGCCGCAGGAACTATGCTATTTGGATGTGATGGTACGCAAACTGTAAAATGGTATCAACGAAGAGGCGCTGTTGTTGGTACAGCCGCAGGGACTGTGACGCATATGAGTCAACAACTCACAATGCCAAGTGGTACAAGATTCTTTTATGTAGTATTACAAATTGAAGGACATCCGCCATTTACTGGAACTCTAAAAATTCGAAATCTTTCTGTACGAAAAGCGGTTACGGGTGCAGTTATCGTAGACGGTTCTATCACAGCAGACAAAATCGCAACAGATGCCATTAAATCTCGCAACTACATCTCTTCTGGTGGTACGCAGGGATCATTTTTGAATCTGAGCGATGGTAGTTTTACAAGCCCTAATTTGAGTTGGGATGCAAATGGTAATTTGATTGCCAAGAATGCGAACCTGAGTGGACAGATTACTGCTACGAAAGGTACTGTTGGTGGGTGGAATATTGAGCCCGATGCATTGTATAAAGGAAAGGGTAACTTTTCGGCAGGGATACCATCTTATGTAAGAACTAACGCTTGGCACAAAGATGGGTCTGCTTATAAAATAGCGTATTTAAATAAACAGGATGGAGGCATGTTTGATATTTCATCCTTTGGTTCGGGTTCGATTAGTTCATTTACTTCTGGATCATATCTTGCAAACTATCACGATGGTGACGTGAATTTAACCAATATACCAGAATATTACACACAATCATTCGAATTGGGTCAAAACATTGTTATTGCTAAATCTGTATTTAACCCTGAAAAAACTTTAAGCAACTATAGCTCTCAAACATTTCATCCTAACCAAAGACAGATGGTGACGTTGGCAGAAAATAGATTAGAATTTGAGCACGAATACACCGATTATGGAACAACTGATTTTAGCCAACCATATGTTTTATTGTCTTCTATTGCACAAAATGGCGAGGGGATTATATATAGCTCAAATGGACTAACTACCATAACATCAGAATACGGAGTGTATATTAAATCATGGGATACTTCGACATATAAAGCCATAGAAACAGATGGAAGTATTTATAGCAATCAAGAAATCCAGTGTGGTGGTAGCCAAATGAGAATTATTGGTGGTAATTATGGTATTCTCTTAAGAAATGATGGATCTAATTTTTACATTCTATCTACTGATTCTGGAAACCAATGGGGCGGTTGGAATTCTAAAAGACCATTTAGGATAAATTTAGCTAACGGAATCCCTTATTTTGAATATGGAATAATTATCCCAAATGAAAATTATCTTATAGGAAACGGATATCAAATTGCTAGAGGAACGTCGTGGGGTGGTGTATGTATCGGAGATGATAGTAAAGGGCTGAGATTTTATGGTACTTCAATTTGGGCATCACACAGTATTTCTACTTCAGACGAAAATCTTAAAGAGAACTTTACAACTCTTGATCAATACGAAGACTTCTATATGAATTTAAATCCTATAGGGTTCAATTACATCGGAGATTACGATGGCAAGAAAACTCATTTTGGATTTGGTGCCCATAAAACAGAAGACCTCTTAGAATCCGAAGGATATGATGCTGATAAATTTGCTGTCGTGACACACAGACCACTTGTGCAAGAAGATATTGAAAAGCGTTTTGGCAAAGATGTTGAAGTCGATATTGAAACGGAATATGGTATTTCTTATACAGAATTTATTGCATTAAATACCCATATGATTCAAAAGACACGAAGAGAACTTACCAAAGTCAAACAAGAGAAAGCCAACCTAGAAGCTCGCTTGCAAGCAATCGAAGTAAAGCTTGGACTTTAAGAACGGACAAACAACTAAATAAAACATAAATTTGATCGTACATAGAGCAGTTTTCGGACTGCTCTTTTTGTATGCTCAAAAACAGAAAGAAAGGTGAAATACATATGGTATACACAGTTAAATTAGATAGTTCTGACGACAAAGTATTTAATCTTATGCAGTTTAATTCTATGACTTTTGATATGGAATGTAAACTTGTCGTTTGCACAGATGATCTAAAAACGGTTAAATCAGCATTTACAAATTTTAAAACATTAGACATCTACAGAGATGATGTGCAGATTGCAACCTATACATGTTTTAACAATTATAAAGAAATCTCTTTACAGCAAGGATTATATAACAACACAAATGGAGAATGGGAAGATGCGCTGATCGTATCTCTTACAAGAGCAAATATTGTAGAACAGGTACAGCGACTTGATGAAAAAGTCAATCAGGTTGTTGATATTAATACCTTGACCCTTGACGAGTACAAGAACTATTTACAGGAGAAAAACAAAGCTGCTCTCGCTGAGTTCTTAGCAAGTCAGAGTGTAGAATTCAATGGTAAGCCTTATGGAGTATCTGAAGAAGATCAGAATGAAATGGCTCTGAACTTTATGCAATATCAAGCTCTTACTACTGCTGGTCAGCAAGTAACTCTTGAATGGCATAGTAAGAAGAGTGCGTGTGAAACATTCACTGCTGAGGAATTTGTGCAATTAACAGCAATGATCAAAGCATTTATCTATCCTTATTTCCAACAGATGAATGTAACAAAAGCGCAAATTTTCAGTTCTACTAGCAAAGAAGAATTGGACAAGATTGAAATTAAATATGAAGTAATTCCTGTGCAATCAACAGAACCTACTACTCCTTCAGAGGGAAAAAATTCAGTTACGACTGATAAGACAGATGAAACAGGAAAAGATTCAGTTACGACTGAAGAATAATTAATTTAACAGAGAAAAGGAGAATGAATATGGAAATGACAAATATGCAGGCAGATATGATCTTAGGACAGTTAAATACAATTTATGCATTCCTTATGAAAAACAGTGAATTAGTACCATGTACTTTAAGTGCTGGGCTTGCCAAAAATATTAGAAAGATTCAAGGAGAGCTGAAGGAATATTTTGAAGAAAAACATAAACTCTTACAGAAATATGATATCACTACTGATGCCCAGATCAATAGCACAGAGAACGGACAGAAATTCTTAGCAGAGTTTGATCCTTTAAGCATGGAAAACTCAGGGGTTGAGTTCCATAAGATGAGAATGACTTTTAGCGAAGTTTGTGATGTTATTGAGAATTGTCAAGGAATTCTTGAGGGAGACATCATGATTTTACAGCTTATTTGTAAAGATGAAAGTGAGAACGAAGATCAAAAAGAAGGTGAATAAATAGAATGTTACATGTGAAGAAATCATGTAAATATCTTGTCCTATTTTTCATTGGGGCATTTGCTTATTGTGGAATTGAGATCATCTGGAGAGGATACACGCACTGGACAATGGGAGTGTTAGGCGGTACTTGCTTCATTCTTATTGGACTGATCAATAACAGTCGCTTCTTCTACCATCTTATGCCCTTTCGTGAGCAAATGGTTCTCGGAGGATTGATTGTTACTGTAATGGAATTCATAGCAGGCTGTATTTTAAATTTATGGTTAGGTTTAGGCATTTGGGACTATTCTCAGATGCCTTTTAATCTGTGTGGGCAGATTTGCTTACCTTATACAATCTTATGGATTCTACTGAGTGCCGTGTGTATCGTTGTTGATGATTGGTTGAGATATTTATTATTTGGAGAAGAAAAACCAGAATATGTTTGGTGATTTTAGTTGAGAAAGAGGAGTGATTTTATGTATTAGGAAGGTAAAAGACATGAGTGAATTAGAAACAATTGTAAAATTTTTATCTCAACATGGGAGTGCATTGATAGTTTTTATCTTTGCACTTCTGTTGTTTTTAGATAAATTTTTTGGCACTGTAAGTAACCTGATTGAAAGATTTGGGATTGAAACAAAAGCAACTCTTGAACGCAAGCATCAGAAAGAAGTTATTGAAAAGCAGGAAGAGATAATCCGACAACATACTAAAACATTAGCCAAGCTAACAGAGATACTTGACAACCAGAATAAGAATGTTCAAGAGATCAAGAAAATGGTTAGCGAACAGGCAGAAATGTTAAGTGAACAAAGGGTCAATATGAATAGATTATTCCAACACACTGCTGAATTAGCTCAGAAGCTAGATGATGCCTGTGGCACAGATACAGCATTAGTGAATGGAGTTGCTGCGTTATTGAGAGATAGGATCAAACAGGCTCATAAATACTATAAAGATAAGGGTGGAATCTCGCCTACGGGTTTAGAGAATATCGAAGCCATTTATGTAGTATATCACGATCAGTTACATCAAAATGGTGTCGGAGAAAAAATGTATAACGAAATCAAAGCATTGCCTATCAAGAACGAAGAATCATTCTGATAGGTCTTTTTAATTGCAAAGGAGGATTGCATTATGAACAAATTTAAAGAATTTTTAGCAAGCATTAATTGGACTGAAGTTAAACCACATACTGTTGTGAGCTTGATTTTACAGGTGTTAGCGTGGATCAATATGGGATTAACTGCGGCAGGTAAACCAGTAATTGATGTGCATGAAGATGTGATTAACCAGATTGTAGGTTGGGTATTTGTATTTGGTACTTCTGCTTATGGCAACTGGAAGAATCATAGCTTTACTTGGTTTGCACAAACAGGAGATAAGATTGCTTACGCATTACGTGATGGTAGATTAACTGCCGATGAAATTGATCAGATCATGGAAAAGGTTGCAGATAAAGACGTAATTGTAAAAGTTGATAAAGATTTATTTGAGAAAGAATTAGACGATGTCGCAGAAGGTAAAGAGTCTGACGACATTGTTGGATAATTTGCTAAGTGATGAATTAGTAATTGAATAATTAGTTGTTGGGCAGTCGCTGTTATGGTGACTGCTCTTTTTAGATAAAAGAAAGGAAGTTTGATATTTATGGCATTAAAATTTAAAACAAGAACGGCAAAGAGCGTGAGTTACGGAAGTAAACGTAGCACAAGTTCTATTAAGTTTATTGTAATCCATTTCACAGGGAATGACGGAGATTCCGCTAAGAACAATGCAGATTATTTTGCCACTGGTAATACGAGAACTGCTGGGGCACACTATTTCATTGATGAGGGAGATATTGTATGGAAATCTGTTCCTGTTAATCGAGTAGCATGGGCAGTTGGAGGATTTGTTACAGATGCTAACGGAAGTGCAAAATTTTATAAGATTTGTACTAATGCAAACAGTTTAAGTATCGAAATGGCTAATTCTGTAGGAAGTGTTCCTAAGGCAACATATAAAAATGCTGTTAGTTTAACTAAAAAACTTATGAAGAAACATAATGTTCCTGCCAGTCATGTTTTAAGGCATAGTGATGTATCGGGGAAACAGTGTCCAGAACCTTGGTGTGGAAAAAATAATAAACAGTGGGCTAAATTCAAAGCAGACATTTCTGGTTCTACAGTAGTAAAACCAAAAGCATCTTCTAAGTTCAAATCTTACAAAGTGAAAGTAACTGCTTCTGCTCTTAATGTACGTAAGTCTCCATCTACAACGGCTGCTATTGTCAGAGACGCTTATAAGAAAGGCACAACAGTTACAATCAAAGCTGTTAAGAATGGTTGGGGTAAAACTAAAGATGGTTGGATTAAACTGTCTTACACAAAGAAATGCTAAGGGATATGAAAAGACACAAGAAACAGTTATGATTAATTTGGCAATTAGTCGGTATTTTCTTTATTAGTTTTCTTTGTTAGTGATAAAGAAATCGCTCTTAATGATTGTGGTTCAGGGGAGCAATCAAGTTTGTATTTTTTACAACGGGGCAATGCGAGGAAGCAGATTGAGCTGGCAATGAAAATTGTGTTTGTATCCTTGCCTGAATTTAAAAGCAAACATTATAATTTGACAAAGAGACTCTGGATAGGATATTCGGAGTATTATTAAAATTTTAGGGTACATCAGATTAATTTCTGGTGTACCCTATTTTTTACGATTTTAGAACAATGAGTTTTGCTGTTCAAGTGCAGTTAATAATGCACCCATTGTCATTGGTTTGATCTTTTCTCCATCTTGAAGTTCTGATTGGTCTATTGGAGAATCTTCATTAATGAAGTCGTAATTTGTGTAAACTGTTACTCCGTCAATCTCTTTGCACCAAACTGCTACAATATAGTCATTTCCAAATTCTAAAATATCTTGCTTTAGATCCGCTATAAGCTCTAAGCTTTCATAGATAATATGAGTGTCATTTTGATTAATTAATGCCATATTGTTTCTCCGTTCTGATACTTTACGCTTGTATGGTGTAACTTCTCTTCCATGTAGGGACTTTCTCAGATGCATATTGTGCGCCCATAATATAATTCAAATAATCTTCATCAACTTTTGCGATTTTCCTTTTCATGTGATCGTCATTATATGAAAATGCATAAAGCATCATCCCGTGTAAAATCTTATCACCAGGGAATACATGTTGTGATGATTCATGTCTCATAAACCTATTGGCTTTTTGATATTCATTCATAACATTTTTGCGAATGTTGGTCATGCATGTCATATTTGCATGTTGTTCGATAGATGTTAGAATCATAGGATATGGTTTCTTTAAGCGTGTGCTGATTAATTGAAAAGCACAATTCAAAAAACCGAGAGACCATAATACTTTCTCTCGGTCTGTTGCTTCTGGTTCCTCATCAATCTTACCGCCCAACTTCATGTGTTCGTAAAATTCATCTCTTTCTTTTTTATCTGAATAAAACATTGTATAACTCCTTTTCTGTGTGAATTGACAGTTATACGCCTTGCGTTACGGTTTAAATTAAGAAATAAATTAATTTCATTTCTTTTATAGGTTTCAAAACATCCTATGTTACGGTTTAATTAAAGAAAAGTAATATTACCTCTTCTTATATAAATTTCAAAACACAATGTGTTGTGGTTGATAAAATTGTAGTTTTATGTGTAAAAACAACCCATATGAAAATGTCATTTTTTGCTTATTTTACTCATAAAATTAACATTACACTATGACGCTATTACTTTAAAAATATTATTAATATATTTTAGATTCCAATATAGATCAATTAAATATGTGGGTTGCTTTCTTTATAATCATATTAACACCAGAAATAATACATGTCAATATAATTTATTCTACTCTACACATGTCATCTATTTCATGCTCGGACAGATATAAAGGCATCCCACATTTCTCGTCAAAGAATGAAAGGACGTATTCTGTAGAATCAATTCTAGCTCCATATAGGGCTGTTTTTATAGGCGTCTGAGAGTCGATTTCTGTAAGTTGTACTGTGTCACCTATATGGAATAATCCACACTCTGTATTGAGTGTCTGAGTGCTTTCGTTGTATTCGTATATTCTCATTGTGTATCTCCTTATCTGTTCAAGTAACTCTGTGATCGTAATAAGTCTGCATATTCTCCGCAGATATACCATGTGCCAGATGATGGAATGTATTTTAGTATCTTTGTCTTAGTAGAAATGTTAAATCGTTCTAACACTTCTATTCTGCTTTTGTAATATTCTACTTCACGCTCTTGCCTTGCTGAGTTGGTTTCTTTTCTAGTACCCTGTAGAAGTAGTTCTCTGATGTGGAATTTTTGAAGCTTACCATAAGAATCTAACATAGACATCCAAATGTCTGGCGGTGTGTCTCCTGAGACGTTTACTCTCTTAGTAGCTTTTGGAATGTTTGTTGTATTATACATTTTATTTCACCTCTTGAGTATTATAGCACGAACGTGTGTTTGGTGTAAAGAGAGTTTTGATTTATGAGCATACGAAAATATTCTTTGGATGTATTGTAAGAATACTTTAGTATAACCATAATTTTGTACTATAATTCAGATCCTTTTCCAAGTTATAAAGTTGACTCCAAAGTTGACCCCTTTGAAAATTTTTGACTCCTTTTTGACTCCTTTTACGCATTAAAATACATCAAAATACATTAAAATATATGAAATCAAATGTTAAACAAAACTGCTCGGAGGGAAGCTGTACTTCCCGTATTTCCTAGCAATTTCAAGCTTTTTACTGTATTTTTGACTCCTCTAAGGTTATCTTATAGTTATAGGATATCCCTATAACCAGAGTCGTCACCCATAGCTTTATACTTTTTG